CATGGTGGTGGTAAGCGATGTAATGAACCTGGTTGTGGATCTAGTGCTGCGGGTAAAAGTGATAAATGTAAAAAACATGGTGGTGGTAAGCGATGTAATGAACCTGGTTGTGGATCTAGTGCTAGATGTAAAAGTGATAAATGTATATCACATGGTGGTGGTAAGCGATGTCCTAATTGTATTGATTGGATTGATTCAAGAGGTGGAACAAGTAAATATGATGGTTATTGCGCTACATGTTTTAAACAGGTCTTTCCAGAAGATGAAAGATCTAAAGTTGTATATTCACACACAAAAGAAATTCGCGTTAGAAATGTTATTAACAATAAGTTTATAGGTTTTATTCACGATAGACCATTATATACAGGAAATTGTGATTGTACCCATAGAAGGCGTATAGATCATAGAAAGTTAATAGGAAATACAATTTTATCTATTGAAACTGATGAGTTTGGTCATAGTGGTTATGACAAAAAAGATGAAGAAATTAGGTATGATGATTTGTATATGATTCATAGTGGTAAATGGATATTTATTAGGTTTAATCCAGATGGTGATAAGAAAATTGATATGGAAGATAAGTTAGAACAGCTTATTGATACAATAGAAGAACAAGTAGAAAGAATTGAAAATGAAGAAAACATTGGACTTTTAGAAATAATAAAGTTGTATTAAAATTTTATATAAATTTATTTATATAAAAATATGTCAAAGATTGATTTTTCAATAGGAAAAGCTATTATGCTTTCAAGTATTCAGGTTGCATTTGGCCTTTAAATCAGCTGCAAAGAAATATAATTTACAAGAACCTAAATTATTCCAAAGTATTGTTTGATTTATTCAAAAGTCTTTTTATATAATTTGCATTCCATAATACACCGTCTCCTAATACTGTTGTTATACATAAAAACATAAATCCTAATACAATATACCATTTTGCATCTATATCTTCGATAGATCCGGCCAATAATAATATAGAACATATAGCTGTAATTATAAGAGATAATACAATAAGCCATTCAACCTTGTAATAAACAGCAAATGTCCAAGCTATTGAGCTTAAAAAGAATATGGAAATAGTGGTAAATAAAACATATTCGTTAGCCATAATTCCTGTTTTTGGTTGTGTTTTAAACCAAGCGACTACACCAACTACAAATCCAATTGCTGCGAATATTTGAAATATGCTTAACATTTTTGTAATATCGCTATTTATTCCAAACCATAATGGATGTGTAAAGTAACTATTTGAATGTATTTTTCCTAAAATGATATAATATGATAATAATACGGATAATCCTAATATAGCGAGTATGATTATTAGAGTTAATTTCATTATTTATTAATAAAAATGAAATTAAATTAAGAAAATAAAATTAATAATAAAATGACGATTCATAGTTGCCCTGATAATTGTTGTAAAATTAATGTAAATCCTTATAAAAAGGACGATTTTATGTTTCAAAAACCTAGAAGAATAAGAAGAAAAGCTGGAGTTTTTATATATGATCCAAAACAACAAAAAGTATTATTAGTACAATCTAGAGGTAAATTTTGGGGATGCCCAAAAGGTACTGTAAATTTTGGAGAAACAGAAAGAGCTGGAGCTATTAGAGAATTAAGAGAAGAAACAGGAATTAATATGTTAGAATCTTCATTAGATGATAAACATATGACAAAAATTAGAAATAATGCTATATATTATTATATAGAAATGGATGAGTGTGATGTTAAACCACTTGAACAAGTAGATGATAATGATGTAAACGGATTTGCTTGGATAAATGTGAATTGTCTGCAGAAAATTATAGATAATGGCAATATATCATTAAATAATCATATGATTATTCTTATTCGTAAATTTTTAAAGAAGAATTTGGTTCAGAATAATTTCACTGAAATAAAGATTACACATAAGAAATAAATCAAGCTAATTTTTTAACAGCTAATATAATTAGTAAAAACATTATCAAGAACAATAAAAATGTAGACATGTTCTCAAATACCCGATTTTTATGTCTATATTTTTTTGATTTGTTAGATTCGTTAGATTTGTTAGATTCGTTAGATTCGTTAGATTCGTTAGATTCGTTAGAATCGTTAGAATTTAGACAAGGTAGGTCTGAAGCATAAGTATTTATAAAAGAGTCTTTTTTTGGGGTTGGATATACTGTTGGTGTTTGAACAAACATATTACCTTCTTTTCCAACTTTTGGATAACCATACCAGAAAGCTTCAAGAGTGACTACATAAAATCCAGTTTCTGTGTCAAAATTTGGTCTACAGCTTGGCATATTAGAACTTTTATCTACTACACCCCAAATATATTTTCCGTCATATATTGTACCAGTGTTATCAATTTGTAATAGGATTCTGAAATTATTTTCTCTTAAAAAATCTAATAATTTTGTGTCTGGTTTTATGTATATCATGGGTGTTGGTCTATCATTGATAGCAGTCATTACTGCATCCCATCTATATATTTTATAAGTGTTTAGAGACATTTTTTATTATCAATAAGAATAAAAATTTAAAGATAAATAAACATTGTCTTAAAATAAATGACAAGTATTCAAGGAGATATACACGAAATAAATCAGATAGATACAGAAATGAAAGAACTTAGAAGAAAATTATCTGTACTTCGTCAACAAAAAACAAAAGCCGAAGATAGAATAAATCAATTTTTACAAGAGAAGGATCAACCTGGAGTAAAATATAAGGGAATGGCTATAACTCTTGAAGAAAAGAAAAAACGTGTTTATAAAGACAAAAAATCTAAAGAAACTGATGGAATTAATGTTCTCAAAAGATATGGAATTGATAACTCTAAAGAAGTTTTGTCTGAATTATTAGATGCTATACGTGGAGAGGTAGAAACTTCATCTGTTGTAAAAGTAAGAAATCTAAAAAAGTAGATTTAAAAATTAAATTTAAAAATGAAATTTAATTAAATTTTCATATTTAATAATTTATAAATGAGCAATACAAGCCAAATTCAGATTTACCCTGATTATTATTCTTCTATTCAAGAATGCATCAATTCAAAGTATAAAAGTGCTCAAACTAACCCAAGATATAGACAATTTAAGCAAACACATTTTACTGCTGGAGATGAACAACAATTTCAAGAATATAGAAATCAAATAAACGGTTCTTTTAATATGAAAAAGTCTTTAAATAAATCTAATATTTTTAAAGATATACCTTTATATAAAATATGGGATGGTTTTACTAATGTAAAAGCTGTATCAGTAATAAATACATTTAGATATCTTTTTCATAAATTTAAGAAGGCTATATTCATAAAAATCAAAGATAATAAGCTATCTGTATTTCTACCGTTTAGTAAAGAAAAGTATGTTAATGAATGGAGTGATAAAATTCATGTAAATCCTTCTTATAAATCTATGAGTGATTTTATTAAACATATAGCAGATCTTGAAGGAATGACTAAGCATTTTAGCGAGAAAAAGATAAACGCATTTATCAATAATTGGTATGCTAATAATTGCCTTATTAGATATGAATTCCCACTTGGAGAGGGTGATTCTGGAGTTTGTCAGGCATCTAATATGTTTCAAGAGCTATGTGAAAAAAGACAACTTCCTGATATAGAATTTTTTGTAAATAGAAGAGATTTTCCTCTTTTAAAACGAGACAAAACTGAGCCTTATCATAACATTTTTGGTAATTATACAACTCCTCTGTTATCTCACAAGTATGACAAATATATGCCAATATTATCAAATATTACAGACGAAACCTATGCAGATATTGCAATTCCTACTTGGGAAGATTGGTGTCGTGTGCAAAGTTTAGAAAGTAAATATTTTGTTGATAATCCTAGGGATTATAAACACAAATTTGATAAAAACTGGGAAGAAAAGAAAAATATAGCGGTATTTCGGGGTGGCTCTACTGGATGTGGTGTCGCTATAGACACGAACATGAGACTTAAAGTTGCTTATTTGAGTACATTACCTGAAAATAAAGAATATCTTGATGCTGGTATTACAAAATGGAATTTACGACCAAGAAAAATAATGACGAGTAAATATTTAGAAACAATCGAAAAGGATAAACTACCTTTTGGTTTAATAGAACAATTAACTCCTGAACAACAATCTGAATACAAGTATATAATTAATATCGATGGGCATGTATCTGCTTTCAGATTGTCTCTTGAATTAAATATGGGATCTGTGATTTTATTAGTGAAATCTAATTGGAAAATCTGGTATTCTTCATTTTTAGTTCCAAATGTACATTATGTACCAATTAAATCTGATTTATCAGATTTGATAGAAAAAATAAAATGGTGTCAGAATAATGATGAAAAATGCAAAGAAATTGCTGAAAATGCGAGAAAATTCTATAATACATATCTAACAAAAGATGGTATTTTAGATTATCTTCAAAAATTGTTATTCAATCTTAAAACTCAGATTGGAAATTATGTATATAATTATAAAACACCGTTACAACTTCAATTAGATTCTGAAAAATTACAGCTTTTAGTTAGAGATTTCCCAAAAGAGATTATAGACTCTAAATCAGACTCTAAATCAGACTTAGATATATATACATGTCCTAATCAACCAAGATCTTTTGGGTTATTAAAAGGATTGGAATATATTATAAGCATGATTTTAGAGAAGCATCCTAAATATCTTAAAGATAAGCTCGGTGATGACACGCAAGTTATATTAGCACAAACAAAGACAAGCACTATTTTAGAATATAAAATAGCTGGTTATGATATGGCAATAAAAAAGACTACAAAAATAGATGAAAATATACATGAGGCATTTATTGGTATTAATTGTATAAACGACTTGATAAAAGATATTCCAAATTTTTCTTATACATTTGGTGTATTTTTGGAAGAAGGTTCAGAATTATTTTTATTAACAGAAAAAATAGAAGGAATTACATTTACAAAGTATCTTGAAAGTCGGGACTTTCGGATTAAAGAGTATTTATTAATTCTTATACAACTTTCTTTAGCACTTCAAGTAGCTCAAATAAGATGTGAGTTTGTTCATTGGGATTTATATGCGTGGAATGTTATAATACAAAAATTACCAGAGAAAAGGACTTTTGATTATCAAATAACTCCAGAAAAGGTAATTCGTATAAAAACTAATATAATTCCAATTATAATAGATTATGGGAAATCTCATGCTGTTTTTAAGAACGAAAAATATGGTTTTATAAATATGTATAAAAAATCAACAATTCAAGATGTATTAACTATCATTATTTCTTCTATATATAAGTTACTTCTTAATGATAAAAGTAGTAATAAATTATCGAAGAAGGATAAAGTGGTTATTGTTGAATTATGTAATTTCTTTACTAATACAAAGTATAAAAAAGTTGCATTTAAACATGTAGGAGAAATATTACATTTTCTTCATACACATCATTCATTCGCAGAGATTATAAGTTCAGATAAATACGAGCTTGAACAAAAAACTCCTATAGATTTCATAAATTATATTATGAATATCGAAGATATAAGTGATTATGAAATAAAGATAGTTGATACATCTCCTAATTTTACTTTAAATGCTGGTGATCCTATACAAGTTTTTGAGTATATTTTATCAAAAACAGAAGCAGAAAAAATAAAAACATTTAAAAGATCATTTAAGCGAGTCAGAACGGATTATAAAGAATATGATAGTATTGATAAACTTTCAAATCTAGAGAATAGAATAACATCTATATATGACTTTTTTAATATTTATATAAAAGAAGTTGATTATGTAGATAAAGAATTATTAGAAAAAATAACAAATAAACACAAGAAAATATTAAATAAGATTAAAGAGAAGATTTTAACACTTAGAGAAAATCAGGCAAAAGTAGAAGAAAAATCAGAAAAATCTCAAGAAATACATGTAGAATATAATGAAGAGAGTTTTTATGATATGGAGAGTGTTTTTTCTTTGATAAAGAAAGCTAAAACTCAGTCTAATTCTAATTGCAATACTCTTATTAAGACATCAAAACTTATAGCATCAACTAACCTAAAAAATATTCTAGATCTTCCACAACCAACTAAAAACTTATATCAATGTATAAGTAAGATGTAGACAAAAAAATCTAAAAATCTACAAAAATCTATTTTTATATTTATTTTAAAATATAAAAACCAAAAAAAATTATTTAGGTTTAGGCCCTGGTCTGGGACCTGGTTGAGGACCTGGTTGAGGACCTGGTTGGGGCCCTGGAACAGGTTTCAAACAATATTGTTCAAACACAATTTGGTTTAATGCATCACCTTGAGCTTTAAGATCTAATTTTCTAACCAATCCAGCCCAGGCATCAGGTGTTTTTACAAAAAAGTTAATAGCACATGCAATTTGGTCGTTTGTGACATTTAAGCCGTTAAACTTAACAATCTGATTTATTAAGTTTGAAACATCCTTTGGATTAGGTCCAGTTGTTGGACTTGGTTGAGGAGTAGGCTGAGGAGTAGGCTGAGGAGTAGGTTTGGGTTTATTTCCAGATAAATGATCAAAAATCTGTTTTAATGCGTTTATTTGTTCAGTTTCTGATAATTGATTAAGTATGGGCCAATATCCATTGTGCATAATAAAGTGTATTGATTTAATTATAACATCGTTAGAAGGATTGAATTTTCCAGCTCTAATAAAACTTTGAATAATTTGTCTTATTTGTGTTTCTTGTACACCTCTGCAGTCAGGAGCTCCCCATGAAGTATAACTTAATAAGTTATCTGTATCTTCTAAAGATCTATATCTCATTGTTCCATCATATACCGGATTTAAGAGAAATAATGAACCCTCATAAAAAGAGGGATATTTAGTCTGGAAGTTCCATGTATCTCGATTTCCTTGTTTTTCTTTAGTATTCTCTTGAAACTGTTTTAAAGTATATTGAGACTTTGTATCAGACTTTGTATCAGACTTTGTATCAGACTTTGTATCAGACTTTGTATCAGATTTAGGAAACACGCCAGTCAAATATAGTATTAAAAATAGAAGTCCTGCTATAAAAATACATACAGCCAGATAAAAAACTTTAGGTATTTGTTCGTGTGGCATTTTTATATTATATAAATTTATTTTCTAATTTTATTTTCTAATTTTATTTTTTATTAATCACTAAAGATAATTTAATTAATTCAGATACTAAAATTTCTTGAGTTTGACCATTGATTTCAACCTGGGCGTATGTATTATTAATTGATCTTATGACTACAGCTTTGTTTTGTATTTCAGATTTGGTTAAACTATTGATATTGTTTATATCAACTCTATCTCCTATTTCTAACATTTTTATTTGAAAGCCTTTTTGTTTTAAATCATTTTTTAGTCTTAATTAACATATAAATAATAAAATGAAAAAAATATTTAATTATATAATTAAATAATATAATGAATCTATTTGGGTTTGGAAAACAAAAAGTTGTTGAGCCGGTAAAGCCAACAATTGATGTAATTACATCATTAAAAAATACAGATCAATTATTATACAAACGTATTCGTCACAACGAACAACTTATTATTAATGGTAGGTTAAAAGCAGTTGAATTGCATAAAACTGGAAATAAGAGAGGCGCATTATTAGAATTAAAAAAATGTAAAATGATTGAAAGTAATTTGGATTCAATGTATGGAATGAAGACAAATTTGGAAAAACAGATATTGACTATATCCAGTATGTTAAATTTACAAGACGTATATTCAGCAATGTCTATAGCTGAATCATCTATTAAACATATTTCAACTAAAGTTAACGTAGATTCTGTTAGTAATATTATGGATGATATTGAAGAAGATAGAGCAAATATATCAGAAGTGTCAGATATACTATCAAGACCTATTGGAGGAGATGATTTTAATGATGATGATCTTCTTCGAGAACTTGAAGATAATACCGAAAAGAAATCTGAAGGAGATATTTTGAAATTATCGGTAATTGCTCCTGTGTCTATTGTTTTACCTGTAGCCCCAACTCATATTCCAAAGATTGATGAATCAACTGAGCAACAACAGTTAATAGAATTGGAAAAACTTATGTTGTCTTCATAACAACATCATATGCGTCTTTTGCATTTAATTGAGATCTTACTTTTTCTATATCTATTTTTAATTTTTTATTTTCATCGCACATATAAAGTGTTGGATTATAAAAAATTTTTCCACATTTATTACAATTATCATCAGGAACATCTCTGCATTTATCTAACCAACTAGGAAATATCAATTGTGTATCGTTCTTAATCTTATATTTTGCTGGCGGTTCTTGTAGAATTTCAAAATTTTCTTCTACATATTTTTCTAGATTTTCATCATCCCCTAAATAATTATCATATAATATATATTCAATTGGTGGTGATCTTAATATAATATCATGTTCTATTGTAGATGATATTAGAACATTACTCATATAGTATTTGAACATATCTGATTTGCATATAAAAAATAGAAAATTTATAAGATGTTCTGATGGATTATCATTAATAACTCGAGTATAAATGTTTCCTATGTCTTTTCCTTTATTTATAATAAATAAAATACCCATATAAATACTCCATATAGCACATAAACGATCTGAACCTTGAAATCCAGTTAGACAACCCATATTTGAAATTGTTATAATTTTAATATCAGGTATAAATTGTTCTAAGAATATTTTTAAAGATGTTGTAATTTGATCATGTTCATATCCACGCTTAGGACCATGAGGTTCTAATATATATGCTTTATTACCAGTAATAATAATTGAATTAGCATGTCCAATATCTTCATTATCAGAAACAAACATCATCCGAAATATTAAAAATCTGTATAGATCTTTATTTTCTTTTAAATATTTTTTTAATAATATATTTGATATAGAACTCATCAAATATCTTTGTCTTAATAGACTAGAAATATTGATTGAAAAACTATTTAAATATTCTTCTGTAAATTCTATTTCTTTCATTGGAATAATAGCATTACCTTCCTGATCAAATTTTATATTTAAATAATAACCCTCAGGTGGCATATGATAATCAGCGTCTAATATTGTGTCTAAACATATTTTTACTGTAGCAGATGGATACATTCGAACAATAGATGCTGCCTTTTCAACCAACCAATAATGATTTATAAATGCTTGCTTCTGTCTATAAAGAATACTATCAACGTCATTTATTTCATCAATAAATGTTTGTGGAATTGCATCTATCATTTTTATATATGAATATAAAAATATTTTAAAATATTTTAAAATATTTAGACTTTGTATTTACATAATTTATTTCTTCTTTGACTTCCTCTTAGATTTCTTCTTTGACTTCCTCTTAGATTTCCTCTTAGATTTCCTCTTAGATTTTCTCTTAGATTTCTTATTTGACTTCCTATTAGATTTCTTATTTGACTTCCTCTTAGATTTCTTATTTGACTTCCTCTTAGATTCTCTTTGCTTTTTTTGTATGCCAATAGTCCATCCTTTACGTAGACAATCAGGTAATGTTCCAAATCTATTGTATTTTTTAGGCACTTTTAATTTAGTTCCGCAATAAAATTTATCTATAGTTATTGGTTCATAATCTTCTGTGTAATCAGTATCAGACTTTCCATTATAATATCCTTGACCAAATCCTTTTCTAAGACATTCATATCTTGTTCCAATTCTTTTAATACCTGATAATACATCTTTTGCTAATTTATTATTTGAACATGAAATATCCATCTTTATTTATAAAAATGATTAAAAAATAATAAATATAATATTATATTTATTATGAATGGAATTGATATTATTTATTATGATCAAGACTGCAATATGAAATTTATAAGTGAACATCAACAATTATGTTCGGATTGTTATAATAATTCTAAGAAAGATCCAATATATCCATATATAACTCTTGCTACAGATCCAAGCTGGATAATTATGGAATATATTAGTTATGATAATATTTCAGAAATATACATAAAATGTTCACATGATAAACAATATGATCACACAGATTATAATGATAAACAATATGAAGAAGTGTATGATCACACAGATTATAATGATAAACAATATGAAGAAGTGTATGATCACACAGATTATAATGATAAACAATATGAAGAAGTGTATGATTACGTATATTATCTCGACAAAATACTTGGTTGATTAATACATAATAATAATTATTATATATTATTTTGGAATTCCATTTATATCAAATCTATTACATTTTAAACATCCAGGATCTCCTTGTAATATTTTATCTGAAACTTTTTTCATAATAAAATAAGATTCATAACTATCAAAAACGCCAAAAAACACCTTAATTTCATTTAAAATTGTTTCGGGTAAGAAAGCTGGGTCAACTAAATCAAGTAATTCCTCATAATAAGAATGAGGATTAGTAAATCCAGCATCTAAATACTTTTGAAATTTTATTTCTAAATATTTTCTAAATACACGGGTTTTTTCTATAAAATTTGAGTGAATAATATCACTCATATACATATTGGTTTTATATACTATATCACGTTCTTCTTCAGCCTGTTCTCTCAATTGTTTTTCATAATTTGCTCTGATATATCCATGTCTAAAATACGATATATACATTGACGATAATAATGTTCTTAAATCGTGTGAATTATTATTGCAAGTTTCTTCTATATTATAATATTGTGGAAATTTTATATCTTTACAACCGTCACATCCTAAATTTACACAAGATTCTCCTAGATCAATTATATAAGGTCTGTAAATTTGATTTTTTATAATATATCCAACATCGATAGTTGTAGATTGAATTCTATTAAACATAATATTTCCAGTGTGAAAATCTCTATGGGTAAATAGCATAATTTGCTGTAATTTTTTCAAATTAAAACTAATCCAAGCAAGTATGCCAAATAGATGTGTAGAAAATAATATATGTAAAATATCATTAAAAGATTCTTCTATTTTTTCCATTCCAGTAATTAATAGTGGTATATTATATGATTTTTCTTCTACCATTTCTGTTGTATATAATACAAATATAGATTTAATTTCAATAAATGGATTTCCAAGTTTAAATATATCTGGAAAATTTTTTATATAACAATATAAAACTACACCTAATAAATTTTCTTCTAATGATTCCATTAATGTTTTATTTTTAAACTGGTCTATAGATTCATTATAAGGACTTTCAATTTCTTGCCCATCGACTATTTTTATTACTGGCATTAGTCTAGGAATTCTTAAAATAATTTCTTCTCTATTCATTGTTCCTTTATATATAATTGAATATGTACCATCCGCTATTTTTTCATACTTTTTTATATTAATGTTATTCCCTATTTTATCTTCAATATTAATTTTTTCTAAATCATCGTAATCAAGAAGAATATTAAACATGTTTTTTAAATTTTCTTTTTTATCTCCTTTAAATCCCAATACATTGTTATAAAGATCAATGAATATATTAAACTTGTCTTGATTATATATTTTTATTGATTGTTGTATACAATCTTTAACAGATTCAAGTATATCTTCCATTTATTTTAAAATAAATTTATATTTTAAAAATATAAATTTATTTTATTTTGCAAACTTTATGTACAATAAAAACAATAATAATAAAAAGAAGATTATATGTTCCTGTTCCAAAATATCTAAGGTATTTAATTGATTTTTCTGGATCACCTGGACATATATTTTTAAGTTTATCTAAACTGGGACTTTCATCGCATTTAGTTTTTGAGTATATCTTTTCCTGACATCCAAGATGCATATTCATAATAATAAAAAATAATACTAAGACTATAGTTAGTGCGGTTAAAGTTATAGCAGAACATCTATATTTTAAGAAGATGATTATTAAAAGTCCAATAAATACAGTAACATCCTTTATGTGATCATAGTAATCTCCAAATTTTGACACGCATTTATATTGTCTTGCAAAATACCCATCCATACAGTCAAAAAAGTATGAAATAGAGTATGAAATCATAAAAAGGTATATAGAACCTTTATATAGAAAGAAAATAGATAGTAATCCAAATATTAAAGATAATGTAGTAATACCATTAGCGTTAAAGCCAAGTTTATAAAAAGTAGGTGAAACTGCTTCTATAATATCTAATAAAACATTATCTATAGGATTTTCATATTTTCTTTCAATCTTACGCATATTTATTAAATAAATTTTATTTAATAAATATTTAATTTTTAATTATCCGCTTTTACAAATCCTGGTGGTAATATTGGAGAATCAGGTCCAAATATGCCACTTGGATTATTACACCTAATATTATCCCATGTATCTGGATTAAAATCAACATTTGCATAATATGTTGGAACAACACAACCATATCTAAATTGATCAGCTAAAACTGGACAATTATCTGTTTCGCATTTTTTATTATGATCAACATATGAATTCTGTCCAAAAGTATTTTTACAATATTGATCTTGACTATCCCAACCTATGTTACTTCCCCATAAACAAGATGAGCTAATTGTTATTGGTTTATCTGTAAATAATTTTTTACTACAATCTCCAGCAGGTCCTCTGTCAGGTTTGCATTCAACACACATTTGATCTACACCATCCTGCCATCCAGTATTAAAATTATTATCATCATTACCAAGACAAGCACACTTATTTAAATTTGGATCATTTGTATCTTTTGTTAAAATACAATTTGGTGCTTTACAATGATCTTCATTACACATATTTGTGACATGATTTGGTTTAGAATCTTTATACCATAATCCTTTACCTTTTTCTACACATATTGGTACTCCATTTTTATCTATTATTTTTTCTTGTCCATCAACACAACTGCATATTCCATTTTCAGGAGGACCATCATTTGCATTCCATTGAAATCCTTGACCACCATTACAAACATTTGGATTAAGTTTTGAACAACTTTCACCTCCAGCATAATTAGGGTACATACATAAACAATCCCATTCCATTCTATCAGGATTTGTCCATCCACTCCATACAGGTAATCCTCCGTATTGTGTATTACATTTCATTTCAGCTTTAGCCAATGCACATACCTTTTTAGTATTACCATAATTTTTATTATTTACTTTTATTTCAATACATTTCATTTCTTCTCCTTGTGAAGATTCTACACAATTCGAGGAACAATCATTATCTGTTGAACACTCAACAACTTGAGAAGTACACTTTTTATTATTAATACCTGTTCCTGGATTTACATTTATAGGTATATTTGTCGGTTTTACTATAAATCCTATCAAAGAAAATAATAATAATGCTATAACTATTAGAAATAATATTATATATATAATCATATTTACTTTATTATTAATTATAAAATTATTTTTATTTAATAAAGTATGTCATATAATTTCTTTTTACGAACATTTGTTATTTTACTTGCAATAGCAACAGCTTATGTAATATATAGAGGAATTATAGATCCCCATATTTTAAATCCTCTCTGTTTGACAGATAGTAATAATTGTGTCCAACTTTCATATTATAAATATAATAATTCAATATTAGTTAATATGCAACCAACTGGATTTTGGGTATGGTATAATGGTAATAAAGCTTTCCTATATGGGCAAAATACAGGAAATGTATGTAATGATCCAAATTTTGAGACAGCATATGTTATAGATAAATCTGGAGTCACAAATGGTTACGAGTGCATAAATAAACTTGATCTTGTTAAAAATTATTATTCATCTCGAGGAGAACAGCAATTTGTTTATATAAGAACTGAAACAGATGTAAATAATTTTAATGTTTATGATGTATTAAATTATTTTAACGATAAAAATATTATTAAAATAAATTAATAATTATAAATAAATGATATATCTAATATTATCAATATTTATTTTTTTATTAACAATAATAATTGCTATAGTAATACTTACTCAAAAGAAAAATGTTTTATCAGACACTTGTTCCTCTGATAGTGACTGTCCATCCGGAAAAATATGTATATTTTCAAAAGACTATAATAAAAATATCTGTGCTGATAAAGGAAAACAAACATGTTCTTTAGAAAGTGATTCATTATTAACATGTAAACTTGATTCAAATACTTGTGATTCATGTATCAATGAACCACCATTTAAATGCGTTGAAGTTTCAAAAGATAAACCTTATATTTGGAAACAGGGAGATAAAATAATAAATATTCCATCTTCGCCTACAGGTAGTGGATGGTGTCTACCTGCAATTTCAGATACTTCCAAAACATGCAATAAATTTACATCAGATACAATATTAATTAAAAAAGATGATAAAAATTACGAATGGGGTTGTAGTTGTAAAACAAATCTATTTGATCATAAAGATTCCCCTGATTCTGATTGTGTATTAGAACTTGCTTGTAATCATAATGCTGGAGATAGTAGTGCAGGATCTATATACGTATTAAATCCTGAAAATAAAGTTTGCAGTTCTAATAAAGATTGCAATAATGGAGATGTATGTTGGAATAAAAATAATATATCGTCTTTAGGAGCAACAGGATATTGTTATACAGATTGGTTGAATAGCAATAAAACAAATCCTACAGATGGATTCTGTAAATGTGAAACTGGATATATATCACGTAAAATTAAAATAACAGATAATAATTATGACATGCAATGTGTAAAAGATCAATGTATTGGAGGAAAAACTGATATAAACGATAAAAATAAATGTATTTGCGATACTGGATATATAAATTGTAATATTATACAAGATCCTGAAATACAAGCACAATGTGCACAACAACAATATTGTTTACCAGACCCTTGTTTGCCAGGAATATATAATACAAAAGATCGTGTATGTGATAATTGCCCTTCTGGAACATCAAGTAAACCTGGCAATGATCCTTCTTCAATAATAGGTACATCTTGTATAAATCGATGTGCTAATAATGGAACATGTGGTCCTTTTGGTACATGTATTGTTGATGCAACAGAAAAAAATGGGTATAAATGTAATTGTATATGTCCTTATAGAGGAGATAATTGTGAAATGATGACCAATCTAAGATGTAAAGGTGATCATTGTGATTACGATACTGATTGTGTATCTGGTAAATGTAATATATCTTTCTGGTCGGATAATTGTGCATAATTAGGAACATCTTACATTACCGTCAGTAGTATTTAATGTAGAATTATTTGAACAACAAACTGTTGGACTTATTTCAGATTCTTTATGTGTCCATCCATAATGATGTGGACATACATTATCTATACATTCTCCATCATAATGAATGGACCAGATACCCTGATCTATAACCGTATTCGTAGTAGCACATTTTTCATTACAAGTAGCACCTCTCCACCCATCTTTACAATCACATTTACGTATATTATCATTACCTGGATATACTTGTACGCATGGATTATCAGGAATATTTGTATTTTGTTTATTACAACCAGGACATTTATCTTCACATTCTAATCCAAAAGGATTTTTTGGATTAAAACATTGAGTAGGTTTTTTATTATCAAGAGGATTAGCATAATCACTTCCGCATTCTACCTGATTTATACCAGAACCACAAGGATTTTGTGGAGAAGCACATGTATTAAAAAATGGAGAATTTTCATTTTTTACTAATTCTAAACCACTATCTACACAATCACATGTCATAGTTCCATTATCATTTACTTTTACTAACACTCCTATTTTATCATTTGTTCCGTAATCATTTGCAGAATTACAACCATCTAAATGACACTTATATGGATCATTAGGATAATTTGCTAATAATCCACATGAACATTTAAAATAAGGTTTTCCTTGTGCATTAGAACTATAAGGACTATATTGTAATGCTTTTAATACATTATCATCTTTAGATAGAGGATCCCATGGTGTATTTAAAGGTATTCCTAAATCTGTAACTGCCTCTGGAGTTGATACTAATTTAGAAGATGATTGATCTAAAACAGTATTTGTATTTTTACAAGCAATAAGAGTATTACATCCACCTTTTTCTTCTGAATAAATACCAGGATATAAACATAAACATTTCCAGCATTGATTTGATCCAGCTACAATATTACAATATTCAGGATCATCACTCCAAGTCCATCTACCAGTATGTATATTACATGCGTTTTGATTGTTATTTTTTGGTAAACAGTATTTTCCTTGCGGAACACTTATACCATTCATAAAATATTGCCCGTCAGTACTTGAGTCAACACAATCAAATGAATCCCCACATGATGAACAATCACCATTTACATCACATTTTGTCAATTTATTGAAACAACTATCAGACCCAACATTTATATCAGGTATATCTTTTGGTGAGAAATTTGGATATGGTTGAAAATTATAGGGTATTGTCTGTTCGGGTTTTATTAAATTATATGCAATAAAAAATGCAATAAATATTATAACTACTAAGATAAATACAAAAAAATCTGTATTAAAAAGATTAATTGTTTTAACCATATTTATTCTTTATAAAGAATAAATATTTTATATTTAATTTTATATTTATTTTTATTTGGCATCGGGTCTTGCGACATCTCCCCTACTTGTTTCATATTTTGTGAGTCTATATATAATATATAAAACTAAAAGAATAACTATTCCAACAGCTGTCCATTTAAGAATATTAAGAATCATAGTAATAGTTGCAGATATTGCAGTGTCTAATGGTCCTCCTATTAAATCTTCCAGAGCACCCCACCAAGTAACATTAACACATACCATCTTTGAATTACCAATTAAATTATATAAACTTGGATCGCAATTTTTGCAGACTTGAGTATCAGAATCTTTACAATATTCAGCAACTGTATCACAATTTTTTCCAGAATCTGGAAAAGGTTCTTCTGTTGGTGGTTTTGTAGCTTTTCCACCTATTAGACATGGGTTGAAATCTAAAGAACCACATGACTGTGGGTTTGTTATATCAACACATAAACCACATTTACTATCTCCATCAGGAATATTGATTTTAGGACCTTGAGCGCATGTTAATTCTGTTACTTTACATTTTTGTCCAGTAGTCATATCCATAATCCAACAACCATTCATTGCATCTTGGTGATGGCTAACTGCTTCATAAAGTCCTGCTCCTCCTGCAGCTAATAGAGCCAAAATAAATCCATACTTAATTCCAGATTTTACCCATTTTCCAGCACTTTCATTTTTGTCTTTTTGTTTTAATGTTTCATTAACTACCTCTTTAATTTTATCTTTAGTGGAATCATCAAGATCTTTATCACTTGTTGGGTCTGTTTTTTTTTCTGTTTTTTTTTCTGCATCATAAGCAGCTTGTAATGCTTTTGCAGCTGGTGTCTGAGTCATTTCTTGATCTTGCTTTTTAAAAAAATCATCTAATTGTTGTCCACCATTGATAATTTCAGTATCTGTAAATCCTAATGACTTAAATTTTAGTTTTGTTCTTCCTTCAGTCATAGATGGATCTTTTGTTGTATCAACATCAACACTTGAATATTCTTTATATTCTTTTAAATAAACAAATTCTGGGGGATCACCTCCAGTAGAATAAATACCGTTATCTTTATCCAAAAGATCAAGCTTTCCGCCAAAATATTTATTAAATAATTCATCTCCTAATTTTTCATTAAATAATTTATTAATTGCATCTTGATCATTTATATCTGATATTTCTTCAGGTTTAAGTTTTCCAATTATATCTATAAGGTCTGACATTTTTATTAATAAATAATATTAATTTTATTTATTAATTTTATTTATTTTAATAAAATGTCAAATGATATTCCTAATAATAATGCAGGTGATATAATTGTAAATGGAATTACAAATTTAATTAAAGGATTCGTTTCACCTCAGATGATAGAACTTTTAAGTGCAATGTATGGAATTCGTCTCAGCAAGACTATTTTAACACAGGCAATAAAAAATAATATTAAAGTCTTTGGAAATATGATTGACATAGGTAAATTATTAATAGGAGAACTTGAAGAAGGATTTTTTTTAAATATGTCAATAGTAATTACAGGCTTTTTTAATATAATAGATACATATATAATTGGTGGAGCTCTTAAATATTCTTTATATTATACGTCATTAATACTTAACGCTGGGTTGGATGTATTAGATTTATTTGGTGCTCCAATGATGATATTAATGGTTATAAGTACAATAATGGATGCTTGGGATCCATGTGGTTTTGATACACAAATTAATTCTTCGGCAGTTTCAACGTTTTCAAACTTATTTGATAACGTATTTATGGAAAAAATACTTAGTATGACTTACTACACACCAGAGTGGCCGTTAGAATATTATGCGGATTCTATTATAACATCTTCGTATGTTGATAAAACAGAATATAATAAAAAAATTATAAAATATACAACTCTATATTTATCAAATCTTGCTACAAATAGCAATGGTATTATAGTATGCACGCCTCCACCTCAGTCACTTATTACTATGTCAGATTTTGATAAATTAGAAAATCAATTAATGTTATTACTTGCCGATAATAATACTGTTGTTGAAAATTGGTTTTATAGATTTTGGCCATTAATTTTATTTATTATTATTTTAATAATTATTTTTATATTTGCTATAAGGTAAAATGAGCTGTGCTACACTTACAGATACTGATTATATACAAGCATTTGCTTATGCTCGTTCTATAGCAGTAAAAGACGCATGCACTGATCCAAATGTTATTAATAAATTTTGTGGAGGAAATACTTGTTTAACATGGAAAGATGATAAAACTATGAGACTTTGGAGAGATATTTGTTTAATTTCAAAAAATAAAGATGGAACTAAAAAAGAATGTACTTTCGATTCAGATTGTGATTCTACAAAGTCCGAATCGTGTATAAATGGATGTGATCCTGATGATAAAAATAAAAAATTCTGCGGATTTACTACATCAACTACACCAGCTGGTCATTGTCATATAACAACAAGAGTAGCTTGTTTAAAAAATAGTGATATTCCATATAATGAAAATGATTGTTCCAGTAATGGAGATAGTATGGGAATTTGTAGTCCAAAAACTGATCCAAATACAAAACCATATCTCGAATGGAGACCAGATACTAATAAATGTGTATTAGGAAATTGGATAAAAAAAATGTGGGCTGAACATCCAGAAATAAGACCAGGGCAAGGAGATAGACGCGATCCACCATTTTTTTATGATGATACAAATGGTCAGGTGCATATAACTAAAAATTACTGCACATCTTATGGAATCGATTATGGATCAGGATTATGTAATTCGGACGCAGATTGTATTGGTCAAGATGGAAAAACTAAACTGGGAAGCTGTACGCGTTCTCCAGAGTGTCCTTTAATTGGTGGAGATTGTGATAAAATATGTAATAAAACAGAATGTACTACAGATATTAATTGCAAAATAGGAGATAAATGTATTGAAGGAACTTGTATTGGAGAAAAGTCTAATTGCTTGACTACTACTGGTCAAGATGTAGGAGAAATGCTTGTAGGAAAAACTATATTTAGATACTTTAAAGATGGAAGATTATGTGAGAAATTTGAACAACCCGAAAAAATCAAACAACCTCACCAACCCGAAAAAATCAAACAAACCGAAAAATATATACAAAATTTATTTAAAGGTTTTAATAATATTCCAGAAGTTGTGTCAAAATTAGCTGATTCTTCTTTAATGAGTCAAAAGAAATTAGTAGGAAAAGATTTTGGAGGTCCCGGAATACATTTATATGCAATTGTATGGTCAGAAGAAGCAAATATATTACCTTTATGTGATTCGGGATTTGACGCAGATGAAGTTTCTAAAGTATATAAAAATTTTGTAATCCTAAAAAATGGTAAAAAATATATAAAAATAAGTAGAAAAGATATAAAAAATGATAATAATATCAAAAGATTATATATTTCTTTAAATTCCGGAAAATGGTTATTTTCAAATATTTTAAATAATTCATTAAATAAAAATGGATTCAACACAAACACTAAATAAACACTCAACCTGGTTTTATGTCGGCATAGTATTTTCTATTTTAACAGTTATAGGTGTTATAGTAGGAACTGTAATTGCTTCTAAAAAAGCAAATATTGTAGATCCTGACCAAAATTCTCAAAATAGATTAAGTATTTTATCTCAAGCCTTTTCTTCTTCTCTTGGAATAAAATGGCCTTGGATATTAATTACATTTTCTATATTTATTATAATTTTATTAATTTTATTATATCTATTGTCAAAACAAGGTTTTAACTTTAATATAGATGACACAAATTATAAAATGTTTCTTTATACTTTTATCACTATTATTGTTATATTTACTATTTTTATTGCGGTTTTAGCAACAAAACTATATATTGATGGAAAAACTAAAAATGAAACAGGAGATCTACCAAATTATATACCTTACCAGCAATCTCAAACATCAAATAAAATAATATTAGGTATTGTAGGACTTTCTATATTTATTTTATTCGCTATTTCATTTGCTGTTTATTACTTTTTTTTTAAAAACAAATAAATATTTATTATTTCTATTTAATTAATAAATATGGATATTCTAACTTTTTTTAAAACTAATAAAAATAATATAATAATTGGTATTATATCTTTAATAGTCTTGGGTGGTATAATTGGAATTATAGTATATTATACCAACAAATCAAGTTCTCCTACACCATCATCTAATAACTGTCCTAATAATTGCTCTGGAAATGGAACATGTAGTGATATTACAAATACTTGTAGTTGTAATTCCGGTTACTCCGGACCTGATTGTTCAAATAAAATAATATCATGTCCTGGTGATTGTACAGATTCTGATCACGGAACTTGTAACACAGATGGAACCTGCTCTTGTAAACCAGGTTTTACAGGTAGTGATTGTTCCTCTAAAACATGTATTAATAATTGTTCCGGTAATGGAACTTGTAATTCAGACGGAACTTGCTCGTGTAAACCTGGTTTTACTGGGGATGATTGTTCATCTAAAACATGCCCTGCTTGTGGTAAACACCAATCATGTAATTCTAAAAACGGAACTTGTTTTTGTGATTCTGGCTATATACTTGATATTACTGGTGATTGTATTAAACCTTGTCCTAAACCTTGCATGCATGGTGGAGTATGTGATGAAGACACAGGACTATGTACATGTTCAAATCAATGGAAAGGAGATGATTGTTCTCAAACAACATGTCCAACAGCATTATGCGGAACAGGAGATTCTCCTATATGCTGTGCAAATGATGAATCGTGTATAAGTGGATCATGTTGCAAGACAAATCTTGTATGTAAAGATTCCACTGGAGTTGATGTATGTTGTGCAAATGGATGTTGTAGTGATATCAATGGTAATAAATTATGCTGTGCTCCAGGACAATCATGTACTGAAGGAGGATGCTGTGATAATGATAAAGTTTATACAGATAAAACAACAAAATTAAAATATTGTTGTGGAAAAGCAACATGCAATGGACAATGCTGTAATGATGAAATTGAAGTCTGTGATCCTATTAAAGGATGTAGAACAGCATGTGGAGCTGAAACATGTGATCCTGAAACAGAAGTATGTGGAAAAATAACAGATAAAGATGATAAAGTATTACAATCGTGTGCTAAAAAAGATATTTGTCAATGGAGTACTGATTTAATTTATAATCCTGCTTCTATAACAACTGCTCCTAATACACCTCTTTATTTAGAAAGTGATGGTACTATTTCTTGGTGCCAAGGTGGTACAGAAATAGCAGGTAATATGGTAAGACATTTACAAACTCGAGTTAGTGACCCAACTAAATGCTCGTTAGGTAATTGTTATCAACGTCTTTCTCAGACAGATATGAACTTTGTCTCTTGGGATGAAAAGTCAGGACTATGTGAAGGAGTTATTACAGCTAAAGATGCACCTCATTGTGATGGTAAATGTCCCACAGGAATACAAGATCAGTCATGTTGTAAAACTTTCGATGGTAGTTCTAATGGATTAGTGTGCGCCAATGGAGATGTATGTGGACCTGATAATAAATGTTATAAAGGTTATGAGTGTACTCTTGATATTACTGGTCAAAATACATGTACTCTTTCACAATCACCCTTAGCTCAAAGTTTAGAAGGATGTCAACTTGTTTGCCCAAAATGTCAACCTGGTTTTAACACATATAATAACAATGGCAAGGCTGCTTGTTATAGAGAAGATCTAAAATATCTTCCAAATAATAGTAGTGGAAGTGGAGCTGATGAGTGTAAATGTTCTGGGCTTGGTTGCACATCTTGCAACGATACTGACCCTAATAAATGTGGAAATCCAGAATATAAACATAGATGTGATAATGTTCTTTGGAATCACTGTAATGGATTTTGTGAAATACCAGACATGAATATTCCAGTAGATTATTGGTATTGTAATTATGCAACTGAACCTTCACTGTGGGTAAAATGTAAAGATCAAGATGGATGTCAAATAGGCGGGTACCTTAATATTGATGATAGAAACTCTACACTTTGCCCTCCATTTCAATTATCAAAAACAAATTGATTTTTTAAAATAGATTTATATTTTAAAAAAGAAATAAAAAATATGAACAGTCCATATTCACAATTATTATACACAAAAAACTATATGTCGAGTTTGAAAAAAATGTCTCCAACACTTTTTCGAAAAAGAAACATATTAGGACAATTATTACTACATAAAATTTCAGCTAAATGCGATGTTGAAAGTGCAAGATATTGTATACAACAATTTCCGCAAGCTCTTATTGAAGAAGACTATGACGGAAATCTCCCTATACATATAGCTGTAATAAATGGTAATGATGCAGTAGCAAGATTAATGATAACATTTAATCCAATTCTTGGTTTAGAACTTGATGGTCGCGGGAGAACTATAACTGAACTAAGAGATGGTAGAAGTGACTCATTATGGCTTCCAAAAGTCTGTTGTAGTATTTCATAAAGATTAATGTAATGGTACGTAAGATTCAGTAGCCTGTCCTTGAACGCCTACAAGAACAATCATATTAGGATTTATAAATATACGTGAAAATCCTTTATTTCTCATATTATCGTGAAAAATTTTATGTTCACATTTATATATTAGATTTTCTGGTGTATAATTAACACCCGAATTTAATACATCCATTTTATATAAAGCAAGACCAGCAAATCCCGATTTTACACGGATAGGAAATTCACCTATACTCTTTTTCGCAAGATTTCTTGCAATTAAAAAATGTTCTGATATAAATTTAATATTAAATTTATTTTTCCAGTTTCCATAACTGTCATCTTCATAAGCAAGTGTGTCATAATATATTAGACTACCAAGACTATGAGTAGCACCCATCAAACCATTTGCAGAAATTGTGTCCCAATTTTCATACAATCCAAACGAATTTGCAACACCATCTATATTTATTGGCCCTCCAATATCAAAATCTATCATAGATACACAATCATAACTACTAAAATTATTTTTTATATATGATAAAATTCTATTACGATAATTAGCCATCTTCTCCATCCGCGTATCTGATAACATACCATAAGATGTTGCTGGTTTATTTTTTAATTTACAATCCTTATCTTCTGGACAAGAAACAAGAAATATATTTTTATTTTGTTTAGACCAATCTAATAATATATTTCTTGTATTATCTTTAGAATCGTTCTCAAAAATAACTACTTTATAATTCTTAAAAAAACTACCAAGATATTCAAGACGTTTTTTCAATGATTCAATTTTACTCTCAATATTTATACATAACCCAGCTATTACTATATTTGTTTCACTCATTTTTTTATACCCTCTTTTTACAAGTATGTTATAGATATTGCAATTTTTAACACACTTGAAAGAATCATATGGAAATCTGTTAACATCTTCAAACCAGTCAGGATGTATAATTTCTATCAAACTTTTAGATTTTCTTCTACAGTAAAATTCTATTGAAAAAAATACAATAAATATAATACTAATAAAGATACTAATTATTATTACAGTATTTTTCATTTTATTATATTATTATATAATAAAATGAAATTATTATCTTCAATATTTTTATATTCGTTTATTATGTTATGTATTATTCTTGTATTATTTCAGATATTTCAGATAAAATTAACAATAAATAAAATATTTTATTGTATTTTACTTTTTATATTAGTATTTGCTCTAAAATGCGAGGCTCATTTTTTAGGATGCTATCCAGGAAATTGTGAATTATCAACTAATATGGAAAAAATACACGGAGATTTTGCATGTCAAGAAAGCAGCCGAGTAAACTGGACAAGATCATTTATTATAAGTTTTATACCATTATTTACCATGAACTGCTTCTTTATAGAAGATTTTAATAAAAATTTAATTTATTTTATAATACAATTCTTTCTCTTGTATTTTTACTTTAACTTTGACTGTTATCATCGTAGTTCTATTGCTTGTAATAATAAATCTAAAAATTAAAAAATAGATTATCATATTTATGTCTTTTATGTATTGACTGATTCATCGCTCTCATTATATCTATATCTCCTGAATCAATTAAAAAACAGTCATTTATAAAAATGAAAGCGTATGCATGTGATTTTATAGCTTCTAATACTATTTCTTTATCACACTTAAAATTTTTAGCAAACTGAAGTGCCATTCCACAATCTTTTACAGCAATCATAACAATATCCCTATTTCTCTTGATATTTTCACTCGCATATTTCAAAGACATACCACATTCTCTCACTGCATGGCCAACTACTTCAACATCGTCTTTTAATTCTTCACTTGCATATTTTAAAAATACCCCATTTATTTTTAACAAATCTATCATAAATTTTTTATCTTTTCTATATTTTTCTGGAATATACTTTATTCCATATATCTTAACAAGAAACTTATATAAAATCCTTACCCCATATTTTTTTTCACCCTTTATATTTAGATCCATAAAACTTATTTCTTGTCTACACAATGGACAACTCCTCGATCCACTCTTAACAAACCACTCACTAATACAAGTCATACAAAAAACATGAGATGCATTTTTTAAGGAAGGATCTACATGTTTTGCAACGTATATATCCTTTGTATCTTCTAAACATATACTACATCTTATTTCTTTCTCAGGAATTACACGAGAATTTTTACTTCCCATTTTATATTTAATTTAAAAATATATATTTTTTCATTTTTCATTTTTTGATTTATTAACACAAAAAATATTAATTAAAGAGAACTTAAACTTATCCAATGATCTAATTTTTTATGCCAGTAAGAATCATAATGATAAACTATATTTTTATTAATTAGTCCAGCCGTCCATGAAAAACTACTATATCCTATTATCAATACTTTTGAAGAAACTAAACTATGAAATGATTCAAATACATCTGTGTTTAATTTAAAACAACTTTCTTCCAAACCTAAGTCATTAAAATCTTCATATTTTCCTTCTGAAAATACTGTAATTGTATATACAGGATATTTAACTTTTAATTTTTTTATCACTTCCGCATAAAATTTATTATCAATATATCTACCAACCTCTCTAGTTTTACTAACATCACCTCTTCTTATATGAATTGCAATGTCAATTAAACCAATATTTGGTTTTTCAGTGCTATAATAACAATTTCTTATATAATCTATAACCTCATCGGTATAATATATAGATGGTGTTTTACACCAATGAACTTTAGCTGAAAATCTTTCTTTAATAATATTATTTGTATCATAATTTTCTATATTATTTTTTATTCCAATAAATTCATTTGCTTTTTTCACATCAACACCATGTTGTAATATTTTTATAGGAGTATGTACATATATATAATTTTCTGCTTTACATAAAGCTATTCCGCTAAAAATACCTTGATATTGAGAACCAAAGCCATCGTGTTTATCTGCTATCGTATAATATATAGACATTTTATTATAATAAAATTAAATTTTATTAATTAAATTTTAATTTTAAAAAATTAAATTTTAATTAATAAAATGTCTTCATAAAACATTATACCTTAGATTAATGCTGGACCAACTCATATATAAAAACTAGTTGTATTATTTTTAATATTTCATCCGTATATACTGATGATTCATTATAGTTCTTAATCATATTAAACTACACACCTGTATAGGACAATGATCCTGCTCCGCTAATTCCGCTTTTTAAAGATTTAGAATGTCTTCTATATTCATAGTTATTTTAAACTTATTATTAAAAATGAAATCTAAAATATAAAAAATTAATAATTAATAATCAATAATATGTCTATATCTATAAACATTGAAAATATATCTCAAGAACAGCGTGAAAAAATACATTCAGACTTGACAATAAAAATAGACCCTCCTTCTTATAGTTTTGGAGCAAAAGCCACTTATTTATATCCATATGATATTTCCGGAGATAACGTAATATTACCATTCTCTTATGCTGTAAGTGAAGGTTTTGAGAGACCTTCGAGAGAATCTTTTCCTAGTCTATTATATAGTACATTTACAGCAAGTTTAAGAGAAAATCAAAAACAGGTAAGAGACGAAGCTCTTCAATTTCTAAAGAAAGGTAGCGTGCTTATTTCATGCTACACTGGTTTTGGAAAAACTCTCATGTCTATTTATCTTGCTATAAAAATCAAGTTAAAAGTGTTAATTATTGTTAAAGGTAATGTTTTGATAAAACAATGGGAAAATGACATTCAAAAAGTATGTCCTGATACATCAATTCAAATTTTATCACCAAAAACAACAAAACTAGAAGAAGAGTCTGATTTTTATATATCTTCTCCTGATAATATCAAGAAATTACGACGTTCCCTATTCAAAAATATAGGAACAGTATTAGTAGATGAATCTCATCAAATTATGGCTGAATCTTTATCGTTATGTATGCGATACGTATGTCCAAGATATATTATAGGTCTATCTGCAACACCTTATAGACCAGATGGGTTAAATAAATTATTTGATATATATTTTGGCGAAAATAAAATCATCAGAAAATTATATAGAAAACATACAGTTTATAAAGTTCAATCAGGATTTACACCAGAAGTTGAAATGTGCCCAAATGGAAAAATAAACTGGGGAGTTGTCTTAAATTCTCAGGCATCTAATCAAGACAGAAATGAACTAATTATAAAAATTGTAACAAAGTTTCCTGAAAATGTTTTTCTTATTCTATCAAAACGCGTAGAACAAGCAACCTATTTAGTAGATAGATTACGAGAAGAAGGAGAAGATGTGACAAGTCTTATAGGAAGTCAAAAAGAATATGAAAAAACAAGTAGAATATTAGTAGGTACTATTACTAAAGTAGGAACAGGCTTTAATCATCCTCGTTTGAATAGTCTTATTATCGCTGGAGATGTAGAAGAATATTTTCAACAATATCTTGGCAGAGTATTTAGAAGAGAAGATTCAGAACCAGTTGTATTTGACATAATAGATAAGAATCCTATTCTTCTTAAACACTTTAGATCAAGAGAAAAGATCTATAAAGAATATGGTGGTATTGTAAAAAAATTTGAAACAGAATTTCCGGATTTTTAGATTTTTTAGATTTTTATATTTTTATATATAAAAATGGAAGCTGTAAATATTGATGATATAATTAACCTGGTTAGAAATATGAAAGATAGCGATAAAACAAACTGTGTAGAAACATCTGAAAATATAATATGCTTTGCTAAAGAAATGTATCATAAATATAATTATAAGGATGATATAACTGATTTTGAAACTTTAAAACAACTTATAATATATAATGATATAAATGAATCTAATGGTATATATAGAATTCATTTAATAATAAAAGAAGGTGCTAGTAATATATTTAATCATAGTTTCATTATAATTCAGGGTAATAATAGTTATAAAATATGCGATTCATGGGAAGGTATCCATACATTTCACTGTTGGAAATCTATGAGTAGACATGATTTTACTATATGGTTTAATACATTAATAGAGTTGTTAATAAAAATTGAAACAATAAAAAAATTTGAAGGCATAAAATGGAATGATTTTTTTGAGCTAACTAATGATAAATGGAATGAAGAAATAAACATATTAAAACGAGAAGGAGAATGGGTAAGTAGTTTGCCTATGTTTACAGAAACAATAGATATAAAAAATCCTAAATTTAGAATAACAACAGAAATTATAACAAGATTTTCAGTAAAAGAAAAATTTAATTACTTTTAATTAATTGCTCAAGAGCACTCTTTATTTCATTTATATCAGCTCCTGTTATCTCGTGTACTTTTTTACCATTTTTATAAAAATGGAATGCTGGTACACCTCTTACTTCTTTACTTAAACCATGATCAACATTTTCCTTTACTACTACATATTCTCCTTGTTTATAATACTGTCTTGCAATCTCAGCTATCTGAGGCGCGACACTCTTACAAGGACCACACCAGTCGCCATAAATATTTATCATTACAATTCTATGACCATTTATTATTCTCATTTTATCATTCATATCTTTAACTTCATAAACATCTCCAACATCACCATTGCTATTTGGAGACTGTACCTTTTTTGTATCAGGTAAATCAGAATACTTTTTATACATGTTTTATTATATAAAAAGAATCTTTAAATTACAAAAAAATCTAAAGAAATAGATATACATTTAAAATATGAAACTTTTACAACTTGTTATGATTGTAAAAAATGGATCAGAACCTCTAAAAAATACATTATTAGCAATAAAAGATTATATAGATAATTGGACTATTTTAGATACTGGAAGTACAGATGGCAGCCAAGATTGTATTCGAGAAATTTTAAGAGACATTCCTGGTAATTTATATGAAGAACCATTTATAGATTTTGAAGTGTCTAGAAATAGATCTCTTGAATTAGCTGGTGCAAATTGCGAATATAATATAATACTTGACGATAGTTATATTTTACATGGAGGAACTAAATTAAGAGAATTTTTAAAAAATAATACTGAAAATGATGCATTTTCGCTTATTATACAAGATGACAATAGTTTATACGAGTCTATAAGAATAACAAGGACATCAAAAAATCTAAGATTCAAATACAAGGTTCATGAAATGATAATATCAAAAAATCATCTATTAATAACTGATAATGATATTTTTATCCAAGATGTATCTGATAATAAACATAAAGTAAGATCTACCGAAAGACATAACAGAGATATCGAAGTTTTACTACAAGAACATAAAAAATACCCAAAAGATACAAGAATAATTTTTTATATTGCAAACACTTATTTAGCATTAGAAAGGTATGATGACGCTATGGTATTCTATAACAAACGTGTGAAATTAGCTAAAAAAGATAACGAACACGAAGTATATATGGCATTATACAGAATTGGAATGTTATATGATCATAAAAAAGATTGGAATAATGCAGAAAAATATTACATGAAAGCTTATAATATGAGACCTTTCAGAGCTGAACCCATATATCAAATTGCAAAATATTACTATAAAAAGGATGAGCTTAACAAAGCAGAAATATTTTTGAGTAATCTAATAAAAATACAAATACCTCCAATTTCATTAGACTGTTTTATAGTTGATCATAAAATATATAAATTTGAAATTCCTTATCTTCTTATAGAATTGTATTTCAAAAAAGGCAAGACTAATATAGAATATAAAAATAACGGTATAATTCTAGCAGAAAAGTTATATAAAGATTTTCCTGATTCTGTTCTATTAAGAAATATGCTATATAATTCAAGGCCAGATCAGATTTATACTGTAAAAAAGTTTAATAAAAAATGTATAGTTATAAATTGCGGTAATACTTGTAAACCTTGGTGTCCTATAAATTATACCAACTCCGGAATTTCTGGTTCAGAATTTATGGCAATGAATTTAGCAAAAATGTTTGTTCTTAGAGACTATAAAGTTTTTATGTTTACTAACTGCACAAATTTAGAAGGAGTATATGATAATGTTGAATATTTAGACATATCTAAATATGAAGATTTTATACAAAAAACATATATTGATTACTTGATTGTATCAAGATTTCCAGACTATTTAAGATATTATAATAATATTGAAAATGTATATTTTTGGCTTCACGATGTCCTTCCTTTTGATCCAGAATTTCAAACACATAAAACTAAATTCAAGAAAATTATATGTTTATCTGAATGGCATAAAAATTTTTTTATAGATGAATATAAATTTCCAATCCATAAAGTAGATATTATAGGAAATGCTATAGACTTTACAAGATTTACTAAATCAGAAAAAATACCTTATAGATTTATATATTCATCTTCTTATGATAGAGGATTAAACTTTCTATTAAAAATGTTCCCAAAAATACACAAAAAATATCCCACTTCCGAATTACACGTATTTATAGAAGAAAAAAGTCATAGCTTATTTAAAAATACTCAAGAATACAAAGATTATAAAGATTTTATTTTTATAAAACCTCGTATATCTCAATCAGAATTATCAATTGAAATGATGAAAAGCGATATTTGGTTATATCCTACTGATTTTACAGAAACATATTGTATTACAGCACTTGAAGCTCAAGCAAGTAAATGCTTATGTGTAGCAACAGATTTAGCTGCTCTAAATACTATTATTGGTAATAGAGGAATTCTCGTAAAAGGTTCAATTGCAGAAGAATCAACACAAAATAAATTACTTGAAGAATTATTTATTGTTTTAGATGATCCTATTAAAAAACAAAATCTAATTGAATCTGGATACAATTGGGCAATGAAACAAGATTTTTCATATATAACAAATAAATGGCAAGATTTATTTAATTCTTAATTAATTTATCAATTAAGAATTTACTTTAAACATTCAATAATCACATATGAATACTCTTTCTCTGGTTGAAAATTTCCAGACAACTTTTTAACAATATATGTTGTATTTTCACTTGGATTAACAACAACTTCTAAAAACCCATTTGCTACAACTCCAATTTTTGTCCCTACTAAAACATTATCAACTGTACTCCAAGAAATTTCTCCATCAATAATTTCTCTATTATCTTGCCATTTTACACATAATCTATAAACATGACCACCTAAACACACTACTTTGCCTATTTCAGGGATACTAATATTATTTCCTACAACAACTGCATTGTTTGTAAATTGTACATTATCATTTACACCTAATTTAGTATCTGTATTTATTGAATAAACTATATCACGAGAAGGCCCTACTGGACCAATAGCTCCTTGTTTACCATCAACACCCTTAGGTCCTTGATCTCCCTTGGGTCCAGCTACTCCTTGATCTCCCTTGGGTCCAGCTACTCCTTGATCACCCTTGGGTCCAGCTACTCCTTGATCACCCTTTAACCCAGCTACTCCTTGATCTCCCTTTAACCCAGCTACTCCTTGATCTCCATTTAACCCAGCTACTCCTTGATCTCCATTTAACCCAGCTACTCCTTGATCACCCTTGGGTCCAGCTACTCCTTGATCACCCTTGGGTCCAGCTACTCCTTGATCACCCTTAGGTCCATCTTCTCCATTTGCACCAGGTAAACCTTGCGGTCCAATCGGACCTAAAAATCCGTTTGGAAATCCGGTGACATTCTGTCTATCAGATTTCTTTATTTCTTCTATTTTTGGATTATATATAGTACGGTTACCTATATTTTTAGAAGAGTTTACTATTGAAAATGACACTTTAATTAGAACAAACATATTTTTAAATATTTATTTAAATTATTTTAATCTTATCTAAATATTCTATTTTCGCCATTACTAGTATGATGAATTATCCAAGCTATTAATCCAATAACTACATCAATTGCTAAAACAATCCAAGCATTCTTATTCTTTCGTATAGCAAGTATTGCAAATATTAAATAGTTTATTCCATGTACAACTCTTAAATTATTCCACCAAATCATTTTATCTCCTGTCCATTCTAACTGACTATCTGCCCCTTTATTCCCAAATAAAAACAAATATATGAAACTAAACGATATTATTAACGTAATATATCCCATATATGGTAAATATTCAGGATTCACAACTTTAGCAATATATGCTAATAAACAACGTGTTCCTATACATCCAAACAAAAATATCAACATTCTTTTTACTTTGGCTTGCATACTTTTTATAATATAGATTTTTCTTTATTTTATTTTTTATTTTTAATAATAAATAAAATATGAATATCTTTATACGATCTTTATATACCGGAATTGCAACTGTAATTGTTGGTCTATTTGTAAGCTTTGCTATAGAACTCACTATATATTCTAAATCTCAACACAAATCGAAAGAATGGAATAAATATCACGTTATGGAAATTGCTCTATTTATTACAGGATTTTTAGTAAATATACTAACTGAGCTTTTTGGATATAAACTGTGTAAAAATTCTAAAGATATAAAATCTATCAATTCTGACATGTATCATCCAGCATCTTATTAAAATTGATTTATAAAATAAATTATTAAATCTAATTTATTCATGGAAGAACAATCACCCAACATTTATAGATCAAAACTTAGACTTGGTCTTTGTTGCATCAACACTGTATTACGTGCACAGAAACCGCCAGTATTTTGCAGTAGATCATGTATTAGAAGGACTTTTACTATAGAAAATGCTAAACAAAAAGCAACTGAAAACATAAAAGACATATCTAAAATGATTCTATGGAATGAAAAAAATAATATAAAATGCCTTCGTTTAAGCAGTGATATGTTTCCACATTTTACTGACACTGAAACTGAAAAATATACAATCGACTTTGCTAAAGATGAACTAAAACGTGCTGGTGATTTAGCAAATTCTCTGGGTCATAGAATTGTCATGCATCCAGGTCAATATAATCAAGTTGGGGCAATAAAAAAAGAAGTATTTGAAAAAACATGTGATGAATTAGCTCATCATGCAAACATATTGAATGCCATGGGTATTGACAATAACGGTGTTCTCATCGTTCACGGTGGCGGCACATATGGAGATAAAAAAGCATCTAAAAGAAGATGGGTCGAACAATTTAGCGATTTGCCTAAAAGTGTCCAAGATAGACTTGTTATAGAAAACTGCGAAAGACAATATAACACACAAGACTGTTTAAAAATAGCAAAGAAATGTAAAATTCCTGTAGTTTTTGATTTTCATCACTATCACTGTTGCTCAAAAATATATCCCGAATCTCCTCAAAAATCTATATTAGAATTAGCACCAAAAATCATAAAATCTTGGAAAAGATCAGGTGATAGACATATATTAATGCACGTAAGCGAACAAGGCTGTGGAAAAATAGGACACCACAGCGATTATATTGAAAATCTCCCTTCTGAATTACTTGAAATAATAAAAATTTACGATGTTAATATTGACCTTGAAATAGAAGCAAAAATGAAAGAACAAGCCATTTTCAAACTATATAACAAATACCCAGAAATTTTCCTATAAAAAAATGTTTTATTTACGAAAATATAATACACTTATTATATTTTAGATTATGTCTTCAAAACATGAGCTTATTACATTGACTTTTGGCGATATGGCCGAAAATCATGTTGGTATGGAACAAATAGGTAAAATAGACGTTTATCATAGTTTAAGATAAAATTGATTTTTATTTCCACATTTGTATGAAAACAATAATCATGTCTATTTCTTTAGATTTTACCGAAGGCCAACATATCTTCCTCAACACCAGCGATAAGAAAAAGTCAGTATTAAACGGCTCAAATCCTTATGAAAAATATATCATATGTATGAACGATCAACTCACATGTGAAACCCATACTCTACGCAAAAAAATTGATGAATTAACTTCAAAAATTGACACTATTGAAGACGAAAATGAAAAATACGATATCTCTAAAAGATACACTAAAGGTCTCCTACACAATCTCGTTGAACTTGAAAAGTTACACAACAACTCTAAAAATATCTATAAAAACTTGTTTAACTTATCTAACAACTCACATCAATATAAATTCGTATCTGATATAATCTTTCTAATATACTCTTATCTAATATTTTACTTTGGCTTTAGCATACTACTCATCATCATACTTCAAATCATCATATACTCTATCTTCTTTTTCATAGGAGATAAACAGACAATTAAAAGCTTCCAGAATCAACTCATTGAGTTAGACTTAAAAATTACTAAAATCAAAAACTCTCAAGACTTTATCGGAGACTACATTGATAACATTTAAATATTTTTTAGACCTGTTGGTCAAAGTTTAGCCAGAATGTTTTCTGGAATTAGCTCTAGAGGAAAAGTTGGATGTTTATCTTCTCAAACTATTGATACTTGGTTAAATACTTTTGCGTATGCTGAAAATAACCCTAACATTAAAGATAGTGATCAATACACTGCTAGAAGACTTGAACCAACTGCGGAATATTATGATTATATAGAATTAATAAAAAAGCCTATAGATGAGACAGTTATAGAAAACTGGAAATCTATGTATAATAAATCTTTAGGTAAAGAAGCACAATTATATGGTATAACACTTGGTATAAAAAATAGCAAATCTGTTAAGACATTACTTCAACGCATGTTAGATATGACTGAAAGAAGACGTAATAATATATGGAATAAGACAATTGAAGTTAAACCTAAGGAGCTAGATTATAGATTGATGAATGTTCCAGAAATAAGAAGATTACTTAAAGAACGAAATCTTAAAAATGCTCATATAAAAAATAAAGATGAACTTGTTAATTTATTAAATCAAAATCCAACAATAATTCCAAAAGATAAAACTGATTATGAAAAACTAACAATTAAAGATCTAAAAGATATATCAAAAGATCTTGGTCTAACAAATTATAATAAAAAGATTACTAAAACTCGACTTATACAACTAATTAAAGATCATAAAGTTGATGATAAAGTTGTGTCAAAAAATAAAGATATATCATACGATCTTGTATTAAAAGATGGGTCAAAATTTATAGTTCCTTTTAGAAAAGATGGGTATGTCAATGCAACACAATTATGTAAAGCTGGAAAGAAAAGATTTAATCATTGGAATAGTCTTGAATCAACTAAAGATCTAATAAATGAGTTAAATAGGTCTGCCGGGATCCCGGCAGACCTATTAATTGACACAAAAATGACTGGAATAAATGAAGAAAGAGGATCTTGGATTCATCCTGACTTAGCAGTTCAATTAGCACAGTGGATATCACCATCATTTGCTTTACAAGTTAGTAGATATATAAGAGAATTAATTATAACAGGTGAAGTCAAGCTACAGAGACCTGTTAAGAAAATAATTAATCTATCAGAAATTGATATAGAAGCTGAAATTTTAGAGATGAAATTAGATATATCTTTATATACAAATGTAATCTGTTTGTATCTTGCTTATATTGGAAATGGTTTAGTAAAAATTGGCTATTCAGATGGTAGAATTGAGAATAGGATAAGTAAACACGAATCTTGTGAAAGTGAATTTGAAATGTTTAGAATGATAAAAATATTTAAAATATTTAAAATATCTAGTAGAACTATAGAAAAGAGATTACATGAATTACTATCATTTTATCGCGTTGTGTTTAATAAACAGCTTGAAATTTTTAAACCAAAAGATACTCTCCAAAATTTTATAGATACGATTAGAAATTTATTAAAAGAGAATGATCTAAAGTTTCAGTTAGAATTATTAGAACGAGAAAACATTAACTTAAGACTGGAAAATATGGAACTAAAAATGAAACTTTTAAAAAATAATTAGAATTTTTTATACTATTCAAAGGTATAAAAAATAGAGTATAAGAGTATATACAAATAAGCCAAATTTTCAGAGAACTGGGAAGCCCAATGCGCCTCCGCTGATGCGGATAATGTTGTTATTAACCGCTGTAACAATGAACTCGAAAGGTGTTACTACTTCGCCTTGTCCTACTGGGTATGTAGCCTCAACAGCTGCCTGTGATGGTGTAGGGTTGATTGACACGTTTGTAAGCTTGCCGTAATTGGTTGATCCCATAGGATCTAAGCAGATGAAGTCCAATGAGTATGAGTACATGTGGAATCCAGTTACATCAGGGATTACGGGAGCGTGGTAGTATGGGTTGACTAAAGAGTAGTAATCAGATCCCATGTCGTTAAGACGTTGTGTATTCTCGTAGATAAGAGATGTAGACTTGATTGGGTCAAGTGGTTGATCGCCGTTAGTATTGAATTCAACAATTATTCCAACAGCAGGTACAGTACCAGTTGGTGCAGTCCAGCTAACAGATGGTGTAGTGGTTGTGTAATTTGACCAGTAATTTGTAATCGCCTTGTTGCGAGCAGAGAAGAATAATACTTTGATAGCATGTGAGAAACGGATATCAACTTGTTGGGCGCCAGCTGATGAGTCTGTCTTTAATGTTGATCTTGGGGCAGTTTGTACTTGTTCAATGAGAATATCTCTTGGGGCGCAAGCCATGCGTTTACGCTCATCGTTGGAAACAATTGCGTAGTTGGCCCAAACATTTGTCTTGCTTCCAAGACCCATGTTGTATCCAGAAGCAAGGGTGGTTGTAGTTGCGTTGCTAATAATTGTTCCATTTGTTGTGAGTAATAACTCAGTCCAGTCACGGAAGCTGAATTGAATACGCATGTCGTTGTATGGGAGAGCAGCTGTTGGAAGAGCAACTCCACTGTCACGTGTATAGAATAAGGGGAGTGGTAAGTTGAGTGTGAATGATGGCTTTGATTGTGAAAAGTTAGTCATATCTGGGAATGATCCAATCATATTGTTGTATCCATTTCGCTTTCCAGCTGGAACTGTGAAAGCAGACCAGAAATCAAGATGGTAGTTGTCAAAACGAGCAGCAACTAAATCATTGAATGTGATAGCGCATTCCTTAATAAGATTGTGCATAAAGTTAGGTGTCCAAGCGATGGTACCATTTCCAGTTGTAGTTACAAAAGTAGCAGCTGTAATCACGGGTGTTTGGAGGCGGAGCCATGTTTCAAGTAAGTAATCACCGGCACGGGATATACTGAACGAGCATTCTTGGCCGAATTCGGGGGATCCACTGGCACGTGAAAGGCATACTGGAACTTGGGTGAACCATGTGGCCTTGCGTGTCTCGCGGACAAAGTAGGCAGTTGCGTCTGGACCGCCGTACATATACTTCTCAATTTCGTCGAATGTCGCTAAATCGATAAAACCGGATGTAACATTAGATGTGCAAATAGAAGATGACATTTTATTTTATATAAAGCAAGATAAATAAATTTTTTTTTTTCTTATTTTTTTAGACATTTAAAAGAAAGTTTTAAATACTATAATAAAAATATGTCAAAACATATTCAAAAAAGTGCTAATGAACAAAACATTATAAGTATAGATGAAGAGATTAAGAGTAATTTTAGAGAAGAAAATGAGAAATTACAAGAATATATACAAAAATTAAATAATATAAATAAGATTCTTATTTTAGATAATTTATCAAAACGAATAAAAGATAATTTATTAGAATCGCATGAAAACTTATCTGGAAAAATAAAAGATTTAAAAAACAGAACAACTGAATCATTTTATATTGCAGAAACAGCTTCTTTTTTAGAAGAATACAAAAATATATTAAAAACTCCAATTAAACTTAATTTTATGGGCAAAAAAATAGATCCCGATGAATCCGATAAAAAAACCGAAATTACTCAAAAATACTTAGAAATAGCAAATAAATATAGCTTAATATGCAAAAATATTATATCATCTAATTCTCAAATAAAATTAGAATGTACTAATTGTGGTAATAAAAAACACTTTGATATTGTAGATAATTATATATACGTATGCGTTGAATGTGGAAATCAAATAGACTTATTTTTATATACAATGAGTTATAAAGATACAGAACGTGTTAATATATCAGCAAAATACACATATGATAGAAAAGTTCATTTTAGAGATTGTATTAATCAATATCAAGGAAAACAAAATAGCACAATTGATAAAAAAGTATATGAAGATTTAACAAGAGAATTTGAAAGACATCACTTACTACAAGATGGACTAGGCCAAGAAAGATTCTCAAAAATAACAAAAGATAATGTATTAATGTTTTTAAAAGAATTGCAATACACAAAGCATTATGAAAATGTGAATCTTATACATTATAATTTGACCGGAATAAAGCCTCCAGATTTGTCTCATATCGAAGATAAATTGTTAGATGATTTTGATACATTAACTGATCTTTATGATAAAAGATACAAATGTGATAGAAAAATTGATAGAAAAAATTTCATTAATACTCAATATGTATTATACCAATTTCTTAATCGACATAAATTTCCCTGTAAAAAAGAAGACTTTAATATTCTAAAGACAATTGATAGAAAATCTTTTCATGACGATATATGTATTGGTCTTTTTGCAGAACTTGGCTGGAACTTTTCACATACTTTTTAGATTGATTTAGATTTTTATATTATATTCTAAAGAATATAATATAAAAATCTAAAAATGAGTAATATACCAAAAAACATTTTTCAAACATGGGAGGTTTCTGAAGAAAAAATAGGTATAGAAATGAGAAACTTGATAAATACTTGGAAAGAAAAAAATCCAACATATAAATACCTTTTATATGACGCAAAAGATAGACAAAATTTCATAAAAAATAATTTTAGTAAAAAAATATATGATGTTTATTGTAGAATTTTACCTGGCGCTTATAAAGCTGACTTGTGGAGATATTGTGTTCTTTACATAAATGGTGGTGTATATATAGATGTTGATACAATATGTATTGGTAATCTAGATGATTTTTTACATAAAGGAATAGATTTTATATGTCCAATTGATTTTAATAGAAATGTAATGGAAGGAACGCACAATTTATCAAATGGATTCATAGCTTCAGTTCCTAAGTCTAAAATATTAAAATATTGCATAGATATTATAATTTATCAGATAGATAATAATATAATTCCAGATTCAAAGTTAAATTTTAGAGGTCCTGGTGTTTTGGGAAGAGCTATGAATACATATCTAAATTTACCTGAATATAATTCATTTATAGGTAAAGAAGGTAAATGCGATAATGTTTATTTTTTAAAGTTTGAAGAAACTACAGAATATGTTAAAGATATTTCAACTAACAATATACTATTCCAGAATAAAAATGGTAACAAAGAAATAGAAATAATTTATAATAATGAGATAAAGAGACTAGAAAATTTTATTTGTTGGGTTAGATCTTCTAAAATATTAAAACCTAATAAAATAGCTATTTTTAACGGATTTCCATTTCATTATGAGATGTTTGGTTATGTTATAGATTACTGCCTTTATAAAAATATTGAATTAGATATTTATACTGAAACTACCAATAATATGGAATGGTTAAAATTTTATTTATTAACATTTCCAACCAAATCTTTTACTTTAAAAAAATTATCAGCATATCAACCTAACAATCAATATAGTAAAATATTATTATTAACAGACGATGATTTTGTGTTTAAAAATTCTTGGATAAATAATAAAGTCATATGTATAGATAATGCTAATATAAATAGAAGACCTCAAATAAATACACATATTGGTGTTAGATATTTCGTAGATAGACCATATTTAGATTATTGTTCACAGGTATATAAAATAATAGATGTAGAGACAAAAAGGAGAATTTCAACTAAAAATATAGTAATTATTGGAAATAATGCACGATATTTTACCAAAAAACATATAAATATGATTAAAAATTTTGAGGACTATAATTATATTTTTATAGATAGAAATTTAGATACATTTTTAGATGTAAGTTTTAAGCTATATAAAAACTTTAAATTTTATAATAGTATATCAACAATAGATCTAATACAAATACTAAAAGAATCTGATTATATATTTATTACTGATATTGCTAATAAAATTGTGGATAAAATTTCTGGTTCTATTCCACTTGCATTAAATTGTTTATGCACATTAATAATGCCTATTGAAATGAACAAATATTATAACTATAAGTCTGTTATAACATACAAAAATGAAATTAATATAACACTACCAAATTATGACTCGGTTTTTAAAGATCTTGAAGACCAAATAGAAATTAGAAATAAAATTTTTGATAAAAACACATTTAATGTTGCGATTTCTTATTAGATTTCCTCTTAGATTTCCTCTTAGATTTCCTCTTAGATTTTAAAGACTTTCTTCTATAAGAAAGTTTTCTAGATTTTCTCTTAGATTTCATTAATAATCTTTTCATTGGAGATTTTCTCTTGATAGAGCATCTTTTTTTGATTTCATATTTAGATAATTCTTTAACTGTTTTAGGAGTTTTTGATGTTATACGCTTTTTTGGCCGACAATATGGATATTTTTTCTTCCAAGTTGTTCTTTTCAAATTTTCTCTACCACATGGTACTATCTTTGGAAGTTTACATACATCAATCCATTCTTCGGCATGCCATCTTGATAAACCAGATTTCTCTGATTTTTTAGACGTATATTTTCCACCTTGTCTTTTATATTCTTTTACTAACCAACTACTTGCATAAGCAGATGGCCATTTTTTGAATTTAGTTTTTGCAATTTTTTTTATTTTTTCATAAAGATTTTTATTAGAAACGTAATTATTTTTTTTAATACTCATTTATTAAAAAAAATAAAAAATCTATTTAATTAAATAAAAATGTCATCATGTGGATGCGAATCTTCATTCGCATTTAAGACTAAGGCGTCACGTAAAGCGTCCCGTAAGTCCAAGAAGGCGTCACGTAAGGCGTCTCGTAAGTCAAAGAAGGCGTCACGTAAGGCGTCTCGTAAGTCAAAGAAGGCGTCCCGTAAATCAAGAAAGGCGTCTCGTAAGTCAAAGAAGGCGTCTCGTAAGGCGTCTCGTAAGTCAAAGAAGGCGTCCCGTAAATCAAGAAAGGCGTCTCGTAAGTCAAAGAAGGCGTCTCGTAAGTCAAAGAAGGCGTCCCGTAAATCAAGAAAGGCGTCCCGTAAATCACGCAAAACATCACGAAAGGCGTCCCGTAAATCACGCAAAACATCACGTAAGGCGTCCCGCAAATCACGCAAAACATCACGTAAGGCGTCCCGTAAATCACGCAAAACATCACGAAAGGTGTCACGTAAGTCAAAGAAGACATCACGTAAGTCAAAGAAGACATCCCGTAAGCCACGTAAATCTAAAGCTGAATGTATAAATTTGGCTATGTATGGTAAAAATGAGTCGGAGCGTAAAAAATATAGATCCAGACCATCTCCTCCATTCCCGGCAAATGCAGCTGGTTGCCAAGGAAAAGTTATGAAAGGAAATGATGGATTATCTTACAAATCTGTAGAAAATGCAAATGGTGTATTTGGTTGGAAGCTTGTTAAGTAAAATAGTAATATGATTACAAAGAATAATTAAATATTATTAGAAATATTTCTAATAATATTTTTAAACTACTGGATAACTTGGTTGCATGGCAATACCGCATTGTCCAGACGAAGATACTCCGCGTTGAAGTAATATATATCCTTCATCTCCCCATTCAGTTCCCCAAGAATTTTTTACTTTCCAGAACGCTACATTATTACTATCTACGCCCCATCCAACTAATAATACTCCATGATCTAAGTTTGTTCCACAAGTTGTAGTTAACACACCAGAAGAGTAAAATTGCCATTGATCTGCTTCTACAGCTACGGACACAGGAGTTAAATGAAGGGCATTTTGTAATGCTATTTCATTATTTTCTGGAACATCTACAAATGAGGATATTTTAACTACACTTTTACAACTCTTTTTACATGTTCCATCTGCTGCAGTGTAAGGATAATCATTCTCTAAACATATTCCATTTTGTTCGATATATTTAAAACCTTGGTCCATTAAACCACCAGAACAACCTTCATTCCCTTGAGGTTTTGAGCAATCTACCAGTTGTTGTTCAGAAAGAGATAATAGTTTATGATTTTTAAGAAACCAAGCGCCTTCTGTAGAACCTGTAGTAGAAAAAGCCCAGCAACTTCCGCATTGCTGTTGATTTTTTACTGGTGTTACGGCGCCTAAAGCGGTCCAGTCAAAATTATCAGGAAGAGATTCTAAAGAGTATGTAAAATTTATTCTGGGAATATTATCGTCAGATTTACGTGATTTGTATGTTTTGTATAACCCATCGAATTCATCAATAGATATATCAGCAAAATTATTTACTTCCATTTTCCAAGAGTGATTTTGGGTATTGTGGGTGTTGATTAGTTCTAAATTGTGATTAAATACGTTAAATCTATGTTCGTATTCAATAGAGTCGTAGTTTTTGTTGTATTTTGTAATAAAATTTGAAAAGTCCGCTCTAGGTTCAGAGAAAACTGATGTAAATGACATCATAAATATTATAGAGTTAAGGAAAAGATTTATAATCTTCATATTTACTTTATTTATAATCTATATTTTTATTTTTAAAATTGAATTTCTAAAATAAAGTCTATTATATTAGAAATATGCCTACTATTTATGTCAAAACTATTGATGGAAAGATTATTGTAGTTGAAAATGAACTTTCAATCAATGAAAAATGTAATGTATTATATACATCTATAGTTTTTAAGACAAAAAAAATGATTGATTTTTGTATTCCATTGTATATAGGTATGACCTATATAGATCCTGATAAAAGTATATGTGAATACAAATTAAGTAATTGTGATACAGTTCATCAAAAAATATATTCTACTGCATTTGTTTATTAAAAAATAAAAACGATTTTTAATTTTAAAAATATTATTTTTAGTATAATATGGGAAGAATTGTATTTGTTTTTAATAACAGCAAGACTGGTGAAAATAATCATTATTATCACAAGTTAGTTAGACATTATGAAGATGGGATGACTCCTCTCGAGTTGCGAGAGAAGTTGAGTCCTTTTTTGTATACTAGTTCATTCCTTTTTACGAATGAGCATCGTATGATTTTGAAAGATGATATTAAATTATATGGCAATAAAGTATTTTGTATTCTTAGGTATGAGCTTTTTTATCAAATACTTGAGAAAAATTTGATTTACATCGGTTGTAATGGTATTGTTGATTATGATTCTGATGATCTACAGAGCGAGATTTGTGCTGATATCCCTGATTTGACTGCTAATCTTGATTATGAAGAGGAAGCCTGATTTGGTGATCCTAAATGATTTAATTTAAATTATAAAATATAATTTAAATATGGAGTATTAAATAATAAATGAGTGATAATTTATTGGGAGTTTTGTTTATGGTAAAAAATGAGGAAAATAGTATACAAAAATCTATAGAATCTATATCAAAATATATAAAGAATGTGATAGTTTTTGATACTGGTAGTACAGATAATACTATAAATATAATAAAGAAGGTTTGTAATGACAATAACTTTGTTTTGCATTTAAAACAGGGTAACTTTATATCGTTTCCAGAGAGTAGAAATGAAGCTATAGAATTTGCAGAGAAAGTTCGAGTTAAATTTTTATTGTTGATGGATGCTGGGGATGAATTTAGATGTGATAAATCAAAGAAGAGTTTATTAGATATAATAGAAAAAATACCGAAAAATATAAAATTTGGTGTTGTTAAACAAGTATGGTTAGAGAGATCTAATCAGATATCAGAACATAACGATTTAAGATTTATAAGAAATAATAGTAACTGCAGGTATGATTTGAGTTATCCAGTTCATGAGAAATTTTTAAATGTTGATTTGAATTTAAATTTATCAAACTTATTTAATCTTTATCAGGATAGAGTTAAAAATGGAGGCTCGAGTATAACAAGATATGATTCTGATATAGAGAAATTATTAAAAGCAAAAGTTTCAAAGAGAAATTATTATTTTTTGGCTCAAAGTTATATGTGCAAGCAGGATTTTGAAAATGGTTTTAGATATAATTTATTATCATTAGAGACAAAAGATGATATATTATCTAATATAGATGAAAAATTTACACTTGTTAGAATAGGATTTTGTGGGATGATGTGTAAAAAATCAGTTGATATTATATACAAGTATTTAGAAATGGCTATAGCACACCCAAGTCCACCTATAGACGCATTTGTGTATATGTTTAAAACAAGTATCGATAATAATTGTTTTGAAAGAGCAGCACCTTATGTAAAGAGGGCGTTTTATTTAGAAAAGCCAAATGAATTAGAATCAACCCTTGTTAATAATGAATTTTATGATTATTCGAGGTGGAATTTAATTAGTATAATATGTTTATTTTTGAAGAATAAAATGCCAGAATTAGTAGATATAGGAAAACTTGCATGTACAAAAGCAGTAAATGCTCGTAATAATCCTATAGATTTACATAATTTGAAATTATACATGTCTTAGTGTTATACTTTGTCTTTGCCCTGTAAATTCTGTAGATTTTGGTATTTCATGCGAAAAATACTTTTGAAAAGAACCACTCATTATTAATAAAGAATTAGGTTTGAGTATTATATCCTTATTCATGTGTTGTTGTATGTTATTCAGTTTAAGACTTTTTAAATTATCTGGGTTATAAATAACTCTTTTTATCTCAAATAATCTTGGTGTTCCAAAAGAAACACATGCTATTGTGTTATTTTCACCTAAAACTAAAATATCATCTCTATGTCTTCCAATAGCATCTTCACCGTTTCTATAGTAATTAAATAAAGCGCTGTTGAATGTGTTATTTAAATATTGTTTATGATGATCGCTTAGATTTTGTTTGATATCTTGTATTTTTGTTTGGACATTGTTTTGAATGTTATAAATCCATTCATCGTATGTATGAGGGGACCATCTTGGCCATTCATATCTCCAGTTTTGTGAAAATGGTTGTTTGTCTATGTGATACCATTTTTGTAATCTATTAATAACATGTCCATCTCTGTCGCCTGATTTCCAGTCATTAATTGTATTAATATGATCTAGATAAGTTTTATATGTATTTTTTTCTAAAAAGTCTTCTATATAAATAATAATTGAATATCCGCCATCATTTTCTGGTATAATTTGAATATCCATTTATTTTTTTATAATTTTTTATAAGTTAATTTCATTTTTATAAAAATGAAATTAAAATATGTAAAACTGTATATATAATAAATGGATATAATAGAAAAAATAAAAGAACTATGGAATTCTTATGCATTTGAGATAGTATTATGTTCATGTATTTTATTCTTAATAATATACGCACTTATAAGATGGTGTAAACGAGAAAGAGGGACGTGGTCTACAAGTTATTATAGAAGTTTTGATACTAATGTGAATCATTCTAAAAAGGAAAGGAAAGATTCATCAGGAGAAACAGAGTGTAGAAGAGTATTGGAAAAAATATTTAGGCGTCCATTTAATAAAATACGACCAGATTTTTTGAGAAATCCTGTGACATCTTTTGGAAATAATAATATAAATCTAGAGATAGATTGTTATAATAGTGATTTAAAATTAGGTGTTGAGTATAATGGAGCTCAACACTATAAGTACATACCATATTTTCATAAAAATCATGAGGCATTTATGAATCAAAAGTATAGAGATGTTTTAAAGAGTCAGTTTTGTAAGAATGAAGGGATATTGTTGATAGAAGTACCATATACAGTGAAGGTGAAAGATATAGAGGAATATATTATAAATGAATTAATGAAAAATGGTTATAAATTTTAATTTTATTTTAAAATTAAATATAATAAATAGAAGTTTAATATATGAATTACTTGCAACATGTAAAAAAAATTTCTGAAAAATCAAAAGAAATGTTATATAAATTAAATTTAAAAAATATTAAGAATCCTGCTATAATATTTGACATAGATGACACATTAATATGTGCTACAAATAATAGTTATGGTTTATTTATTGGAGATTGTATAGAACCTATTGTAGATTTATATAATACTGCAAAAAAATTAGGCGTAAAACCTATTATAATTACTGCAAGAGGAGGTGTTGATTTTGTAGTAAAAGAAACAATGGGTCTATTAAATACATGTAAAATAAAAGGTTTTTATTCAATATATTTTAGACCTATATATTCAGAAGATCCTTATTTTTATAAAACAAGTGCAAGAAAACACGCACGTGATTCAGGGTTTAATATAGTAATGAGTGTCGGTGATCAAGAATGGGATATTGGAGAGTTTGGTGGAATTCCTGTAAAATTACCAAGTATTATGTAAATTTTCTTTAAACTCTTAGTTGTCTTCTTTCTTTAAACTTGTACTTGTACTTGTCTTCTTCTTTCTCGCTTTAGCCCATTTTGGTAGTTCAGATTTAATTAAAGCTTCCGGAATGTTCCCTATTTTTTTTAATTCTTGTTTAGACTCTTCATCTGACTCTTCATCCGACTCTTCATCTGACTCTTCATCTGACTCTTCGTCTGACTCTTCGTCTGACTCTTCGTCTGACTCTTCGTCTGACTCTTCGTCTGACTCTTCGTCGGAATCCGATTCTGTAGATTCATCATCTGGATTTCTAAGATCTTCTGGATCTATATCTTCATCTGATATGAATTCGTCTATTGAACCATATCCTAATACATCATTACATTTCTTAATTTTTTTAATGTTTTTATCAGTATCTGTAAATGCAAAATCAATTGCTTTAAGTTTTCCGTCAAACTTTCTGTGAAAAGAAAAAGCATTCATATCAATTTTTGTCATATCTTTTGCTGTTTGTGCTGAGACTAGATATTGAAGTTCTAAATCAAAAGCACTTAATTCATCTATAGTCTTAAATTTTACTTTTTCAAGTTGAGTTTGAAGATTTTTCAAATTTTCTTCATTGCCGTCATATTTAATAAAGTAATACCAGCTTTCCATTTCAGATTCGTTTGTTTCCATTAGAGTAGCATATTTAGATTCTGCCATTTTTTATAATAATTATATATTTTTAGATTATAATTAAAGAGTTTTCATTATGTTCTTTGCACATAATATTTTTTAAGACAAAATTCAAGTCTCTCGCTTTTAGAAAATCACGACCTGAGTGTGTATAAAGTAATTTTGCTGATTTTATTATATTTTTTATATACTGTTCAATATAAGACTGGATATTTAATAATACATTTTTAGATATGTTGAAGTCTGTATACATTTTATTTATAAATTGTTTAAATATTTCTTTGGGAATTGTAAATGAATTAGTACTAAAAGTTATATTTTTAAAGATGCTACCTATTTCTTTATCTTTTCTTATTGCTGATTCCAAATGAAGTGTATTTATTCTTGCTTTTTTACCAAAATGAGCTTCAACTATTGATATAGTTAATATTTCAGCACAAATGTATTCTAAAGCTACGGATAATATATTTGGACATTTTTTAGACAAAATCATATCATCTGTGTTAAATTTTATTATTTTTTTCATCGAGTTTAGTGGAAATATAAAATATTTAGAAGAATTTATATTTACATTAAATCTAATAAAATTCTTTAATAATTCGCCTGGAAATACAAGAGATACTGCATTAGTAATGTCATCTTCATTAATTTTTTTTCTTAACTTGTATTTAGATAATTCTATGCTTATTTTTATTATTTTTAGACAGATAATGTTGAGAGCATTACTTAGTTGTGTTTTAGTAAAAGATACGATACTATTTCCATATATAGGAATACTTGTATATGTTTGATTTAAGACATTTTTAAAAACTCGTTGTATATGATTTTCAAAAAGATTTGGCATTTATAAAAATAATTTATTTTTATAAATATGGATATTCCAGATAATATTATGGAAAATTTATTAAAAGATTGTGGGATTATTTTAAAACCGAAAGATAAGATAAAAATTTATGATATTATAAAAGCAGAAATAGAAACTAAAACTCAAGATGTTATTAATAAAGAAATATTAATAAAATCAAAAAAATCATTAACGATGAATGATATTAATAAATTACATCAAATTAATGAAGAATACGTTGTTTAAGGGAACGCTGTGACGCTAATTCCTCTAGAAGCCCCAAGAGTTGCTGTATCCTTTTGGGAAGCCATGTTAACACTCGCATAAACATCATTTGATAATCCACCATTGAGAGCTGTAACTGTTTCATTGAATAATGTTGTCGCCTCATTACGTCCTGCCATTATATTCATTGCACCAATATTAAGATCCAATGCAGGATTTACAGAAACATTGAACCATTTTGTTTTACACGAATCTGGTACAATGGGTAAATCTCCTCTAATATAGTCAGACTGTTGGCGTAATCTTGTTTTTTGTGGAGAAAACATTAAAGTATTTACTGTAAATACTTGGTCTGCTAAACCCTGTGCATTTACTGTTTCCATATTTCCTACTGGAAGTTCAGATGTTGCTGTTTGTCCAGATAAAGCGTTTTGAAGATCGGAATAGTTAGATGCTGTATATCCGGGAGGAGGAATTGTCTTTGTTGAAGCAAGAGAACCATTTCCTCTACCAACACCAGCTTTGCAACCTTGGAAATTTTCTCTAGACATGTTTGCAAATGTAAGAGGATCAGCAGGAACAGCTAAGTTTTTCATTGAAGGAATATCATAATTAATATTAGCTCCGTAGCTTCCAGCATACATACGAGGAGATAATGATGCTTGGAAACTTGGTGGAACTTGATACATATCTCCCTTTCTAACTCCATATGTAGTAGATGCTTGTTGAGCAAGATTGGCTCTCGCTTGTGCTGAAGATAAAGAGGCTGCAGTTTGATTCATTACAGATTGTGCTGGTCTTGTATTAGTTCCAGTTGTAGATATTCTATTAAAAGTTTTTCCCATTGAAAACCCTGTCAAAAAACCTTCTTTAGTTGGGTTACTATTCGCATTTACAAATGCAAAAACTGTAAGTAATAAACAAACAATAGTGATAAAGAATTTGTTGTTTAACATTTTATTTATTATATACCAGAAGAAAAAATAATTATTTTTAATTATTTTTCTAATCCTTAAATTATTAATTTAAGAAACAATCCCTGCATACAGGAATATACGTTCCCTTTCCTCCTATAACAATTGTTTCTAAAGATGATGATAATCTCTTAGTAAAAGGAGCCTGTTTTAATACCTTTGGGAATTTTTGGCTACACAATTGACAATATGGGTTAAGTTTGGTAATATTATCACAGAATGGTATCATATTTAATATATCCCCGAAAGGTTCTCTTTTAAAATCTCCATTAAGTCCTGCAATAATAACTTTCTTATTATATCTTTCTACCAAACAAAGTGTAAAGCTTTTCAAATCAACAAATAATTGAGCTTCGTCGATACCTATAATATCAAACAAACATGCGTTTGAAAATATATCTCCAAGTCGCTGTGTCTTTACAGATGCTATTTTAGCATCATCCAGACTTGTAAATTGTAATGTAGGATTATGTGTAGAAAAAAACTCTCCATCTTTAGTTTGACGATCATCAAAACCAGAGTTTATATATAATACTTTTAAACCCAGATTAGCATATATAGTTAACCGTCTAATTAGTTCTGTTGTCTTTGCCGAATACATTGGTCCAATAATTAAATCAATACTATTTTCCATATTTATGTATTTTATAATCTAAAAAAATATAATCATTTTTATAATTAAAAATATGAATTTAGAGAAATTATCAAATAAAAAAATTGTTGAAAAAATTAGTAAAAATCCTATAGAAAATTCTATATTTTTACTAAACCTTTTTAACGATGATAAAATGAGAGAACGATTATTAGAACCTAAAACTGGTATATTAGATATTTTTTATAATACACAACGAGATTGTATACTTCAATTAGAACCGGTCAAACCAATACCAGATGAAAGTTACGACAAGGAAATAACTGAGTTTAAATTAAAATGTGATAATCCATCGATATTTTTAAAATCAAGAGACTATTTAAAACAAACTCCGGAATTTAAAGAGATAATATCATGGGAAAACGAGAAAACAGATATAAATGAATATGATGATTTAAATTTAATATTACGTCTTGACAATTTATATAAATCAAAAATACTTGATAAAATATCATTTGAACAATTTAATGTAGACTCTTATAAAAATATGGTATATACTTTACCTGAAAATACATTATTATATAGAGGAGTTTTTAAAAATAAACCTATAAAAGGAAATTATACAAAGGAAAATAAAACAGGTATTATTTGGCTTACACCAAATATAAACGAAGCAGTAAGATATTCTTTAAGATTATATGGTATTAAAGAAGATAATCCTAGAAGTAATTTTAGATGTGAAATATATAGATACACTACAACCGAACCTCTTAATCTACTTTTCATAAATAAAGATAACATTGAAAGATTAAAACATGATTATCCTGTTGTTAAAAAAGTAGTTGAATTAATATTCCCAATAAAAGATGGAATATTAAATAGAAATTCTATGATGTTTCAGGACTATATTTTTTCTTATTTTTTGTGTAATTATTTACATATGGATGGCTATTTTTCAGATAAAATTAATAGATTAAATGGAGAAATAATGATATGTAAGCCAAAATTAAATATAGAAAAACTATATATAATAAAAGGAGAAACTGTTATAAAGTGGCTAAAAGATTTTAAAGTTTTTGATAAAAAATTAATTGACTATAAAATAAGAATGAGATCATTCTTATATTTTTATGCTTTTAATATAGATACATCAATATTTGAATAAAAATTATATTTTATAAGTTTGACTTTAATTTTATACCGGTTTCTACCCTATTTAAATTTGACATAGATCTAAGCATACAGTTTATAGTATGATTAGATGTATTAGACATAATATGTTTTTTTAAATCACTTTTCATATTACGTAATATATCATTTGTTGATAATAAGTCTTCTTTTAATTTCATATCAATATGTTCTTTATATGTTTCACATGAAAAACACCCATCTATACAATAGGGTGTATTATAATCGATCATTTAAAAATAAAGTATTTATTTTTAAACTATATTTCTATATTTCTATCTTTTGGTTTTATTTGTAATAAATTATTAATTATATTTCTAATAGGTTTAGCTAATTTAACAAACTTATTAACATATAAAAACGGCATTGGAGTTTCAAATATTGTTGTAGTTAATATCTGCTGTAATATTTGGTCATCATTCATATTTTGCAATTTATAAGGAGATTTCATAATAAATAACATATACAATAATATACCTAACGCCCATAAATCACATTTTTTCCATTCATCAAAGTGTAATTTTCTAAAGGTAAATTTATCATGTTTATCAGTCAAATATAACCAATTTTCTGCTAATTCTGGTGAAAAATATTCAAGAGTTCCAACTGTTCTGTTATAACAGCTTTCTGTAAAAATATTATTTATATTTTCATCAGGGCTTAAACAGCTAAAACCATAATCTATATATTTGATATATGATCCATCTTGTATTTTATGATATGGAAGTTTTACTAATATATTAGCTAGTTTTATATCTCTATGAATTATACCAATATTATGCATATCTTTTAATCCTTTTAATAAATCTTGAGCTATTTTAATCTTATAATCAATATTAATTTTGTAATTTTTTAATAAATCTCCAAGTTCTATATAACCAGGTATATACTTTGTAACAATATATACCGTATTATCTTTCATATCAGAATCAACTATACATAAAAAATACTTACTACAGTTATTTTGTAGGTGTTTTAATATATTTTTCTCTACATTTTCTTTATTATATTCATGCGGTCTTAATATTATAATTTTTATAACATATTTTTTCTTATTTCTATTTACCAAAAAGACAGAACCATATGATCCAGAACCCATTTTCTTTTCTATAACATAATCATTATCATTTACAACTATTATTTTATTTAAATAATCTTCTTTAGATTTTGTTTTAGAGATTTTTCTCTTAGATTTTCTCTTAGACAACTTTTTACCCATTAGTTTTATTATAAAAAATATTTTTATAATAAATAATTTATACATAATTTATACATAATCATAAGAACGTTTCGTATCATTAAGTACATATGCACTGTTTCCATGACCTATATGATGAATATCAATATGTGAAAATGCAATTTTCATATTTTTATCTAAACATTGAAATGAAAAATATAATTCTGTTGAATCATTATACGATTTATCTTCTTTAAAAGTAAAGTTATTTTCTCTTATTTTATCTAACACGAATATTCCAGGATTTAAACTAAATCCTGGATAATAAAAACCTTTCTCTCTTGGATCTGGATATTTTTTATATACTTCAAATTCTTCTTCATATATGTCATAACTATTTCTATAGTTTTTTTCAAGCTTATTTTTACCTGGATGAAATGGAGAATATTTATATTCAAATACAGATGTATTATTAATAATTTTTATTTGTGGATGAAACTTGTCCAAAAATGTTTTAAACAAGATTTGATCATAAGAATTTTCTTTTAAAAAATCAATATAAGGTTCTATATAAAATGTTTTCGAAGATAACCAATCGTCTTCTAATAAAAGAATATGTCTAGTTTTTACTTGATTTAACATTATATTAAGACTTTTTGCATGACCTCTTTGATCTGGAGTTTTAAGAATAAACTCAAAAAATGGATACTTTTCTTTCATAATTCTTATATCAGACTCGGAAGAATTATCATCAATGCATAACCAATTATCAATTATATGAATATCTTGGCAAAAATGTAAGAATGAATCCATAGTCTTTATAAACAGATTTAATCTTTTACAAGTTGTACTTACAAAAGTTATATCTCTTTTTATAATATTTTGGGCAATTTTGATTTTTCTATCAAGATGTTTCTTATATTTTTCTTCATTAACATAAAAATTTACATTTTGAACAGATGTTAAACAACCAGCAGATGTTTTTATAAACCCAAGATCATTAAATCCAACTGCCTCTTGAATAGAATTACATATTTCTTTTAATTCTTCAACTGATTTATTAGGAAAACGACAACAATCACTTCCTATAATATCAGAATTTTTTACTTCAGTAAATGACATATTTTTATTTACTGAAGCTATTTGTTTAGATTTTGAATATTATAATTTAAAATCTTTTTTACAGAATGCATTTATTTGTATCATATAAAAATTGCTGTGTGCATTCTAATACTAAATCTATAATTCTTTAAACCTATATTTTAATAAATTCTTTTTTCTTTGGCATTTCAAACTTTTTTGATTTACTCTCGGATTTACTCTCGGATTTACTCTCAGATTTATTCTCATATTTACTCTCAGATTTATTCTCGTATGTCTTTTCGACGATATGATCCGTTTTAAATAAAGAAGGTGCTTTTGGTAACTTAGTTATATCCATTTTAAGTTTACACAATCCTGTACCCATTCCAGCAAGTTTTCCACAAATAATTGACGCCGATACACCTTTTGTACTTTCTTCAAGGCCATAAACACCAGCTTTAATAAAGTTATCAAAAGATTCCTCAAAAGAAGATCTTGAAATAGGACCTACATCTTCTGTTCTCATTGCATACCGTGAAATTGAATTTATACTACCGTTAAACGTCATCCATTCAACCAAAAGTTGTGCATGCTTTATGCTAATATCCTCCATAATATTCATAAATTCCTCAATCAAAAATTGAGCAGCCGCTTCTATCCCCAATACCTCATAAATATTCCATATATCATTAGTATATGTCTGTTCCTTATTAATATAAGGATGTGCTAAAAGTTTCAACAAAGATCCTCCCTCTGTTTCAATCATCCAAGAATTGTCCTTACTCTTTGAATCCTGTAAATAAAATATATTATCAATTCCTCGAATCCCACATAAAGTCATATTAGTAATCAATGGAATTACTACCTCCTCTAAATATATCATCTTAGCATTTTCATGATCAATATATAATACACGATCTTCTGGAAGTTTTATATCATTAACATCCACAAATATATCAAACTGTCCTATATTCATCGGAGAATATACACACATTAAATCACCATATTCAGTCTCTATCCTATCAACTATCGTTTGCATATTAATTTTATATTCAAATATAAGCTTCATATTTAACTTTATAGAAATACAGTGCCGATGCGTTGCGAAACGATCATTATGTAATATCTTATACGCATCATACCATATTTCATCTGATTTATTCTCTATCGGATCTATTGATAATGCTATATTTGCAAATGTAATTTCTACTATACTACTTCCTATAAGATTTCTCAATTCAGTAATACTTGAATTACTCTTATTAAAATACACATAACAACTCACACTCTTTGGATTTCTTGTCGCATTCAACAACTCCGAAAATCGGGGCACTCCTGAAACGACTGCTTTGTTAGTCAATCCTGCTTGATGAAAAGTGTCCATACAATTTAACCCGTTGAACAGTTGAAAATTTCTTGTAGTTTCTACGGTTAGATCATAAACGTATTCTGTTGTTCCATCAACAAAATCAACTGAAGATATGCTATCAAAATGTACATCTCTTATAGGAAAGTTTTCTTGTGATCTTCCATAATCATAACGATAAGTTCTAGCCAATGTTATATTAGTAAGTCTGTCTTGTTTATTTGATTCTGTTAAAGTAATCTCTTTAGCAAATTGCTGAGCGTTTTTATTACTAATTCTTAAAATGTATGCGTATTTAATATTTTTACTACCAATGTTATTCTTTTTTTGTTGTCTTCCTGATATTCTCCCGTGAATATCAAAATAAGATAAAATGAATGATATACCCAAAATAAGAGTTTTTGACACTGAGGATGCCACAACAGACCCGTCTGATCTATTAACAGATCCATCGCCGCTAAAATATCCATCAATTAAACCTTTCATAAATTCTTTTGGAGCTGTATAAGCAAAATGTGGAACAAATTTATTAGATGAGCCAGTTTCGCAAATAATTTTAAACATACGAGCCAAAAGTGTCGAATGTAATTTTAAATCTACGCTGGTTCCTCTTTCAACATTTTTTGATTCAGTTGTAACGGTGTGATAAGTTATCCCATAAAGATCACACCAGTCTGTTACCCTTTTTCTTATAATTGGATCTCGATTACTAATACCAACAAAAGTTAATGTGCTTAATCCTTCTGCTAAATATATACCAACAAGAAATCCAAAATTGTTATCAAGTGGAATTTTATCTGGAATATGAGATACAAATGAGCCGGAAGTGTGGATATATATAAGACCAGGAGGACATTTCATCAAATATTCACTGCGTTTTCCAAAACAAGTGTCAGATCTATTATAAGGTAATATAAAATCAGTTCCATTATGATTCATCCACCACGTCCTTTCACCTGAAAGTTTGTATTCACGTGCTTTAATTATTTCTGTTGTATAAAGATATTTATCTTTCGGAAAGATGGAATCCATATCAAAATGTGTTTGAATATTTTTAAATCTTGGTAAATCTTTAGTGACTGGAACGATATCACCAACTTTAATGTCGGATCCTAGAGTTGATTGGAATTGTTTTCCGTCCCATACAAGGAAAGATTTTGACTGTGTAGCAATAACACTTCGTCCAGATTTGGTTTTAACTTGGACTAATTTACCAACGGGTAAATGTCTTGTAACAGCTTCTATTTTATACCAATCAACATCACCATTTTCATCACATGAAGGTATGTAGTATCCAGTCTCCGGATCAAGTGGAAGATATTCTGTTCTATTTTCTGGAATGTGAGTAATTTTTTCAGGTTCTTTTTCTAATAGAATATCTATCATTTGGCCTATTGGTTCAACAACAGTTTTATTATCTTTTATATATAAAATATTTTCAGTCCAATCAACGCTGTTAAGCGTCAGCTGTGTTTGACGTTCGCCAATACTCTGAGCGCATAAAATTCCTACTGAAGTTCCAGGTTCTGCTCTTGATTTATGATACATTTTTTCTATTACTTCTTTTAATTTAGTAATCTGGCTTGGATATATTTCTTGAGATAATAATTGTGCTTTTAATTTTTTTTTATTAATATTTACTTCAGACATTGCTGATGCTATAGGTATTCCTTTATTTGGAACTATAAAACTGAGAATATCATCAATCTCTAATTCAGTAAGTTTACGTTTAGACATAATAATGTTATATCTTCATATCTTTTCTTAAAAATTCATTTTATTTTTAAGAAATTAAATTATCGACTTTGTCGGTCTTTAGACATATCGACAAACTTATTCTTAATACTTATCAATAATCATAAAATATAAAGTATATATTAAACTTACTATATAAATAACTGAACATATTTTGTCAGTATATTTGTACAAGATATTATTTAAAATCTCATAAGAACGTTTATTGATATATACCAACTCTTTTATCATATACTGGCCATTTCCTTGTAAACTATACCCAAGATTTCTATAATAATTTCTAACACCTACACCAGATATAATAGCAACTTTCTTGTATCCAAACGACTTTGCTATATTTTCTGCTTTCTCAATCAATTTTTTTCCAAATCCATAATGTTGAACTGTATTTTTACTACTCTTATCATATACAGCTTTTAAAGATCCATATACATGCAACTCCCTAATCAATGCACACCCCGTCAACTCCGGAAAATAATTATTTTCCCCATACAAAACTCTTAATCTTACAAACCCATACAAAAGTTTATTATCAGTACTATTATAACTAATAAAATAGTCAACACCCCCGCTTGATTTATACGATTCTACCTTTATACAAGCATTCTTTAACTCACTATCCGTTACACGATCCTTTACTTCTCTACACCTAATGCATTTACATTCCAATCCTCTACGTTTCATCTCGTTCTGAAGCATCTGCCTAAAGTTAGATTTTATATTACTAGAAGAATATCCAACTACATTACCATGTTCTTCAGGAAAATCTCTCTGAATACGATTATATCTTATATACTCCTTTGAAAATTCCTTAATCTTTAACCCAAGTTGTAATATTTTCTCACCATTATCAGAATCAGCCCAAGGAACCCACTTACCAGATTTCTTCCATTCTCTTATTTCAGTAAAATCTACATCAAGACAAGGATACCACTTAATATAATCTGCCATAAAATCTTGAGATGTTAATATATGTTCTACCATATACATATCCTTCTCAAATGTAGTTCCAGGTAAATCAGGCATTACATGTATATCAACTTTAAAACCACAATCCTTACAGTCCTTAATAGCTTTAATACTATGTTGTACTTTATGATTTCTATTAACACCGTCAAGAACATCGTCATAAATAGATTGGACTCCAAGCTGAATTCTTGTAACACCATAAGTTCTTAATCTTTTCAACTCGCCCTTATTAATATGATCCGGTCTTGTTTCAATAGTAATCCCAATAATCTTTAATTTTGCTGATTCATTAATGGTGATTTCTTCTTCTAAAGACAATCTATCTCTCTTTTCTCCTTCATCAAAATAAGTATTTGCTGAATAATAAATATCTCTCATTAATTCTACTTGATATTTTCTTGAATAACTTGAGAAAGTTCCTCCTTCAAGAATTATCTCTGCTTTATCTATTGTATGTCCATTCTCTTCAAGAGTTTTCACTCGAGAAAAAAACTGAGCACTTGTATCAAAATTATGTTGAACTGCTCTTTTTACAGCAGGTTCTGAATCAAGATAACTCCTAGGCATATCAACTAATGCTCCATTTTTCTTTGTTTGATTTGGACAATAACTACAGTTTTCGGGACAACTAAATTGGTCTGGTCGCATTACTATGGTAATAACTATGACACCTGACCAAGATTTTGATGGTTTCTTTACAATATAAGATTCAAATTGTTTATTTTTCTCAATAATATCGTTTTTTACAAGATATTGATACATCATACTCATATTTCTCTTACTAGGAAGAATAGAATATTTTCTTGTTAGCCTTGTAAAATTACTCTTAAATGTATCTTCAACATTTTTCTCTAAATCTATAACAAAATTCATAAGAATTGGATTATCCTCTGGAATAAACTTGGTAATAGCCCCTCTTTTATCCGATTTCTCGGAAATCGTAGAAATATTACCCATTTCCTCAATATCTTCTATCATATTCATAATAATTATATTTTTCGGAATTAAAAATATTTTTCATTTTTAATTCTATATTTAAAATCTTAATAAGGATTATATAAAAATTATAATTAATCCTTATAAAAAACAAATACAAGAATCTCAATTAAAAAATGCTTGCTCACGAGAAATATTCGAAGAAACTGGATGGACAATTCCGTCAAAAAATTTACTAAAATATATAGGAAGTGATAGATATACAAATACATTTTTACTTGATATAAATGATCAACAATACTCAGACATCCTAACACTTATCGATCTAAAAAATTCTAATATTTACAGGGAAGTTTCTAATATCAGATTTATTAAAGAAACTGATATTAAAGATTTCAATAATAAATACAAGTTAGATAAATATATATTTAACTCAAAATCTACTAATGCTTGGAAAATATATAAGAAAATTATTCCCAGCTTTCCACATTTTAATAATAATCACGTAACTATCCTTATAAGATATATAAATTCACCTGAAGAACACTTATTTTTAACATGTGAAGAAACAAGATGGATAACTACATATGATGATATAAGTTCAAAATTACAAATATGGGATTATGATAAAACTACAAAAGAATACAAAAGTATATACATGAAATATCATAAAGATTTTAAGAATTTAGAATTAACCGATCCAAGAACATTTGAAGATATAAAATCCGAAGTTAACGAATCGGTAGAAAATATTATAAAATTAAATTCAAAATATAATATTGATAAACTTGGTGGACACATTAGAATAAGTAGCGGAAAGTCCGGATTTATAAAAGGTCATGTTGAAAAATACGATTGATTTTTAGATTTTAATAAATTAATTTATTAAAATATTTTTTATAAATTTGTAGATCCAATACTCATACTCATATTTGTATATCCAGTATTATAATATGTATCTGAAACTACATCTAAACTTTCTGATGGATTTATCACAATTTGACTATCCACAACAACAGGTCCTACCAAACTATTACTCGTAATAGCAAATACTCCAGATAATAAAAGGGTTGGTGGTATAGTATCAAAATTACTAATGGGTATTTCATTCCAATTTATTCCATCAATTGAAGAATAATACCCATAGGCATCTCTTGATCCTATCATCCATTTAGTTCCTACCCAAGAAACAACACTTGGACTATTAATCCCACCAAAAAAACTTGTACCAAGTCCTGTCCAGATTTTACCATCATCTGACCAAGCAACTTTATTAGATCCAGATCCTACTGCTACAAATCTACTTCCATTCCATGCAACACTAGATCCTCCATCACTAAAAAATTTTTGTGTGCTATCAACACCAGTCCAAGTTGTTCCATTATCTGACCAAGCTATACTATTATCTCCATCTTCTCCAACCGCAACCCATAATAATCCATTCCAAGCGATACTATTAATAATAAAAACAGATGATGTTATATCATAATATATCCATGTTTTTCCATCTATAGATGTTGCTATTTTACCAAGTTGAGATCCTGTAGTAAATCCGCCAGCAATCCACATTTTTCCATTCCAAGATATTGTTCTAGCTACTTGAATATTCACAAGGCTATCTGCAACACCTGTCCAAGATTTTCCATCATTTGACCAAACAATAGAATATCCATCCTGACTGATAGTACCTCCTCCCGCTACAAACATACTTCCATTCCAGGATATAGATAAACATGAACTCTCTATCAATGAAGTTTGAGAAAATATTGAATTTCCAATACCAGTCCATACTTTTCCATCATAAGAATATGCCATAGTATTAATAGCATTTGGGCCTCCTCCTCCAGCAATCCAAATATTTCCATTCCAACATATAGACATACAACCTCCTCCTGTTCCAAATATACTCGAGCCTGTATTTCCATTTCCTACCCAATTTATACCATCTTCAGAATATACAAGATGATTATTATGTCCTATTCCTCCCATAACAATTGGTTGTTTAATAGAAACACTATTTTTTAAACCAGACCAAGCAACTCCATATCCTGTAGTAAATATAGTTGAGCTATTGCTCACTATGGTCCAATTATTTATACCATCTTTTGACCATACTATTGATTTACCTGAACTACTTTCTCCAACAGCAACAAATCTATTTCCTGTCCAAGAAATTCCATAACCAATAGTAATAATCGCACTACTATTAGGGAGAGCTGTCCATATTGTTCCATCTTCAGAATAAGCTATAGTATTAGCTCCTGCTCCAACTGCAACCCAGACTTCACCATTCCAAGCAACTCCATGTCCTAGACCGAATATACTATAACCCAGACCAGTCCAGATTATACCATCTTCAGAATAAGCTATTGTATTAGTACCAGGTCCTGCTCCAACAGCAACCCACATTTGACCATTCCAAGCTACTGCAATACCAGCTTGTGAAAAAATATTTGTACTATGTGTAACTACTGTCCATAGTTTTCCATCTTCAGAATAAGCTATTGTATTAACACTTCCACTTCCAACTGCAACAAATCTTTTTCCATTCCAAGCTACTGCAAAACCATATTCTGAAAAAATATTTGTACTATTTTCAACACCTGTCCAGCATATTCCATCTTCAGAAGTTGCTATAGTATATGTTGTTATAAGATCATTATAACCAACTCCAACAAATCTTTTTCCATTCCAAGCTAAACCGTAACATGATCCATCTTTAAAAGGATTATTAATACTACCATTAGAAATACCTGTCCAGGTTCTACCATCTCGAGAATAAGCTATAGTATTATTACCTTCACCTCCTACTACCCATATTTTTCCATTAAATACAACAGAATAAGCATTCCTAAATAGAGCTGGTCTTGGATTTGCAATACCATTCCAGCTCTCACCATCTCGAGAATAAGCTATAGTATTAGTACCTTGACCTACAGCAATATTTAAATTACTTGGAATCGTTATTGTATTTTCTCTAGAACTATTAGAAGCAACACCATAACAATTAAAAGTTGCAACATAATTTGGAATCCATATTTTTCCATCTAGAGAAGTTGCTATACCAAAAGGTTTTGGGACTAATTGATTAGTTGTATCTGTCCAAGTTCCAACTGCAATAAACTTAGATGAAGTGGCACACCATGTAATAGATCTACATCTAGAAGAACTTCCAGTAAATATTGTATTACTAATACCGGTCCAGTTTATACCATCTTCAGAATAAGCTAGTGTAATTGATCCATTCCCTCCGGCTACCCATATTTTGCCATTCCAGACAACTGTTAATCCAGCACCTCCGTCAAAAATATTTGTTGTAGTATCAGCACCAGACCATATTGCTCCATCTATTGAAGTAGCTATAGTATTAGTACCACTTCCAACAGCAACCCACATATTTCCATTCCAAGCAACTCCATTACCAGATACTGAAAATGGAGTTGTTCCAATTATTCCAGTAAGTTCATTCTCCACAGTTGCATATGCTATAGTATTAGTACCACTTCCAACAGCAACTGTTGTATTTCCATTGAAAGCAATACCATTACCAGATACTGAAAATATAGATTTCCCAATTCCAGTCCAAATTATTCCATCATAAGATATCGCTAGTGTGTTATCATTTCCAGTTCCTACTGCATAAAATATATTAAAATTTGGATATTTTACAGAAACTAATCCATTGCAATATTGAGAAAAAATAGGATTAGACGGAGTAACATCTTCAGAACAATTTGGAAACCAAGTTGTTCCGTTTAAAGACCATCCTAAAGAAAATTTTGCTTGATCACTATAAGCTACAGATATTCCAGCAATCCAAATTTCACCAGTCCAAATAACACATTTTCCAAATCCAAATAAATATGGAGCTATGTTTTCCCATGTTGATCCATTGTCGTCAGAATACGAAATAGATCCAGAACCTGTCGACTGTTCTCCTATAGATACTATTCTACTTGGTGTAGATTTTCCAAATGTATAGACACTTGAATTCGATACAGGCCCATTAATTTCAGATAAAACATCACTTGTTTTTATAGTTGATGAAACATTAGGTATATTATCAACTTTTACTGTAAACCCTAATACTTCTTGATTTACAATATTTATACCTTGAATAGCAGTACTTCCTGTACTCCCAGTACTCCCAGTACTCCCAGTACTTCCTGTACTCCCAGTACTTCCTGTACTCCCAGTACTTCCTGTACTTCCTGTACTCCCAGTACTTCCTGTATTTCCTGTACTCCCAGTACTTCCTGTATTTCCTGTACTTCCAGTACTTCCAGTACTTCCTGTATTTCCTGTACTCCCAGTACTTCCTGTACTTCCTGTACTCCCAGTACTTCCTGTATTTCCTGTACTCCCAGTACTTCCTCCACCTCCTCCATATTCTTGAATCATATTCATAATATACGATTGTTCTGAAATGGAAGGAGCATATTTAGTGCCAGTTGTAAAACCAGAATTCAATCTACCAAACTTTCCCGTAGTTTCACTCGCAATAAAACTTTGTTTATTAATAGTTGGTGAATATCTTACACCAAATGACATATTTACTTATTTATTATATATTTAATTTTATTTTTAAAATTAAATTAAATTATAAATCAATCAAAAATCAATCAAAACTTGTATTAATATTAATTGTTGCATAATTATAACCTGAATTATAATAAGCTGGTGAAAATATATCTAATTTATCACCTTTATATAATGTAATTGTTTCATTAGGAGTAATTGTAGACGATCTCCTACGCCCGTCTTCTATAACTATATTAATATCCCTTGCTGAATTCCAAGCAACTCCACGACCCATCGAAGAAAATATTGCGGAGCTATCAACAACTGGGCTCCATAATTTACCATCTCTAGAAGTAGCTATAGTATTAGTACCTTGACCTACAGCAATAAATACATTTCCATTCCAAGATACTCCATTTCCTGAATCACTGAATATAGTATTACCAAGCCCAAACCAATCTAATCCATTATTTGACCATGCTATAGTATTACTTGCTTCTCCTACAGCAACCCATATTTCACCATTCCAAGCAACCCCTATACCAACTCCTCCTGAAAATATACTTGTTCCAACTGGTGTCCAAACTGTTCCATTATTTGAATAAAATATATTATTACTTGATGCTTGACCAACAGCAATCCACATTTGTCCATTCCAAGCAACGCCATTACCAGAAACATCGAAAATATTTGTTCCAAGACCAGTCCAAGTTGTTCCATTAGATGAATATGCTATAGTATTATCTTGACCTTGTCCTACTGCAACCCAAAGTTCTCCATTCCAAGCAACTCCATTACCAACCGTTGAAAAAATACGTTTACCAACTCCTGTCCAAACTGTTCCATCTGTTGAAGTTGCTATTGTATTAACACTTCCACTTCCAACTGCAACAAACATATTTCCATTCCAAGCAACTCCAACTCCAGTCACAAGAGGACTTGAGGATGAATCTACAGGAGTCCAATTTATGCCATTATTAGAATAAGCTATAGAACCAGGTGAAGTTCCAACCGCAACCCAAAGTTCTCCATTCCAACAAACTCCAAATCCGCAAGTACCAAAAATAGTTGTTCCGAGACCATTCCATGTTCCACCATTATCTGTTGAATAAGCAATAGTATTTGTACCATATCCAACAGCAACCCATGTTGATTGTATAGATTTTCCAATAGTATAGATTTGTTGGATACCTACTGGATTATTTAAAGTACAACTAATATCGTTAGTATTAATTGTGCTATTTTTATTAATTATAATACTTTTTAATTTTTGAGTATAATTTTCATCAAAATCAATTGTATAAGCATAACCTGTTTGAGTATTATCGATTTGATAAGTATACTGTGGAGCATCGATATGTAATTCATGTAGTGAAAAACCCGTCGCAGGTGCCACTCCACCTGTTCCAGATACTGGAACAGGTGCCACTCCACCTGTTCCAGATACTGGAAGAGATAATGAAGTTATTAAATTATAAGTATAAGTATATGATTGTTCATTTATAGTAGGTGCATATCTTACACCAAATGACATATTTATTATAAAATAAATATAATTTATATTTATTTTATTATTTTTAAATCAAAAAATATAAATCAAATCTACAATTTAATATGTTCTTCATATAGCATACCTATCGATTTAAATAAGTTTTTCTTAAAAGTTCTCGATATTCCATGCGATTCGTACTCTATTTTATTAAAACTTTCACGAAAATCTTCTATAGTAAGATGCCCGCCATATTTATCAATCAATCTCCAATGAGGAGCTTGATCTATTTTTTTAATATCATTACCAAAAATTTGATTATATATCTCAGTCAATAATACTTCCGAATGATAATATAATAAATTGTGTTTATTATCTTTTATATAAGCACAACAGCAATTAAATGAACAAAATACGCCATCTGTTTCATAATACTCCTTTTCTTCAATATCAATTCTCTTATCGCCATCTATAATATTTTTCCTATCTAAATTAATATTCTCTTTTATAATATACTTATCTCTACTAATCTCCGAAAAATATTGCTTAACCGCTTGACTTGATATATATTTAATAGGACATCCAATTGGTGCAGTAGTAAATGGATTCCTACACCAATAACAATTATATTGTAATTTAGATACATTTTTGCCAGAATTGAAATCAATCATTGATATTTGACATTTATGTATCTTTTTTGTTTCATCAAGAAATGATATGATTTCTGGAACTTCAGCTTCCAGATCTATAATCCTTGTAGTATTCATAGGAATTACTTTTTCAGTATTAGATAAGTTATATTTTATATCTATTTTTTCTGTATTTATACCAACTAATACAAAAGGATATTCAGTAGTTTTTTTAGATTTTGGCATTTTTTATTTATATTTAATTTGATGTTTTAATTTCATTTTTAAAATCTGCATATATATAAAATTAAATGAACTGTAATAAATTCTGGTTGGAAAATTGTTCAAATTTATTTTCTGATTTTAGACTAATTCCTAATCAAAATATGTCATTATCAGAAAGAATGAATACAATTACACGACTAGTATTAATAATTTTTTTATTTTTATCGTTATTAAATTTTAAATACAGTTTTTTACTTTTATCACTTTCTTTACTATTTATAATTATTCTTTACTATATACAAAAAGATAACATGCAACAAATAAAAGAAGGATTTCATAATTTTCCTCACAAATCTTTCTCTGAATCCCCAAAAATAACACAAACATCACAACAAAAATTACCTAAAGTTGTAGATGATTATGCATACTTTTACTGCAACGATCCTATATCATTAGAACCATTTGATAAAACCACTCTTTCCCTTAACCAAAAATTAGTAGGACCTGCCAATCCCAAAACAAAAATAGCTCCTATTATAATACCCCCTTCTCATGACTTAGATTACTGGAGAGCAAATAATCTTATTACACACTCCCATGTAAACTTAAAAACTGAACAAGACGTATACCAATCTGGATACGAAGTAACAACTTCATGCAAACCAAAAATAAAAGAAAACTTCTACAAAAACGACAACAAAGTTGATTATAAAACCCCAACATACGGAGGAAACTCTTGGCACCCACAACAAGAAGAATATTCTTCCACGAACAAAACCCAACAAGAAATTTACTTTCCCTTTAAAAACCAAAATACCGTAAAACTCAGACAAAACACAGTTCTTGCCGAAAACATAGGACAAGTTAATACATCATGCAGCTATAACCCTAAACAAATTTTTACGTCAAATCTTCCTTCAAATTATAATGCAAGCAATTGCCAAGAAGACTCAAGAATGGCTCAATATAATAAAAACTTATTTACACAAATAATAGAACCAGGAATTTACACTGTAAATCAAGTAAATGAACCTATTAATTCTAACATGGGTATTTCATTCACACAACAATTGGAGCCAACTACATATGAACAAAATAAGGACGGAATCACATACATACAACATGATCCACGTATAATAGAACCACTTGAAGAACCAGAACCTATACAACAAATTAATGAATCAAACGTATATGATCCTCGTTTTAGTGGCTACGGAACAAGTTATCGCTCTTATATTGATAAGCAATTAGGTCAGCCAAGATTCGCCTATGATGATATAAACGCTATCAGAATGCCTAATTATATCACAAGAAACAAAATAGATTTTACATCATTTGGAGACTCTTATGGCCCTATGAGTCAACAAGACGGAAACGACTTAACTGCAAATATCAGAGAATTAGCACAAGATGCCTGGTTTAAAAACTCTGGAGAATTTAGAGAAAATCTCATGTTTTCAGCACTTAGAAAACGTAATTCAGAAATGTGGCAACGTAGAATGTTCCCTATGTCCACATCTAATCAGAGAATGATGGGCGGAAAAATATAAAAATATAAAAATATATTTTAAGAATTATGTGAATATTAAATAAAATGACAAGAAGATTTCAATAAAATAAAATTTTTTATTATAATATTATAATAAAATAATATTATAAATGAATAAGATTTTACTTATTATAATTTTAATACTTGTTTGTATTTCAATCTATTATTTATATAAAAATACTAAAGAAAAATATACACTTGTTAATGCAACACGTATTGGTACTGCGCCAACATGTAATCCAAAACCAGAAGATTGTACTTCTAATAATTCTGTTATGATTGGCACATGTTATACACCAGCAATTAACACTATAGTTTCTGGTCCTTGTAGAAAAGATAATTGTGATAATGGGTACCATGCTTTTTGCGTAAGTAAAGATAGTATTTATCCGATTAGTATATCATCAAAATGGATGGGGTACAGTTCTGATATAATTGGTAATATTCCATTTAATCAGATTAAAATACCTGGAAGTCATGATACAGCAACTTATGATATTTTAATACCAAAAACTGGAGGAGCAGCTTTTGCAGGTTTTATAGGAAAATTGGATGCTATAATAGCATTATTAAGTACACTAGCACTAATTCCTGGTATAGGAATTATTGGAATACCCGCATTTAATGCTACATTAGGAAATGAATTATATCATTATTTGGATTATGATACTGAAATTCCATCATGGGGGTTTTTAAAATACCCCCAACTTGATCCAAAAAATTGGAATCAAACTGATCTAATAAATTATATAACTGATATTAGTATTATAGGAGCTATTCTAAATGTTGCAACTCCATCTAATATAGATAGTTTAACCAAAATAATGAAAGGAACAATTGCACTTTGGGGTAGAGCTCAGAATGATGATATAACAACACAATTAAATAATGGAATCAGATATTTTGATTTTAGGATAGGAGTTGATACAAAAGAGGGTAAAGTTTTATCAGGATTAGATTTATCATCTTTAAAATTTATCCACACATTATTTACCCAAAATAGTGTTACAAAATTATTTGATGATATAAAACAATGGATTAACTCGTTTACAACACCATTTAATGAAATATTAATCTTCGATTTTCAAGATGTTACTAATTTTTCATATGTTACAAATGCATGGAATGTTGAAGAAACAAATAGGTTAAAAATACAGACGTTGTTTTTAGATTATTTAAAAAATACATTTGGTGATTTATTATATCCAAATAATATACCAGTAAATTCGACATATTCTAACCTAATTCAACAAAAAGGAAGAATTTTTGTATTATTTGAAAACAAACTTGTTGATACACAGAATAATCTTTTTATAGACAAATATCAGGTATTATATCCATTTATAAGAAATAGAACTGTTAATATTGTATCAATAGAATCATCACCAAACACACCAACACACGCATCAAATGACCCCAAAGAGGTTCTTACTGGTTTACAAACAACATCATACACAAGCTGTTTAGTATCACCTTTAGATCCTACAGATCCTTCTTCTGTTCCGATTCTACCAGTATTAAATGTACTGCAAGGTATTGGATGTGGATTTCCATCAGGTGATTTTGTTAAAACTATTATAAATTCTTTAATAAATCCATCTGACATTGCTGGACCGAATGGACTATTACCATTATCAATGAGTCATACACCTTTTTATATAACTAATATTTTACCCCCTCCTTATAATCATACTGATGGCGGACCTGTATTATTACCTCCTACAAATGGTGCATATAATATTATAATTGGAGATAATATATGTGCTTTTAATTTTTCTTCTCTTATTATTGCATGGAATAGAAATGAACTTGATATATATGGAATGAAGGCAATTAATACGACAAATGACAATCAATGTCATTGCCAAATAGATTCAGGAGCAGGTCAGGGAGCATGTGGAGTATGTTATACAGATCCAGCTGGGTATGATGATACAACATGTATTGGAGTTGAAACAGCCTGTTATAGTACAACTACTCCTCAATGTAGATTTTCAGATGATTGTCATGTTATAGGAGGAGGGGCTGTAAGTGATACAGGAGGCGCCTTATATTGTAAATATAATGCTGGATTATCATATTCAGAATGTAAAAATCCAGCTCTTAGAACATGTAGAATGGATTCAGAATGTAAACTTGGTCCAAATGGATCTTCATGTGTATCATCTGTACCAGGAGTTAATGATGATTTGTGTGTAAATGCAGGAGCTGGTCAATGTACTTGTGATAATCCAGATCCTTTAGCGCCACAATGTATGGGAGATAGTGATTGTGGGTATGGATCAAGTGCTAGATCATTTAGTAGAGATCCATTTAAAGGAAGTCATAACTGTAGAATTTTAGATGCTACTGCTCGAAGTTGGTGTGCAACACCAATGGTTCAGTGTAATAATGATGATCAATGTCATTATAATGTTGGACCAGGATATTGTACATCTGATACAGCGGCAGGATATAAATGTGAAGTTTCGGGAATTATTGGCACTCAATGTGATTGTTCGAGAGATTTACCATCAGATGTTGCAAATTATGATCCAAATAATCCAAATAATTATAATTTTATACCACGATCATTTTGTAATGATCATGGAACTCCAAATCAAAGTACTAAAACATGTGTATGCGATCCACTATATAGTGGACTTAACTGTGAAATTGCAGATTTTTGTGTTAATAATACATGTTCTGGGCATGGAACTTGTACAAGTGGAAAGTGTGTTTGTGTATATGGATGGACTGGAAAAGATTGTGCTGAAAAGAATACAGCATTTATGTGTAATGGCAATCCTCAACATCCTTGTACTCCTAACGGAACTTGTAATAGTGATAATATATGCGAATGTAAACATGGATGGTATGGTCCCGGGTGCTGTATGAATATAATTGATGGATGTATAAGTCCAAATTATGGTTGTTCATCATATTTACCAGGCCGACAATGCGCACAATAAATTAATTTTTTAAAATATAAAAATGATAATTTTTTAAAATATATATTTATTTTAAAAATGGCTTCTCAAATATGCTCAATATGTCATGATGAAATAACACAAAATACTTCTTATACAATTCCAGAATGTAATCACTCCTTTCATAACGATTGTATTATTCAATGGTTTAGAAATTACAACAGTACTTGCCCATTATGTAGAGAGGCAGGGCCTGGTGATTTTGTTTGTAATAAACAACAACGAATTAGACTTATAAAACAACATATTAAAAAAAATCAAGTTCCAGATTATATTGTAAAAGCTATGGAAAAATACGATAAAGCGAATAAAGCTCATATTCTTTCTAAAAAAAATATTAGCACTTATAGAAAAACAAAAACAAAAAATAGACAAGTTAAAGATATCGTAAATACATATCGTAAATTACGGACACAATTTTGGAAAACTAGTATAAAACTTGGAACTGCTGAAAGAGCCTTATGTGAATGTAATATAATTCCAGTCACAATCGTTGTTAGAAAAATACAAAAATAAAAAATGATAAATTATATATAATATATTATATATAAAAATGGGTAATTGCTACGGTTTTGCAAAGTTTTTAAATAATTCCAGAAATATATCTTATATGACCGCTGAAAATACTCCGTGGTTATCTCTTGATAAAGAAACTTTACTATGTAAAGTCGTTGACGTTTATGATGGTGATACAATCACAGTTATATTACCATTTAATTCAAAGTTTTATAAGAAAAAATGTAGATTATACGGTATAGATTGCGCTGAAATAAGAACTAAAGATTTAGAAGAAAAAAATTGCGGTTATGATGCAAAAAAATTCCTATCAGACCATATCCATAATAAACAAGTGTGGATATATTGCGGTGATTGGGATAAATATGGACGATTATTAATAACTATATATACAAATAAGCAAGATATTGGTAATTTTGATAAAAGTATGAATAAACTAATGCTGGATAATAATCACGCTTATACTTACGATGGAACAAAAAAACAACAGTTTCAAGATTGGAAAAAATAAATTGAATATTTATTAAAAGTACAAATTATTTTAATAAATATTATGCCTACTATAATTAGCTGGAATGTTAATGGTATTAGATCTAACATTGTCGGAGGAAAACATATTTCAAACAAAAACGCTAAATATACTTCAATAAAGCCCGAAACTAATCTTGGCGAAATTATATCTGAATATAATCCCGATATTTTATGCTTTCAAGAAACTAGATGTGATAGTAAAAATGCAGAATCATTATTTAAATTCCCAGAATATCATCAATTTTGGAATTCAAGCAAAGGTCTTGACGCAAGAAGCGGTAATAGATACTCCGGAACTTCTCTATGGTCAAAAGAAAAACCTGAAAAAGTTGTATATGATATTCCAGATCTTAATGACACCGAAGGCCGTATTATCATTGCTGAATATTCTGAATTTATCATCATTAATACATATGTTCCAAACTCTGGTAGTAATTTTGAATATAGAATTAACATATGGAATATATCAATAAAAAAATACCTTGAATCTTTAAAGTTACTATCAAAGAATATTATATGGCTTGGTGATTTAAATATAGCATATACACATTCCGACACCTGTTATACTCGATCAAAATATAATAGCTCTACAATTGCTGGATGTTTAAGAGAAGAAATCGACGATTTTAAAGAAGTATTGGAATCAGGCTTTTCTGATGCTTATAGAAAATTCAAAAAACAACAAGAAACTGAATATACATGGTTTTTCAATAGTAAAACAAGAATTGCAAATAAAGGTATGAGACTTGACTATTTTATAGTTGATAAAAATATGTATGATAAAGTCAAAGAATGCGGAGTTATTAAGAATTCAGGACTTAAAACTTCCCCTCTTGGAAGTGATCATCTTGCTATCTTTTTAAAATGGTAGATTTATAGATTAATTATCAACATCTTAACTTTTTAGAAAATTATAAACTGAAATTACTTTATAATTTTATCATTAAACTTTTGACTTTTTAAAAATATGGAAAAAACATAAATGACTCAAGTTTTTTATGAAAAAATATGAAATAAGTTGAGTCATTTATTTCAAATAAATAATTAATATATCTTTTTTAGGAAAAATAAATTTTTAAAATCATCAACACACACACATTTTTTGTGTGTGTTGACAAAAAAAATTTTGGAAAAGGTAAAATAAAAAAATTGTAAACTGAAATAAGGTTAATTTTTTAATGGAAAAAGGTCTGGTTAAATTACACAAGAAAATTTGGCTTGAAAAATATAACATTATTTAAAAAATTATGAAAATTTAATGTTAAACGTTAAATTTTCATAAAAAAATGATTTTCTTAATATTTGACGTTAAATTTTTAATGTTAAATATTAAAAATTTAACGTCAAACGTTAAATTTTCATAAATGATTTAAATATTTAAATTTTGTTATATAAATATGTCATCTTGTGAATTTTGTAAAACTACATTTAATACAAAATCATCATTGAAAAACCATCTTAGAACTGCTAAATATTGTATTCAGAATAGAACTGAAACATTTACTAAAGAAATTGTTATATTTGATTGTAAATACTGCAATAAAATTCTATCAAGTAAACAAAATCTAAACATTCATTTTCAGATTTGTATACCTAGATATGAAAAAATACTCAAACAAAAAGAAGATGAAAATCAAATATTAAAAACAGAAATCATTAATATAGAAAAATACAAAGAACAAATTAGTGAATACAAAGAACAAATTAGTGAATACAAAGAACAAATCAAAGAACTTCAAAACAAAATAGAAAGAATGGCTACAAAAGCTATAGAAAAACCTACAAATCAAACCAATCTATTTCTTTCACCTATTGACTTAAGTCAAGAACATATAACTAAAATGATACAGGAAAAGTTTACTAAAGAACATTTTTATGATGGACAAGCTGGTGTTGCACGTTTTGCGGTAGATAATATACTTAAGGATAAAGATGGAAAATTAGGTTATATATGCACAGATCCAGCAAGACAAATATTTAAGCATATCAATTCAGATGGAGAAGTTAAAAAGGATGTAAGAGCGAGTAAGTTAACAAAGAAGCTTGCAAAGGATGTAAAGAAAGTATCAGGAGAAATGGTATTAAAAAGAATGGAAGAAACAAATGAGTCTACAGAGTTTAAAAAAGTTGATAAAGATGCTTGTTTTAATTTTCTTACAAAAAAGATGGATGAAATAGCAGTGATAGATGATGATAGTTCAAAGTTTCGAGCGGAATTGGCAAATCTTACAGTAGAAAATTGAATGTTTTAATTTAAATTTTAAATTAAAATCTTAATCAATCAAAATTATTTGTCCATCTTGAAGAGTATTTTTCTCTATTCATTCTGGCCATTAAACCACCTGCATATTTAGTTCCTCCTGTTATATCTTCTCTAAATCTTGTACTGTCGTTAATAGAAGTTAATCCTGAAAACCCTCTCATATTATTTTGTAAAGGATTTGATGAAGTTAATGGTTGGCGAAAATACGCTGGTTTCATAGCGTTCATTGGATCTTGATAAACTTCACCTTTTACATTACTACTTATTTCAAAAACAGGTGTAAAATAAGGATCTTCTATTGACTTATCAATATAATATTGTATCTGACCGGCAGATACACTTTTATAATCCGTATAGTTTTGACCATATCCACGAAGTTTCTCATTATATACATCATCTAATCTAACAGTTGATTCCATCGGTGCTCTGTCAAGAGGTATAATTTGAGCTGTCATTGCATTCAACAATCTGGGATCTAATGGGTCATATACAGCTTTTGAACATTCTACTGGATAAGGATTACTAGGTTTATAAGGTCTAAATCCTGGAGATGAAGTATATACTTGTGGATTTTCTACAATAATACCATTTCTTGGATGTGGTTCTTGGGATACTCTGAATACTCTTGTATTATTTACGTCGTAATAATCACCTGGAACAGATTGTTGATTGTTTTCTCTTCTTACTGACAAATTTGTTGCATAGCCTGTTTCTTTTGGAAAATTATTTTTTGTATCGTAACAAACACATGATGATTTAGGATAATTATAATAATCTGTCATAGTTTATTTATAAAAATATATATTTATAAATAATTTTATTTTTTATTTTTGATATTGAATCATTTTTTCAGAACATTCAACATAACCAAGAAACATTCTCCTACAACAATATCTTACAGCGCCAATATTATCAAGAGCTGTTTTTGCATCTACTCCTGATTTAATATAATCCTTGTAGGTTTCAATCTTATTAGCTAAGACTTTATTGCAACTAAAACATCTAATTGGCATATCCATAATTTAATAAAAAAAATAAAAATAAAATAAAAAATCATTTATTTTTTTATATTTTTATATAATAAAATAAATGACTTCTTGTACTCCTTTTTATAAGAATCCAATTAATACACCACCTTATGGTCCAAATAATCCATATCAACCACCTTGGAGTCCAACGAATCCATATAAACCATTTGATATGGAAGATTGTTTTTCAGATTGTCCAAACGGATCTGAACCAGCACGCACACAATGCTGTAATCCAGACATGTCTAAACGTGATCCTGACGGATATAATCAATATTGTCAAACATCATCGTATGGTCAACAAGCTCCCAGACAAATGGTTGATAGTTCTTGTACTCCTTTTTATAAGAATCCAATTAATACACCACCTTATGGTCCAAATAATCCATATCAACCACCTTGGAGTCCAACGAATCCATATAAACCATTTGATGTAGCAGATTGTTTTTCAAATTGTCCAAACGGATCTGAACCAGCACGCACACAATGCTGTAATCCAGACATGTCTAGACGTGATCCTGACGGGTATCGCCAATATTGTGGCTCTGCTCCAGGTGGTGTAGTATATGACAATTGCAATAAAGATTGTTCAGATTTCTTTAATAATCCAAATAAAAATACATTTGGAAATATGGATATGGATTTAACATGTGCAAGATGTTTTAGAGATTATCGTCCAGATGAAACATCTGGAGATAAGGATATATATAAGGATTGCACTGCAAGAAACCAACTTTATAACATAAAAGATTTTAATTCTTATACTAACGCAAGACAATCTGTTTATAATGAATACTGCGGAACTGCTACTTCAAAAGCCAACGATAAATGTGGAAGTTTATATACATTTTTAGCTGGGCCTAATTCGACATGCGCTAATCCTTATCCTAAACCAGTCCCAGGACCAGCACCAAGACCTCGTCCAGGACCAAGACCCGGAACTGATGTATTTATGGCTCCACCACCTAAACCTTTTTGGGGAGTTTTATAGATTTTTGTAATTTTTGATTTATAAACAAAATGTTTTTAATAAAATGGAACAAAAAATATTAGAAGATATTGATAAAAGATTAGATCTTGGTATAAAAAGATATGGACATAGTATAAAAGTTTCTGATAATACAATTAATTTTGGAACAGAAGAAGATTCTTGGCTTGAAATGATGGAACAAGAACTTTTAGATGCTGTTATATATTTAACAGCTCATCTTATGAGAAAAGAAAATATACAAAATGACGCTGAAAATGTAAAATTAAGAGAATGTTTAGAAAGATATAGACAAGAACATCATCTTATGGCTCATTTGTTCTATATGACAAATGCGTGTAAAAGACTTGATGTATAAAATTATAATAAAACGAAGTCTATTATAATTTATTATTTTATTAAATTTTTAAAGTCAATACCTCGTGGTTTTATTGGATTTATTGGTTCTGGATAATATTTAGGATTTTTATTATACGATTCAAGTTTCATTTCATATTTTACTAATTCTAGACTATAATTATCATATTGCCTACAGTCTTTTGCATTTTCAAAATAAACAATGCGAATTCCTAAATCATATAGAAATTTTAAATCTGATATAATTAAACTTAAACCAAAATTTTCTTCAGTTATTAATGTAGATAAATTTGAGTATGTAAACTTATTAATTATTCCTGTTGAAAGATGATTTCCTACATAATCTACAAAAGCTACTTTTATTTCGTCTATATATTCATCACTAATATTTCCTGCCATATAAGTTCCAGACAAAAAATTATATTCGAATTTATTATCAGTTTTCTTAAATTCGCCTGCTAATCTAATTGAGCATATATCGTCTATTCTTGAAATAAGATTTGAATGTAAAGTTCCTACTTCAATTGGAGTTAATACTTTATTAAAATACAAATTAAAAGGACCATCACATTTTCCAGACTCGGAGAGTGATTGTGTTAAAATCCAAGTATACACACCATTTTCAATATCTTTTATATGATTATTTTTATAGATTCTTATATTTTGATAAATTATTTCTTCTTTATCTTTAATGTCTACAGCGAAGTATTTACCGTCAATTTTTATACAGTTTTTAGGAGCACTTACAACCCTGATAGATCTAGGTTGTTCAAGTTCAATTTTTGGAGTTTTTTCAAACTTTTTTTCATAATCATAATCTGTCATATTTATATATATTCTATATATAAATTATATTTTTAATTTATTTTTTATCTTTTTTATTTTGTTGGTCTAATCTCTACTTTAATTCCACAAGCCATCAACTCTTGCATTAACAGCTTTGAAGCATAAGGTATGATTACATTTGAAATTTCATCAGATTTACAACCTTTACATTCTTTCTCACATGTTACAATCATTCCACACTTATTACATACATTCATACTATACGGATCTGACATATCATACAATCTCTCTTTCAAAAATCTCGCATTTCCATGCACAATCATTGCATCTCTTTCCATTTCCCCGAAACGTAACAATTATACCAGATCACTTAAGCATTTACTCTCAAGATCATTTCATCTACTAATTCTATAATGTATTCATTAGTATAAGAATACAAAACTTCTAAAGTAGCATCCTCTCGGATGGGTTTAGACTATATTTTAAGCGATCATGAGGATTGTCAATCCTTCACGCCCATGTTCATTTAGTCGTTGAAGCTTTTCCATATTCCATGACATTTGGAATTTAGGAACTTGCCTGCGGATTGTCTGTATTCTTTAGATTTTTACCTTACCTCTAGTGATTAACAAGAGCCATTATTAGATTTCTCTAACAATTTGGTACTAAAGACTTTACCAGATTTTCCCGCAATTTGGACATGTTGCCTGTTATACTACAGACTAGCAGAGTTTTCATTTACTGACGAATTTTTAATATATTGTAAATTTTTCTCCACTGTGGCAAATGTTTACCCAGTTATACCAGTTCACTTGAGTATTTCTTCTCAAGATCATTACATCTATATATTCACTGTATTTGTTTGTTATAGAACAAATAAAGCTTGTATATATCACTCTCTCGAGTGGGCTTAGACTCTATCTTAGACTTTCACTGAAAAATGGTTAGTTTTTCTCAAGCCCACATGCGTCGAGTCGTTGAACGTCCACCATATCCTACCTTGACGGATTTAGGCAGTTCGCTGCGAATTTTCCATATATATTTTAACTTTTTACTATACCTTCAGGAGTTACCTGAAGCCACCAATGAATTTCTCCACTAGTTTAGTATTAAAATCTTTAGGAAGTCCCCGCAATTTGGATGTGTTGCCCTCTATAACAGGACTAGCAAATTTTTATTATTATTGTAGTTGTGTTTTCCAAGTTATAAAAACTACAATAAATTTTAAATTTGCTTTATGGCCAGCTTGACCATCTCTCGACCTCCCTTCTCGCTTATACCATTGCTTTCACAATGGGCTAGACTGTATCTTAAGCCTTCATTGGGGATAACGCCCCTCAGACCAACATCCGTTCAGTCGTTGAAACCCTTCCATTGATATAGTTATTTTCGGCACTGCCGGTCTGATTTGAATCAGACTTATCATTAGGAAGTAAGCCTGCGGATTGCCCAATTCTTATCATTATTACCATTGGATACGGCTATTAACCGTGTTCCCTTTAAATGTTTCCAAATAAAGGTGGTAGATAAGACTCTAAGGGTGTTCCCGCAACAAGATGTTTTGCCGTTTGCTAAAATAGCCAAACGACTAGGCGATAAACTCTTTTAAAGTCGCCTTTTACCACCCAAAAATTAAGTGGTTGTCTCGTAAGCATCGTGACAGGCCCCGTAGCCCTACTATTTCCTGTCCAACATGCTTTTCCATTTCTTCTTATGTAAAATACTTCAGATGGTACTTGTAAGCAAAAAACAGGACATTTTTCATTTTCTACAAAATGTTCTTCTTGTATTTTTTGATTTTTTGTATGACCATGATTTACTGAAGGATTTAATTTTGTTGTTATAACGCTTATTCTTAATATATCATGATTATTGACAACTTCTCTTCCATGTATTTTTATTAGATTTGATCCAGCTTTTATGTGATTTGAAATTGTTCCAGCCCATCCGGCATGCAAACATAATTGCTGAAATTGGTTGGCTAATTTTACAGAAGATGTATAATAAAATTCACAACCTGAATTACTTGAAGAACCATCACCTAATAACATTCCTCTTATTAAAATACGAACTTGTCGTTTGCTTATTTCAAATACCCAATCTGGAAGTTCTTTATTAGGAGCACCAACGCTTAATAAATGTATATATGTATATAATTGATAATCATAAATAGTAAGTTTTTCATTTGTAACTTTATACGCATAGCCTAACTTTTCAAGTGCTGGATACAAGTTATCTTTTACACGTTGTTTATTAACAGATATTTGAATTCGCCCAGATGTTTTACTTCCAGAAGTCCACCCTTCGGCATACCATATTCCAAAAAACATAAGCCAAGAGTCCATATCTACTATTTTTTCTGATATAACAATATCAACTGTTGGTGTGTATTTTTTGACAACACTTTCCAATATAAATTGATAATCTTCATTTTCCCATTCTGCATCTTTTTTATACTTCATATGTTTTCCAACAATTTCATCAGCTCTTGCAAAATCATAAGGTAACCATACTCGTTTTCGTCCAAATGGTTTTGAAACCCACATTCTATGATTTCCAGTTACTGCTAAATCTATTGACTGATTTTTTATATAATACATAGAGCCTTCGTGATCAGGATATAACATTATATCTATTGGTTTCTCATATACAAGAACTCTATTTTTTAGTGTAGCAATATAGTCATTCATTGTAAGTTTATCTCCTTTCTTCCAACCATTTTTAGTAAGAACTTCTGTGAGAAGTAAGTCACAGCAATGTAATTTGTCGCCCACCATATGCTTGAGTCTTTGATAATAAGTAGGACCCATGAATATTTTTGCGGGAATTCTTTCACCTGTCATTCCATTAGTAAGAGTTTCCCATCCGTGTCTTTCGTGACCGGTTTTTCCTAGCTTATCACATAATTTATCAATAACGTCTATACTATTATCACCAAATGGTGTGCAATCGCCATATTCTCCCAACATTGCACAACTCTTACCTAATAAACACTCCATTAATTGATTTATTGTCATTCTCGGTATTTCCCTCACATGAGTTCGTTCTAGTCAGGAACTACACTCATAGCCCTTTCGGGTGGGCCGGACTATACTTTAAGCAGAATCAGGTTGGTTAGACCATCATTTTCCACCGACCTCCATCCAGTCTCTGAGCCTTCTCCATATCCTTACCAACGGTTATAAACCGGTTCGCTATACGAACATACGGTTATAAGCCGGTTCGCATAGCGAACATAACGGATTTAGGAGCTTGGTTGCGGATTGTCTCTAACTTAACGTTTTTACCATCTAATGGAAGTTACTCCATCTGCTACATACAAGATTTCTCTTATACTGCGGTAGTTAAGTTTCTCGAGATGTTCCCGCAGTTTGGACGTCTCGCCTTGTCAATGATATGACTAGTCATAAAATGACCTATCATTGACAGACTAGGATTTAGTTACCTAAATCCTCAAGCCGAATTAACTTGGTAATGCATGAGCATTTACGACAATATCAGGAGTTATTCCATGTTTATCAAATGGCATATCAATTTGTGAAATAATCCGCCCAGTCGTGCCCTTCTGAGCCGATCTACTGTTTCCAGCCCATACGCTCTTTCCATTTCTTCTAACATAAATAATTCCATCTTTAGTAGGGACAGTGCAGCAATATACTTTACCATCAAAGTCTTCCCAATAATCTAATTGTTTTCCAGTTTTAATATATTTATTAACTAAAGGATTTGTTTGTGTTTTGCAAATAGTTATTGTCCAATAATCTGCATTGGTTTCTATTTCTTTTCCCAGACACATACTTTTTGTTCCCTTTTCAGTTTTAAGGTAATAATTGCATCCCCATCCTGCATGTAAACACAGTCTTTGGAAATCATCGCGTAGTTTAATACTTGACGTATAATATCTTTCAGTAGTTGTGCCTTTCATATAGCATCCATCGCCTAAAACCATTCCCTCAATCAATTTTCGTGAATGATGCATATCTAAATTAAAACACCATTCAGGTAGTGATTTGTTAATAGCACCAACACTTAACGGTCTAAGATAATAGATTAATCTTAAGTCTGAGCAATACCAAGAGACTAATTCACCCCTTGACATATGCATATTCCATTTTAATCCCAATTTTTTCATGCATTTTTCTAATTGATTTCTAACTCGTTCTTTATTGGCTGCAATATTAACTTTTCTAGTACATATTCCTCCTGTTTTAAGATAAGATATAGAGCAGGATCCTTCGGCTATCCAAATACCAAAGAATAAACACCATGCTTCTAAATCAAGCTCAAGAGCTGGTAGATCTTCATATGCAGGTAGAGTAAATGTTTTTAGGCAATTTTCAGGATTCCATTCATCAATATTGTTTTTATAGCTTCTCATTTTACCGTAAATTTGATCGGCGGTTTGAATATTATATGATTGGCGATGGCAATTTCCAGTATACATTCTATGATTTGGAGTAACACATAAATTAATCTTGTCGCTTTCAACATTATACATTGGTCCTTTATAATCATAAGACTGAATTTCAGTTGGATTATGATACTCAAGTTTTTTACCGTCAATTAAGCAAGCGATTTTATCTTTTAAAGAAATTTTATCAACATATTTCCAACCATTTTCAGTTAGAACTTCATGGTCATCTTTGTAGCATGCGAATTTATCACCAATTTCAGGGATTTTTATTTTTCTAATAACAACTTTTACCATTTTATATCCGTCGGGGGTTGTTGACACTAATACTCTATCAACCACACCGTCTTCTCCATTTTTTATGGAAACGCTTGCATCTTTTCTTTCTTCATCGCCATTTTTTGTATTTTTTGTTATAATTTTACCGATAATAATATCACCTTTTATAACAGATAGTCCAACTTCTACGATTCCATCTGAATCCAAAAGATTATAATTATAACCACGTTTACGAACCTCTTGTTCTGGCAATTCAATACTTTCAAAACTATATGTTCCCTTTTTCTTTTCTTCTTCAACAAGAGTTTTATAAGAAACAGTTCTAAACATCCCTCTTTCTACAGCCTCTTTATTTACCATTACACTGTCTTCTTGATTACGTTTGATCCTAAAATATATATTGAATATTTTTATTCAAGTCTCGATAATATACACTATTTGTATCTAGTTATGGGAATATATTATCTAATCTTAAACACCCTCTCGGGTGGGACAGACTATATCTTGAGCAATCATTGAAATTTACCAGATTTCTCATGCCCGTATCCATCTAGTCGTTGAACCTTCTCCATATTATAGTATATTCAATTAAGAATTCTAACTTAGGAGCTTGGATGCGGATTATCCTTAGTATATTTAACCTTTTTACTATCCCTCTAGTGGTTAGCTAGAGCCATTATTAGATTTCTCTAATAACTTAGTAGTTAAATAAGTAAAATCAAAATTAATATGATTATAACCATCTCTATTATTTTTTTCAAAAAAATGCAATTTTATTTCATGATTTAATATGTCCTTTGATTCAATTTTTTTACGTGCTAAATTTTTTTTTGTTAATAAAGGTCGTGTATTTTTCCAATTAAAACAGATTTTTCTATCATTTTCATCTTCATGATTAAACAAATAACACAAAAGAACGTGATCAATATGCCATACATCTCCATGGTTTTCCCATGACATATTAGAATCAAAACTAAACTCTATCCATTTTAAATAATTTTGATAAACGCAGCCTATTAAATCAATAAAACTACTACTTACTGTAATTCCTTTATAAAATTTTCTAAATCTATTTCTCAATACTATAGACATTTTATAAGCTGGGTCTGTTTGTCTTCGTTCTTTATGTTGAATAGTCTGTCTTGTCTGAATCTTATATCTGTTCTCAGTATTATATTTTGTATTATATAAGGATATAGCTTCATTATTTTCTTTTTTGTATTCTTTATTATATTTTTTAATACTATCCTTATTTTTACTTTTATAATCACGACATCTTTGTAATTGTTTATTTTTGGAACACGTTGGACATAATTTAAATCTTTTATTTATAACTTCAACTTCTTTTTTGCATTCTTTGCATGTAATTATCATTTTGTTTATTTTATATAGAGATGTTAATCAAATTCATTTTGATTTTTTTGGACTTCCCCGCAATTTGAATACGTTGCCATCCATAACGATGACTTGCCGAAATTTTGTTTCGACAGGGTCTAATAGTTAAACCCAGAAAGACACATAATGGCTACAATACAATTTACACCTGAAGGCATATCGCTAAATTTTAAATATTCTGCTGGTTTTGTGCTTACGATAGGTTTTTGTGAATATTCTAATACGTGAACTATGGTATCTGTTCTAATTTGATGATTAAGTGCGAACATTCCAAGAGCTTGCTTGCCCATTGAAGATTGAAAGCAATTTCTTGGAGCAGGAGAATGTTCAGGAAATGGAATAATTGAAGCCATAACACCGATCATCATGCTTGGATGAATTTCACAGTAGTCGTATTTATGTTCTTTTTCCAAGTCGGAAGGATACATTGCTATAACAGAATTTTCAGATTCGTTGCTATCAATATAAGTTATAACATCTTTATTTACCAGAGCATCCCAGTCTGGTTCATCTGTTTTCTTTAATACAAGTTTAGAGTTGATTTTGTCTACATTAAATAGAGGTCTCATTAAACGGCCTTCATCTGCATATATTCTTATTTCTTCGTCGATTGAGTCGTAAGAAGCAGAGATTGAATTGTCAAGTAATTTATTGATTTTGTATTTTTTGATGTCATTTAATATATGTTCAGACTCTTCTACAAAACCTAAGATTATTCCGTTTAAGAATACTTTGATATATCCACCGGACTTTCTTTTTTCTAAATCAAAATCTTTAATGTGAATTATATTCTTATTTTTATTGAGAATATTTCTTACTCTAATTGTTGATACCCTTTTAGAGACAGTTGCTAAATTTGCAAAGTTCGTTACGATACCAGAGGATTGCCCTTCAGGGGTATTATGAACGACTGTAAAATCATCAAGTAAAAATCTACCATTTCCGTATAGTTGCCATCCTACAAATGGAGCAATATCTTTCTTTACAACTATAATTGGAGTTTGTAAAAAAGCAGAACATCTGGATCTTGATTTTTCATTATTAAAAGGAATTAGCTTTTTTCTTGGTAATATAGTTGGAATCTCATATAAGAATTCGCCAGTTATTCTTAATTCTTTATAATGTCCATATTTTTTCTCACCATTATGAGTCCATGAACTATTTCCATCATTTACATGACATGAAAATCCAAGAGATCTTGCGAGTTTTAAAGTATCTTCAATAATACGAAAATTTCTAGGACCCTGACATATTCTAATTTCATGACCATTATCTCTTACAGAACCATCTGTATCTATTAATCCTGCTAACAATTTTAAACGAGTATCTCTGTCATTTACTATATAATCAATAGGTATATGTTTATTATGAATAAGATTGTATTCTTCAAGTAACTTTTTAAGAGGAGCTTTTTCTGTTCTTTTACCAGAATTATTAATGGTAGAACTTATTCCATATGCATAACGAACTCCATGTGTTATAGTAGCGTCATTATTTTCACCCCATTTTTTCCAATATTCTATTAATTCTTCGTCAGCACTTGCAAATGCATAACCAGTTTTCATTCCATCTCCTAGCCACATTCCTAATATATAGGGATCTAATTTTACATCTTTTTTTGGCCAATTTATACGATCACATTTAAATCCATATAAATTCTTTTTAATATTATCAGATAATTTAAGATACTTTTCAATAGTAATATCTAAAATATCGTCTTCAATATTATTTTTAAATTCTTCTGCTTGTTCAATTTTATAAAAGTCTTTATATCTATAGCAAAGATTAACTTTATCAAACCACATTAATTCATATTTTCCTCGATGAGTTCTAATCTTTTTATGTTTTTTTATTTTTAGAGTTAATATATGATTGCTTGTTACTGTATAATTGACACAATTTTCTGAAAGTTGTTGAACTTCATACATTAATGTATGACCAGAACATGTAGTTCTAACTTCTGTAGAATTTCCATTGTCTTCAATCAATTTATCACCAACAATGATATCTTTTGCTAATTTAATAGAACCATTCCATAATAAAATAGGAGTGTTTGGATCAAAGCATTCTGTCGGGCACTGGAACCCGTATTGAGAAGGATGAATTTGTCGAATTTTTGCATTTTTACCTTCTTTACCGATAGGAATGACAATACGTCTTAGATGAGAAATTGTAGCACCCCAGGTCATGCGGCTTAATACTTGAGAGACACCGGTTCTTACGTAAGTATTTTTTTGAATACCCCAGTTTCCTGTTGCAAAGACGTGTTTAAATCCTGCAGTAATTATATTAATTCTTGAGAATGTTAGGAGTAAATCTACACTTTTTTCTAATTGAACTTGAGCGGTTTTTAAGAACCGTTTGAAAAGCATTTTGAATAATTCAGTCATAAGGGTGCCGACCATTTCTACTCTTTTATTAGAGACATTATCTCTGTCATCGTCTTTTCTAAGCCCAATTTGAGTGCTTAATAGTTTATTCACCATATGCCCGCAGTATACAGCTTTTTCTTTAATACTTGCAGTAATTCCAAGATGAGGAAATAATTCTGTTTCAACTACTTGCCAGGCGTATGATTTTCTTTTATCTTTTGAAATAATATGCATTGCAAATTTTCCAATGTATTCCAATGCTTCATCTTGAGATGAAATACCGAAAGAATCTCTGTCAATATAATTGATATACTTGTCTGCTTCTTTGCCGTATAATCCAATTAAATTTTGAATTTCGTCTTTTGTAGTAAAACCAAGTGATTTGAATAGGATTCCGATGGGAATAGATTGAGTAATGTATGGTAGAGAGAAAACAATTGTTTTCTCATCAATACCTATTTTTGCTTGAACAAGAACAGAGTGACCAGTTTCTTCAGACATACTCCTAATTTCTGCTATGTATTTGAATTTAGTTTTAACGGCGGCTTTTCCAGCCGAAATTTTTTGAAGATATACGTATACTTGGTTATAATTACATCGTTGTTGTGCTACAATAGCTCGTTCTTTCCCTCTGATTACAAAATAACCACCGGGGTCGTTTTCACATTCACCGGCATCTATGCGTTCTTGAGGGGTTTTATTATTTAGATTGCAAAGAGATGATTGTAACATAACAGGAACTCTTGCGATATTTACACGGTGATAAATATTAACTTCTGGTTCGCATCCTTCTTCTACAATAGTTTCTGTTATATCAATGTGTAGAGCAGAATCATAAGAAAGATCTCTGTTTCTTGCTTCATTGGGGAAAATTTGTCTTAGTTTTCTGTCTTCTTCTATGATAGAAGGTTTTGAGAAGTAAGGATCGCTGAATTCTATTTTATAATTACGGCCTTTTTGGGGGATTTCAAAGAATGGTTCTTTGTCTATAATTTCTTGAATACCTCTTGATATAAAATCATTGTAAGATTCTATCTGAATATAAGAGGAACCTTTTTTATCAAAGTGATCTTTGATTATATTCCATATGTGAGTATCATCATCCATAATTGTTAAAATAAAAAGAATATATAAAATTAAAATTCATTTTTTTAAAAAAATGAATTATTAAATAACTTTAAAATATTTTATAATATACAAAGATGGAAGCAATCCAAATATATACGGATGGTTCTTGTTTAAAACCAAATGGAGCAAGTGGATGGGCTTGTATAGGGATACTGAGTGATTCAAAGAAAATATGGGAGCTTTCTGGAGGTAGTAAAAGTAGTACTAATAATAGGATGGAATTAACAGCTGTTATAGAGGCGTTGGATTTTTTTTGTAAGTATACAAAGTATGTTATATATAGTGATAGTTTATATGTTATAAAGGGTATTACTGAGTGGATAAAAAAGTGGAGGGTTAATAATTGGAAAGATGTGAAGAATGTTGATTTATGGAAAAGATTGGATTCATGTGTGAGTGATAAAAATATACAATGGATTTGGGTAAAAGCACATAATGGAAATAAATATAATGAAATTGTAGATTTTATTGCAAAAAAAGAATCAAAAAAAAATTTAAATTAAAAATCTTTAGTGAAATAAAAACATGAATAACGGATCATCAATGTGCACATACGCTACACTTAAAACATATAATAATGATAGCGTAGTAAATGGAGTTCAGTCTAGAATAGTACAAGGACCAGTTCTCTCTGCTCAAGTGCCTTCAATGGCTGTCCAGACAGTTCCTGACTATAGTGCTCCAAGCTACAACACATTAGTAGGAACAGGAAGCTGCAATGGATATACTGGCATTACAAATGCTTACTCTGATTTTACAAAGACAAGCGGAAACTGCACTACATATAAGAATGTACCATGTGGTGGAAACAAATATTATTAAATTTTTAATTTTATTTAATTTTATAAATAAAATCTTTATACAAAATAAAATGAATACACAGAATGTTAGCAATGGTTGCATGTATGCAAATATAGCTAACTATAATAATACAAAACCAGTAAATGATGCCGTAGTTGGATCAAATCCAGGAAAAGACTCTATCTTACTGATACCAAGTTTTGGAGGAATACCCGGTTACGATTCGCTTACTGCGGGTCCAGGTGTAAGACCAGGATGCAATGGGTATCAAAATTTAACAAGAGCGTATCCTAACTGGAATAATGGTTGTTCTGTTTACTCACAAAAAGCTTGTGGACAACAGTATTAATTAATTTTTAAATTTTAAAATAAATTTAAAATAAATTTAAAATCATTTAAACTAGCCTTAAGGCGAGTTTAGATTTATAATGTTTATTTACTAAGTAAAATGTTCCTGCTAATATAGCTATAAAAAGAATAATGAGTAAACTGTATAATAACCAGTTATTTTTAGATGTGTGACTATCGTTATAGTTTTCTATGGAAGAGATCTTAACTTTTTCACCGTTTTTTATAAGATACATGTGTTTTTATATTAAAGAAAGAAAATACTAAATTTTTGATAAATTTTCTATATTTTTTGTTAGAGAATTTAACATAATAATATTATCAAATAATATCTTATCTTTTGATAATATTATATTTTCTAAATCATTTCTCAAATTTACAAGATTTTTCATAATTTCTTTCTTTGTTATAAGAATTTCATTTAACTCGTTTTCAAGTTTATTTTTTAAATGAGATTTTTCTATATCTGACTGTAATCCTTGTTTTAATATATATTTTTCATCAACTTCATTAAGTTGATTAATCTTATGTTTTTCAGATGAAACTATATCTTGAAATATTTTTTCAAAGTTTTCTATATGAAATTCATAGTATTTCTTTTTATCATTAGCATTTTTTATTAACAAATCCCAATTTGTTTGTTGTTCTATCATCTTTCTGATCATTTTTTCATGACGTCTGTCGTTTTTATTTAAAACACTATATATACCAGATCTTATTTTTTCAATGTCAATATAAATATTGTGGGTTTTTGTATAAAACAATTCAAGGTCAGCGACTACTACAAATTTTCTTTTATCTTCTCCTTTATAACTTTTTATAAAGTATATTTCAACTTCTTCATGTCTTATAGTTGCTATATAATTTTTATAAAGAATACCAATATTATAGTTGATATTTTTTATACAATTTTTTAATCTATTAAGCTGATTATACAGTTCTTTTATTTCATCTTTATAGTCAGACGAAAAATTGTCTAATACTATGTTTTTATTATATGGTTCTTCTAATTTTTTACTTAAATCTTCCGTTTTATTATTACTATAGCTTAATAATATATCTAATTCTGCATAATTATTGTCTAAAATATCTTGATTTTCTTGATTTTCTTGATTTATATCAATTTCTTGTATTTTGTATACATTTTTTCCTATTGTTATCTCAATTTCGTATTTAGACGGGACATATATCATAAAACTATCTGGAAAAGATTTTGATTTGAGTTCTATGTAAACACATATTCCTCCTATCGTATAGTATTTAACAGGAAAACATCCAGATGAATCGAATAATTTTTCTAATTTTGCTATACTTAATGTCATTTTTTATAAGTAATGATATTTTTAAATATAACTTAAAATAATATATTTACTTAAGAAAAAATGTCATATCAACAAAATGCCGATATTATTGACGAATTACCAACAGATCACACCGTACCTTCTCATAATGAAATTAAGATAGTAAATAATCTATTCAAACAGAATAAGAATGGTATGTATAGGATTTTAGATGAGTTAAAAACTGCATTAATTATAGGTGTGTTATTTATAATATTCTCAATACCACAGGTTGATGATCTTATAAAACGAGTAATTCCTTCATCATATACAGGATCTATGTATATTTTACTATTAGTAAAGGCAATACTTTTGGTAGTAGTATTTTATTTTATTAATAATTTTTATATTATGAAAAATAGTTAAAATCTTTTTAATACAAAATATACACAAGTTATTAGGCAAAATGAAATACATAAAATAGTGGCTATCATATAACCATAGTTTACTTTTTCAACTCCAGACTGTGCGTCTTTTGATGTTAGGAAAGATGGTTTTAAAACGACTAGAAATATACTTATAACTAATACTATTATAGCTCCGTATATGATAGGATTTTTTAATTTATTAATTATTTTATCTTTAAAAGATTCATCAGAATTAGTCATGTATGAAGATACTTTTTGTCCAGATAATACATTAACATTTGTGCTCAGTTTTTTATAAATATTGTCATAATCAGTCATTTTATTTATTATATACAAAAATAATTAATAAAAATATTTTATACTCTTTTAAGTATAAAATAAAAATACATTTATATTAATCGCTATCTTCAGATTCCAAGATGGATTCGTGATCTGATTCATCAGACTTTTTATTCTTTCTAACCATACTTAATGCAGTAGAAATATCGGGTTTCTTTATAGGTGTTTCTTTAATAACAGGTTTAATAACTTTTTCTTTAATAACAGGTTTAATAACTTTTTCTTTGGGTTTTTTATGAGAAGCATCATCGTCTGTAGTTAATGATGATCCATTTTTATCAAATGCAAAACCCATACTCTTACATACTTCGATATCATCATCATTTAATTGAATAATTTCATTCACGTCATTTGCTTTTCCAATTACGATTTTATCACGTGTAGATTTAAATACAAGTCGTGTTTCAGGATGCCAAAGTTTATTTCCAATATCTTTATTCCGTCTAAGAATAATATTTTTTGTTACTACTGGTTGTAGAGGTCCTGCTTTTTTAGGAGACTTTTTCTTTACATCACTTGAAGCTTTACCCTTGTGTTTAGAACAAAGATTTCCATCCTTAGTTTTTGATAAACAAATAGTACCCTTTTTATCTCCTTTAACAAAAACATATTCACATTTTCCTGTAATTTTTGTCTCGGCTTCGGCTTTTTTCGACTTCTTAATCTCCTTTGATTTTTCTTTCCACATGTTTTCAAGATCTTTGATATCAATGTCATATTTTTCTGCTATATTTTTGATGAATTCAACTACGATTGAATCGATGTTCTTAATATTAGCGTCCATATTTTAAATATTTAAAATAATTATTTAAAAAAAATTCATTTTTTTATTATAATACTATTATTCATCTTCTTTTCTTTTCTTTTTAGTAGCTCCACATGTAGTATCAGTTATAACTAAATTATTTTCTGATAAAAACTTTTCTATATTTTTACACATACCTTCTTTTTTCATTTTTTTTGACCAATATAATATGTATTTATACTCCTCAATTTTATTTTCATCTGCTTTGTCAATACTTGAATACAACTCTCTTGCAGAACCAGCCTTTTTAATTATTTTGAATAAATCATCTGCAGTCATTCCAGATACATTTTTTTTATCAATTTCAAAGTCATTTGGAATTTTTAATTTTAATGTTACAAGAATTTTTAATAAATTTGGTATAGTCCACGAACTACATACCTTACCTGGACTTCTATTTCTTGGATCAGTCTCATTTATTGAAGCTAAGTCTCTGATACAGAAAGCCTTTGTAGTTGGATTTAAAAGGCCTGAGTATCCATACTCATTTTCAACGACTTCTTGTTGTTTTGTTTTTTCAATTTCTTTGAGCTTTTTTAATATATCATCCGGGCAATTAGACCATTCATTGTTGTCATTATTAAAACATCTATGTAAGGATTCTGAGTTTAATACAGTAGAAATATAGAAATTCTCAATTGATATTATATAAGGTTTCATAGCAGTTAAAATATTATTTTGCAAGTTAATATTTTTTTCAATACCAGTCTTTTTTGCTAAAATAGCTGCTTCTAGAAATATTTCTTGAATTTCTATATTTAAACTAAAAAATAATTCTTCAAAATTTTCGACGTTGTCGATATCTATCAAGGTATTTAATATGGTTGGGAAAGATTTTCGTGTTAATACTTGTAACATATCAGAAAAATCAGTTTCAACTTTAATACAAGGATATTTTATATAGTATTCAGAGAAAATATTAGATTTTGCTGATAAACTATCAATTAAAAAGTATATATTATTATTCTCTCGAATATAACTTGTAAAACCATATTTATTTTTAATAATATAACTTTCGTTTATTACAGTTTTTAAGGCAGTTATTATCTCAAATAATGTATATTCTGGTAAAATATTTTGTATATCAGATAATTCAATTGTGAAAACATCTTTAAAAATTAGTTTAATTTTTTCAATAATTTCATCTCTTACTTTGTCTATATAATATAAATTATATGTTGATAAATCTTCATTTATTCTATGAGGATCTTTAATACCTTGACATTTATAATCACAATTCATATATTCACATTCTCTCATGTTCTCATATATAGATATATTCCTATCATAATTTAGCTGACAATCAAACGCTGATTCTTTTAGCAATCTTTCCATACTTTTTATGCTTATATCTTTTGCTTCAGATTTTTCATACATGAACAAATCAATTGATAACGAGTTATCATTTGGGATAGATACTCTTTGAAAAATTTCTACTATTGGATTAAGTCCTTTTTCTATGAGAATCTTGTGAGATCCAGCTCTTATACCACGAGCTATTGCTTGATCAGTTTCCGAATAGTTCCAATGAGGAGTAAGGATGTTTATATTTCTTACATTTTTTAACGATATACCTTCGCCTATTACACGACTGCCTATAATTACTTGTATATATTCTCCTTTATAATTTCTTGGTTTATTAAATTCATTTACTATATTTGCTGTTTGTTTATATGAAGACGTTATATTTGATATAACAGCAAATCGTGGTTTTATAACTCCATCTTGTATATCATCTCCTTTTGCTTCTGAATAGCCAAATTTCTTTAGTAATTCAGATAGGAGTATAATACCGCTTCCTTCTACAAATTCGCAATAAATAAATGTACATTTATCTTTATTATCAAGTATATTTTTAATGGTTTTAGCATATTTACTAGAATATTTTTTAATAATATCTAATTTTTCTATGTCTGTTCCTCGTATTTCATTATCAAATTTTTTCTCTAAACTTCTTACTTTATGTCCACTTGCTTTTTTAACTTCAGGCATATATTTTTTAAATCCAACTGAACCATAACTTCCATCTGGAAACACAAATAAACTTGCCTGTCTTGAACTACTATAAACACCAGTTTTTGAGAGATCATCACCATTTTCTTTTATATCTTTAGATAGAGCTTCTTTATAATATTTTGTCTGATGTTCGCTCATATTATCTTGATCTACAATAAAATGTTCTAAATCACCTAATTGTTTTCCAATAAATTCTTTTTTAACAGATGAAACCATTGATCTAAGATATGATACATACCCTTTGAATATTTTCTTTAATTCTTCCTTTTTATCATCATTAACTGTAAAAATTTTATTGTTATTTTTACTTCTTTCTACTAAATATTCTTCTTGAAAAGGTTTTTTAACAGGTAATTGTTTATCTTCTGGGAGTAATAAATTCATTATTCCAGCTATTTCTTCAGACTGATCTTTCATTGGTGTTCCTGATAGTAAAAGTATCTTGCAACCATATGTTTTATGTAAGAGTCTCCAAAATTGTTTATAAATATTTACATAATCCGATTTTACTAATTTTTTCTTTGGTTGCAATCTTAAATTATGGACTTCATCTATTATGATAATTCTATTAGAATAGTTACTTAAAATATAATCATCGCTTTGAACAGATAAATCTTTAGCAAATCTCTCAAACGTAAAGAATTTATAATAACTTGATATCTTCTTCTTTATTCTTATATCACGTTCTCTACTGGTATCCCATTCTGTTGGTAAATATTTACCATCTGTGCACTTTTCAGTAAGTTCTTTTATAAGATTATTTATTAAATTCTCACCTCTTGCAAACACAAGAACTCCTTTGAATATAGCCGATTCTATACGATTCTTAGCCAACTCTTTTTTTAGAACTATATTAGTAGTAGTTAATTCTTCTTGACTTGCGTCAACCCAGGTTTCTTTACGTATTTTTTCTGTAACTGCAAACGCAGAACAACTTTTACCGGTACCCATCTCGTGTATAAGAAGTAACCCAGAATATGGAGTATGAGAAGACATAAATCTTGAAATTATTTCTTGATGATTCATAAGTTGTCCTGAACCTTCATTCGGGACAACTTCTATTCTACTTAATTTTTTATCATAAAATTCCTTTTTATTATAAATACTTTGATAAAATTTAGAATGGGTTGGATTAAGTATTTTATCTGGCAATTTATCAATATTTGGATATTTGGGAAAAAAATTTATAATATCAAATTCATCCATTTTTGTTATTAACAATATTTTATATTTAGATTTTTAATTCTTTTGGTAAATATTTTATCAAATCTGGATATGTTTGAGCTATTAACCAAGGATTATACAAAAAAGTTTTAATTTTTACAATAAGTGGATGAGTTGGCTCAAACTCTCTCTCGATTTTATTATCATCTAATAATATTCCCGCTATCTCGTAGTGAATTTTATTTACCCATATCACAATAATAGACTTTCTATTTTTTATATTCTCTTGTCCAAGTCCTCTATAAGGTATTCTTGTATTACCATCAATAAAATATATATCTCTATCAAATCTATTAGATAATATCTCTATATTAGTTGTATCCATAAAAGATCTCTTATTTGATACTTTATTTATATAATTATCATATGCCAATGTTTCTGCTTGATCTGATATAACTAATAACATTTCTCTAAGATCATCTTCATAATCTGATTTATCAAAATAAATTAAACTTTGATTAATAATTTCTAATTTAGTATACAATATTGGTTTATTTTCAGCTTTTTTATAAGATTCAGGTAAAAGTGTCTTTTCAAATGTATCTATACTTATATTATCTATTATATATTTATAAGGATCTATATGTGCTTTATTACTTAATAGTTTATCAACTATGTTTTTTATATAGATATTTTTTATATTATTGTTAAATCTACGATAATCCTTCACAATAATATAAAATGTGTTTAATAATAGTAAAAAGTTTTCTTGGTAAGAAATGAGTGAGACTAATCCATTACTCATAGTCTCCCATTCAACCTTTGTTATTTTTCCAAAATTTTTCCTTATATTTTTAACATATTCCATCTTTTCTCCAATACTTAATTTTATATATTGCTTATCTGTTGCCCTTAGAATTGAGTGAACTAAACACGATCCTTCCCCAATTGTTCCAGTTCTTACAATTTTTTTTAATGGTGTGTAAAAAGTAACTGATTTATTTACTGGTAATATTTCGGACATTATATTAAAAAGTTATTTAATATAATTATTAATTCATTTAAATTTACTTTTATCATCATCCATTTTCTTTATGTGAGCTTGTAAAAATTTGTATAACATATTCTTCAGTTTATTTGGAAAAGTATTAAAATCAAAACTTATATCTGTTTTATTTACATATTTTCCATTATAAGGTAATACAATACCACTATCATCATTATTTTTCAAATAATATATCTTAATCAATACATAAATTAACTCATAACCATCTTGATCCAAACCATCTATTTTACTTAAAAAAAATTTTCTGTGAGGGCTACTTATGTCTTTATCTTCGGCTTCTTTATATAAACTATCATACAAAGGAAATTTACTCATGTTTTTAATTAATAGTATAATAATTAAAAATATCATTTTATTTTTTTAATAATAATTTATTAATATAAATATGTTCTCAAGAACTCTTAAAAAATCTAATATAGTTATGATTATTATTATTTTTTGTATTTTATTGTACCTATTTTTTAGTTTTTTGGCTCATTATTGCAAAGAAAAATACCAACAAACTGATCCAATGATAAAACAGCTAAAAGATACTTTATCTGTAATTTTCCCTGATATTAAAGATATAAAAATATATGAGAGTGAAGGAAAATCATACACTATAAATAAAGAAAAGGTATATTTATGTATTAGAGATGAAAACAACCAATATTACAATAAGAATATGTTATTATACGTATTATTGCACGAATACGCTCATGTTTTAAATACCAGTATTGGACATAATGAAGAATTTCAAGAAATTTTTGATAATGTTCTTAATAAAGCAATAGAAGCTGGAATATATAACCCTTCTATACCCACAGTAGATGATTATTGTAATCACAAGTCTGAATAAACTCCATCTCTACATAAAAATTTATATGCCTGGAGTTGACATATAACATCAGACAAATCATCTTTTTTTGCTTTTGTCTTTATGTTATCTATTACGTCACTTTCTCCTCTTTCTTGTAAAATTATTGAAGCTTGTTTAACTGCCCACTTTTTTCTCTCAGGCTTTGACATTTTTACAAGATTTCCTTTCTTGTCTAATATTTTCTTTGGTGCTCCTAAAACTTGTGTTTTATAATAAGCAGGAAATTCTATAGTTTTCTTACTCTTACCATACTTTATCACAAAATAACTATAACAATGTTGTCCTAATTTTACAGCCATTGGATTCCTATTTTTTCCAAAGCTCATCTGCATTTCAATTATAAATGAACTACATTTGTCCCAATATTCAGCAAACTTGTCTAAATGTTCTACCATATTATAAAATACTTCTGTGTCTAAATACTTATCTTTTGAGCAATTTTTAGTCAAATCTTCATTTATATGTAAGACAGTCTTACCATTCTTGTAAACATCAGTCATTATTTTATTAAAATCATCAACGCATGTTCCATCTGTATTGTATCTTGAAGTTTTTGGCATTATTTTAAGTTGTTTTAATTGTTCTTCATTAACCTCTTCTATATAAAAGGCAAAATTCTTTTTACCTATATCAAAACTTGCTATCCATGTCATTTATATCATAAGTTTAAATATATAAATATGATTTATATATTTTTATTGATCTCAATAAATCCAATTATACATATTAAATCTTTTTTCAACTTTATATCGATCATTGAATCTTTTACAAGATCTTTTATAGTATTGCTACATTTCTTCATATCATTTTGTTTTATATTTATATAAAGTGTAACCAAATAAAAATTTGGTACAGAAATCGTCTTAATTTTATCACAAATAATCTTATGATTTGATTTACACATAACAATTTCTAAAATAGTATCATACATACAAAAATAATCATTAAATTTTACAAATTGATAAAATACATCAAATATATTTGACATTACTTCCTTACAGTAAGCAATGATTTATTAACTACTTTTGAATTATGTATTTTAGTTTCATTTTTAATTTGAGTATCTATTTTAGATTCTTCATCTTCTTTTATATCATGCACTTCAATTGGAACTGTATGTATTATAACAGGATCTAATTGACTTGACTTTATTTTAGCCGAATTATTATTTTTAAATTCAAGCAATTTACTATCAATTTCTTGAACGAATGTCTCAAGTTTGCTTACAGTAATAGCATCATCTTGATAAGTATTTTGTAAGTTTACAATGCCTTTTTTCATATTACCAATATCTTCTATAACATTTATACACATAGAAATATCAGATAACTTATCTGTCGATACATATAATTTTAATAGATGAAACACTTGTAATAATGTTTCTGAAATAAAATTAATTGTATTCAGACGACTATCTTGATATAAAAATGACCTGCTTAATTTTGAAAGAAAACTATCATTTTGAATAAAAAATCCTCTTGTATTTATTTTATCCCCCTGTTTAATTTTTGAAATAAACTTTATTCTAGAAATTAATTCTACATTATCACACATTTTATATTATTTATAATTTACATTTAAATTACAAATTTATTTTTTATTTTACATATGCTGTATCAAATTCTAAATAGCATCTCTTATCATCACCGTATAACGGATGCCCTATAGTATACTGAGGTATACCATTACCTGGACTTTCTTTTACCTTATCTGCTGAAAATTTCTGCTTACTTTGAATATTATTTGCTACTTCATGTACAAATCTTTTTATTTCGGCTTCATCATGCGGCCCACTATATTTCATAAATGGCTTACCATTTACATATAATATTATATAAGGAACATATGTTATAGGAGCAATAGTATCTCTGCTCTTTAATACACACTCTTTATTGGTACTTACGTTTAACATTCCAAACTGACATCCTCCTATTGTTCCAGGTAATCGTTTAAATATTGGAATAAGAGTATGACAATAAACACATTGCGTTGAGTAAAATAATATTAAAGAGAAGCCAGGAATTTGTGTAGCTAAAATATTGCCTTTAGTACCTTTAGCAATGTTGAAATCATCTGTTGTAAGAAATAGTAATCCGCTCATTTTATTAGAATAAATATTGTATTTAAATAAGAAAGTTTTTTATTTAAATCTAATTAAAAAATTATCATTATATAAATAAAAAATGGCACATACTATAAATATTTATGATCCAAAAGCTGATAAATTTGGACCACTGAGTAATTTACAAGTAAACACCCTATTAATAGAAGGTGAAATTTGGAGATCTCCACAAAATTATATATATACTAATCTATTAAAAAATAAATTATACAAAGAACAAGTAAAAAATGTTAAAAAAACAAGCAAAGTTTATGATATATACAAAAAAATGTATGATAAAACTATATCCGATACTCTCTTTGAAGGTTATTTCAACGGATATAAATCTCTTTTAGAAAAAAATCCAGAACTATCAGCTAAATTAATACAAGCTGGAGATAAAAAATTGGTATATAGATCTGAGAATACACTAATAGGCTCTAATAAAAATGTAGGTAAAAATATAATAGGGACTGTTCTTGAAAGTTTAAGATATAGAATAAAAAATATTCTTTCTAAGAAATCAGAAGAAGAAAAACTATATAAAATATACATTGCATATAGTTTTTTAAAAAATCAATTATATAAACATAAAAATATCGACCAATTTTTAGGTAAAGATTTCGAAGATTTTGTTTCGGATCCTAATATTATACCTTCTGAATATAGAAAGGACAATTTTAATATAAGAAATATCGATACTAATTCTGATATTGCTATAACAACAATATATAATCTAAATCTTACTACAATAGATAATGTTATTAATTATATTAAAAAAACTGAATATAGAAAATATAGACAAGAAATATACATGGAAAAAAGAGTAATAGTATTAAACTTGTATATAAGATATCTTGTACAATCGAAATATGCAGATCTTGATGAAAATCAAACACTTAAAGCCATACTTGAAACAAGAGAACAACTGTCACAACATGATGAAAAAGATATTTTAGATACTATTTATCTTTCATACAAAGAAAATCTTTTACCAAAAGATTTGTCTGAAAAAATAGACAATATTATACACAATGAAAAAAAACTACCTGATATTCCAGATATTGTAGATGTAGAAAAAGCAGAACAAATTGTATTTGAAAAAATATACATACAAGATCCTTTGAAAGATGATTATAATTTAGCTCAATTAAAGAAATATAAATTAGAAAATATAAAAAATAAACTTGATAGTTTAATACTACAGACAATACCTTTAGACTCTGAAGCCCCATTATATAAAAAAATTAATAACATAGCAACATTAACACAAATAATAAGTAATAATAAACTACAAGATTTTATAGAAGAAATAAAAAATAGAATAAGTGAAATCAAAGAACTTTTAACAAATAATAATCTTGCAGAATATAACGAATTGCTAAAATTAGAAGATCAACTCTCTAAAGAAGAACTGGAAAACGAGTTATCTATACTAAAATCATTAATTTTTAAAGATATAAACGATGAAATTAGAGTAACTGATATATATAATCCAAACTTTGACAACAAATTTGACTTTAATGAATTAATAAAAGATAAAAGACGTGAAATTAAGAAGTTATTAGAAACCACAAAAAATGCAAATAAAAGACAAGAGTTAGTTGATAAACTTGAGTTAATAAAGAGCATGAAAGGTGACCCTAAAAAAGTAAAAGAAGTATTACATATGTTAAATATAGAAATCCCCGATAAATTATTTTATACTGATACATACGAAGAATTAAATGAGATATCTGATGAGGAAATAAAAGAAAAAATTATAAAATTAAACAAAAAACTACAATCAGATATACAACAAAATATAGAAATATATATAATATTGACTAAAAATAAAGTATACGATCAATCAGATGAAAGATTACACGAATTCGCAATAATAAAAGAAAATATTCCCAAAGAAAAAGCTATTAGGATATATGAAAAAGAACTAAACAGATATATACAACAAAGAAAGGAAGAAAAGGAAAAATCACAATCACCGGTAGAAATTCGTAAACATAAAAGACCAATTTTAACAAAAATCCAACCTTATTCAGACCCTATTATAGTTGGTATAGAAGGTGATCTATTGTTAACATATTTATCTGGAACACAAACAAAACAAGATATTATAAAGGGATTTTCACCAGATTTGGACTCTGATATAATAATAGATGGTTTAGTATATAAATCAATTACTCATTATGTTATAACATTATTATACTATAAAATGATATTATCAGTCAAAACAATCGAACAAGCTTATACAAAAATATTAACGCCTCTAAATACATTTAAAAGTATTCAAGAAATATCATCTGATTATACAAATGCTTATATTGCAGATAAAAAATTATATACAGAAAGAAATTGTATAATAGCAATGAATGAAAAATTCATATCGGATAAAGAATTAACAAAATTACTAAAGTCAACACGAACTGCATCTATAATATTCGAAGACAAACAAGATGAAATTCTTGGAGTAGGACCATCAAATAATGGGTTAAATTTTGTTGGGAGATATCTTGAATATTTAAGACAACAAAAATAACTTTAAAATTAAAAATGATATTTAAATAGTAAAATATACAAAAAAAATAAAAATATGTCTTTTAATATTGCTCTTATTAATGCTATAGATACGATAATTGGCTCTTATATTTCAAAGATTTCAGATAAATATAACATTGATAAAACTGAACTACAACATATATGGAATAATAAAAATACAGATTCAGAATCTAAATCTGAAGTCAAACCAAAAACTTATTCTTCTAATCTTGACAAAGATAGACTACAAAAACTAACAAAAAATGAGTTAGTTGATATATGTAAGGAAAAGAAAATTAAACATACTGGAACTAAACCAGAAATAATTGACAGACTTCTTGAAAACAAAAATAAAGTTGTCGTAGAAAAACCTAAATCTATATCTGAAAAAATACAAACTACCCTTGAAACAATTCAAATTAGAAAAAACAAATTTGGAAACTATGAACACTTTGAAACTCGTATTGTTTTTGATAAAAACAATCAAAACGCTATTGGTACCCAAAATACTAATGGTAAAATTGATACTCTTACACAAGAAGACATAGAACAATGTAAGAAATATAAGTTCAAATTTCAATTACCATCTAATATTACTTCGAAAAAATTATCTCATCCTTCACAAACTCAAGAGGAAACAGTTGATGAAGATAATATATCCGATATTGATAAAGATGATAAAGAAGAAGAAATAGTCATTGAAGATGATGGAGCTGAAGATGATGATGAAGAAGAACTTGATTTAGATGATGACGTCGAAGAAGTATATGAATCAGATTAATTTTTTTTTATTTTTTATTTATATAAATAAAAAATGGAAAAATATAGTATTTTTGGTTTAATTAAACAATACAATCAAAATATTGAACATTATAAAGATTCAGACGAGACAGATAATTATAAAGGGCTTGGAAAAGAAATCATGATAATTTGTATTATTGGAATTATTATCCAATTAATTTTGTGGATATCTGCTTTAGTTTTGTTAATCAAAAATAAAACTAAATTACAAGATAAAACATACAATCTTTGTATTGCATTATTAGTATTAGGATTAATATTCCTACCTATAATATTACCTATTACTGTTATAGTAGTTGTCCTTACAGAACGAGAATAAAATTATTTTAAATAATAATTATAATAAAATATGAACAATAAACTATTACTTTTTATAATCATTTTACAAATAATAGTATTGTTTATCATACAATTTTATTCTGTAAAGTTAACTAACAATAATCCCGATGAAAGCAAAGAATGCATTGATAAACTAAATCACTCATTTTTAACTCTAAAATTCTGCATATGGAATGTATCTCATGTTTTAGTATTCTTTTTATACTGTATTATTCTAAAACCCATAACAATATACGATCATATACTTATATTTATTTTAGGAGTTATTTGGTATTTAATGCAATTTTTTACCAGAAAAAATACAACCGGTGATATTAAAAATTGCCCAAATGTTGTCTATGAAAACATGCTTCAACCAAGACCAGATGATTTCATCTATAATATCCTCGGTCAAGTCTTATACATCGTTTATATTTACTTTTCACACTAAATTTGTAATATATACTTATATTACAAAAAAATATATTTATCTATTTCTTCTTATTTGGTTCTTCTACTACTCTTCTTTTTTCTTATCCTTCTTTGACTTTTTCTTTGGCTCTACTACTTCTTCTTGTTTTTCCTCAGATTTCTTCTCCTTCTTTGACTTTTTCTTTGGCTCTTCTACTACTTCTTCTTTTTTTTCCTTAGGTTTCTTCTCCTTCTTTGACTTTTTCTTTGGCTCTTCTACTTCTTCTTTTTTTTCCTTAGGTTTCTTATCCTTCTTTGGTTCTTCGACTACTTCTTGTTTTTCCTCAGATTTCTTATCATTCTTTGACTTTTTCTTTGGTTCTTCTACTACCTCTTTTTGTTTTTCCTCAGATTTCTTATCCTTCTTTGACTTTTTCTTTGGCTCTTCTACTACTTCCTTTTTATTAGTTGGTTCTTCGACTACTTCTTCTAGTTTATTATCACTCTTTGATTCTTCTTCAATGTCAACCTCCATATTTAATCTATCAACAATTCTTGATATATCGCATATTTCAATATCATCTTTTACTTTTACAGTATGTTTTGTATCCATACCATCATACCCATAAGAACATTGATATATAAAACCTGAAGCATTTCTTACAGTTCCATCATATTGAATTTGCATATCTTCTAAACACTTAACAATACGACGCTGAATATAACCAGATTTACTGGTTCCCATTGCAGTATCAGTCACGCCCTCTCTTCCAGACATTGCATGAAAATAAAATTCTTGAGGATTTAATCCATGAATAAATGAATGTTTAACAAATCCTCTACTTTCATATTCCATTTCTTTTGTTAATCCTTCAAAAGGATAATGTGGCAACGATCTTTTTCCTTGATTTAACATCATTTCAATTCTTTTTCCTGTTAAATTTTGCTGACCAAGTAAACCAGTTACTTGTGCAATATTAAAAAAGTCTCCTTTACTCCCTGACGTAACTGTTGACACGAAATTATTATTTGGATCCAATGCTTCTTTTGCAATACGTAATCCAATATCCTTTGCTTTGCTCAACGCAGCACTAATTCTCATCTCTCTTATACCAGCGTGATGAGTATTTTCTTCTACTTCTTTTGCTTCAATAAAACATTTTTCTATCACATCTTCTATTTCATCATCCTTTGTTGCAATACAATCTTCTATTCCTACACTAAATCCCATTATTTCTAAAAAGCCATTTGTAACAAATTGAACATTATCTACAAATGTAGATGCAATATCTGGCCCATACTCTTTATTTAAAACTTGAATAATAGAATTATGAGATGCTCCAAGATTAGATTTATTCATAGCGCCTTCTAACAAGATTCCCCTATAAATCTTTACAATTGGCTCGTTTTTATCAGCATCATTCTTCTTATTATATATGAAATCGTTCGGTAATAATAAAGAAAAAATACTCTTACCTATAAACGGTGTTGTCTTTTTTCCCTTCTCTTTAAAAATCTTTGTAATCAACTCTATCTTTTCTAAAATATACTTTGTAGTCCAATTACTACCATCAACATTAATTCCCCTCATACATATATCAAAAAATCTACCCTTATCTATCTTAACTTCACCCTTCGTCATCAAATAAGCTCCTAATAATGAATCCTGTACGATTGAAATATTTGGCTTACTTGCCTGTGGAGATATTATATAATTTTTAGTCGCAGAAAGCAACTCTAATTCTGCCCTAGACTCAAATGACTGGGGTGCGTGTATGTTCCGTTAAATACCCTTGTTTTCACAAGGGGCTAGACTATACCTTAAGCCTTCATTAGGGTATGACGACCCTTCAGACCGATAACCGTTAAAGTGCAAAAGTTTTCGCACAAGTCGTTGAACGCTCTCCATATCTCTGTCATATTTGAGACTTAGGAATTCGATGCGGATTACCCAATCCTATAAGTTTTTACTATGCCCTAGGTCATTACCCCGGGTATTATACACCATTTCTAATGTATAAGTAGTATTATAGGCTTCGACTTGATAGTCGCGAGCAAAGCTCGATAAGGGACTTCCCGCAATTGGGTTATCTTGCCGATATATTTATATCGACTAGGCGGTATCACTGTTTATCCTAAATCATTAGATTTAGGCAGCCGCCTGTTTGAGACTCACATCAATCTCATCTCCCGATGAGTCCCCTAACTTTCATTAGGGGTCAGACTGTATCTTAAGCAAATTCGGATTGATTAGATCTTCATTATTCACCAATACCCGTTCAGTCGTTGAAGGGCTACCATATCCTATCATAGCGGATTTAGGTAGTCTCACTGCGGATTGCCCAATCCCTAACATTATTACCATTGGATACGGCTATTAACCGTGTTCCCTTCTATAATTTCTCATAAAAGGTGGTAGTTAGGGCTCTAAGGGGTTTCCCGCTTCAAGGTATTTCGCTAAACGATTTTTGAGTTCTAAAATAAACTCAACAGCATTATTTTTACTAGATTCTAATGATATATGTGTTCCACCAAAATCCGCTTTTATTCTATCTATATATACATACCAACCATATTGTATTTTATCCCGATTCAAAGGTTTTATATATTTTTCAATATTATCATCAATTTTTTTTATATTTTTGAATCGTTCAAATTTTTTATTTTTAAAATAATTTATAACACCATTGGACACTCGTTTTTTACTTTCATCACTATGTGTAAATACATTACCACCCCCATTTTTCAAATTAAATCCATTAGGATATAATGTATTAAACTTTTTAATATAATATGTTTCTTTTTCATTCACATCATCAATATCACAATACTCAACTAACTCAACATCAAAATCTTCAACGCCATATTTTCTTATGGCGTTGTTTAAATAATGACATTGATTCTTCTTTATTGAAAAAGCTTCTGATATGTGTTGTCTAAATCTTCCTTGGTGTCCATGTGGTCTATATTTATTATTATTTAAGATATGTGAAACTGCTTGTCCAATATATTCTTTAGAAGTAGTTAAGTTAGTTATTTTATAAATTTCACAATATCTGTCGGTTGGAGTGTCTAATATCTTGTTTGATAGTTCATTTCGTTTTGACGGTTTCATATTTATATATTTGAATCTTTTTATTTAAATTGCTTTAACAAATCATTTAACTAGGAGGTTGAAACCTTTTAAGTCCTCCTGTTTTTGACAGAGTTATTTATCAAACGTTTATACCAAACTATGTATAGAATTTCCTCTATACATCATTGCTCCCAAAGGGACTAACCTTTAGCACTCTTTCAAGTGGGACTAGACTGTATCTTAAGCCTTCATTTGGGTATAGCACCCATCAGACCGACACCCGTTCAGTCGTTGGAACCCTTCCATACTCTTCTAGGTTTGAGTTTAGGAAGTAAGTCCGCGGATTGCCCAATTTTCAACATTTTTACCATTGGATACGGCTATTAACCGTGTTCCCTTAAAAGTCTTTCGTCTTAAAAGGTGGTAGTTGAAACTTCAGGGGTTTCCCGCGTCAAGGTGTCTTGCGAAATATTAAAAATATTTCACTAGGAGGTAGCAGCCTTTTAAGCCCTCCTGTTTCTGACAATTTTATCAGCATTAAAGCTCTTCGTACAGCTTAAATTCATTCTTATTGTTTTTCCTGGTCTAATTATAATTTCTTTGGCCATCATCGACCCGCTGTGTAACGATTTACCTCGTCTTTCGACAAAGGACTAGACTATACCTTAAGCCTTCATTGGGGGTGTGACTTCCCCTCGGACCGACTCCCGTTGTTGTTGATGTAAATCAACAATGCAGTCGTTGAACGCTCTCCAGCAATAAATTGCTATTAGGCATATCGGTTTTTAAGCCGTGTCACATAAGCCCGTAGGAGTACGATGCGGATTATCCAATCTCAAACGTTTTTACTATTCTCACGGACATTACCCTTGAGTATTTTGAACCGTTTCCAATTCAAAAGAAGTAGTTTGAGCTCTAAGGACTTCCCCGCAATTGAGGAGTCTCGCCAAGTATTTAAATACCTGACTAGATGATTATATCTACGGACTGAATTACACTGTTTATCTATCAAGGTATTTCAGCCAACCTTAATAGCAGTCATCTGTTGCGACCTTAATACATGAAAAAAGTCGGTTGTCTATTGAGTAACAGAGTATCCCCGTCTCTAAGGTGTCTTTCAACTATGTCTCCAATTTGTAAAATAAATTTTTTCTTTTTAGGATATGTTATATTATCAAGAATATTACCATTTCTTTTAATAATATCACCTGATTTTAATTCAAAATTTCTACACAATTTTTGTCCTATCTTCATTTCTTTTTCATTTCTTAATATAACATCGCCATATAATAATTCTGTTCCCTTTGAATACAAAGCATAATGTAAATTTATTCTTGTCTTTTTTCCTTCTTTGTCTCTTATAACAAAATTAGCTTTCCCATTATTAACTAATTCACTCATTTTTTCTATATTAAATGGAGTAATACTTTCAGGAAATGTCAAATTACTTGCCATCTCCGGTGGCAACGCAAGTTGTCCCATTCTTAATGTTGGATCAGGACCAATAACTGTTCTACCCGTTTGTTCACATCGTTTACCCATCAAATTATTTCTAATCAACCCATCTTTACCTGTCAATCGTTCTTTAATACCTTTAATAGGACGACCACTTGTTGTATGTTTAGAACGACCTTGGGAATTATTATAAAGGGTTAACAATCTAAATTTAATAGCTTGTAAAAATTTTTGATATTTTGTATCGTTTGGATCTAAATCCTCTAAATGATTATTTGCTTTAATTATCTCGGTGTACTGATTTGTTAAATCATCATCGCAAATATTTCCATCAGCCATAACAAATGGCCTTGATGATGGAGGTAATACAGGAATTATTGAAAGTATTAAATTTTTTGGATGTATTCTTGTTGGATTAAATCCTAACAATTCTACGTTTTCGTTTGAAACATTATCTAAAATTTTTTTTATTTCTTCAACTGCTAAAGGGATCACCACATTTTGATCATTTTTTTGATTATAAACCATTGAAATTGTATTATCAGAAATGGAATGTGTAAACTTTGGTTGAGGGTTAGAACAATGACAGCAAATATCTATCTTTTCCAATATATTTATAATTTTTCTAAATCTTTGCTCACCCTTTGTCTTACCTAAACCATATAACTCAATTTGCTCTTTCAAAACTAACAAATTATAACACTTTATACAAAAACATTTCAAAAATGAAACTAATACTTTATAATATAATGGATGTATTATCCAAACATTTAACTCCACGTGTCCAAAATGCCCTACACAGTCCTTAGCAGTTTGACCACAAGTTGGACATAATTTACCGCTTTCAAGATTTCCGCCTAATCTATCATCATAGACAGATCCAGTTCCAGAAAGTTTTGTGGTATTAATTTTTACTACTGACATTTTTAGTATATCTTCTGCCGATAATATACCAAAAACAACGCTATCTATTTCCTTGACATCTGATTCCATATTTAAAATGTTATTATAATATTTAATTTTTTTTCATTTTTATATTTAATTCAAAGTAAACTTTCTTATAATAAGTTATAAAAATATAAGATTCTTATATTTTTGAATGTAAAAAGTATTTATATATGTATCAGATTTTGATATCTTTTTTTCATAATATTTATTATATCTATTCCATTACCTTGTAATTCTGGATCAGATATTGGATTATTGTATATATTAAGAAATTTTAAATTTTCAAGATTTCCTATACTTTCTGGAAGTGATGTAAGCTGATTTTCACATAGATTTAATCTTTTTAATTCTTTAATATTTCCTATAGAATCTGGAAGTGATGTAAGCTGATTTTCATCTAGGTCAAATTCAGTCAAATTTTCGAGATTTCCTATACTTTCTGGAAGTGTTTTTAGATTTCTATTATATGTTATAAGAAGTCTAGTCAAATTTGTAAGATTTCCTATAGAGTCAGGTAATTCTAATAGATTTTTATTATATGATATAACAAGTTGAGTCAAATTTTTAAGATTTCCTATAGAATTTGGTAAATATATAATATTATGGTTATATTCTATCATAAGAAATTTTAAATTTACAAGTTTTCCTATATTTTCTGGAATAATTTGATCTATTGTCCTTATCATAAGAACTTTAGTATTTTCAATATTATATATTATATCAAAAAGCATTATATTTTTTTCAGGAAATTCTTTAGAAAAAATATCTCTAATAAATTTAGAATAATTTCTAATAAAAGATTTAAATCCTGCTGGATCTTGTTTTATTTTCTGTATAGATCCTGATATTACCTTTTCCCTAGAAATATCAGGATTTTTTAATCGCAACTCAAGATACCAAATAATCCATGTTTTACAAAAACCTGCTGGATCACTCTCAATAACATCACCTCTTTCTAATGACTGAAAACCTAATCTTGGGCAAAAGTCTAAAGGTTTATAATATTTTTTTATTTCAATGTCATTGTTTAAAAATACATATTCTATTTCAAAATCAAGTTTATTCCAATCAGCATAGTCCTTTTTACCACGAAATTTATTACCATGTGGTTCAAATCTTTCTAATTCTTTTGTTTTAGTATCATAAATTAATATATTAGCATGTGATTCAAGTCCTGAATTTTCATAAACTATTATTGGTATAAAAATAAATCTTTTTTCACATGTTTTGAATATATCAAATATATCTGGTCTTACTCTAAGTATATCTCTGTAATAATCCATAACATTATCATAATGTTTATGTTGGTTTATTAATTCTATTATTTTTTCTTCTGAAATAACAATACATGTATTTTTGTATTTTTTAGAAAAATATAATATTATCAATAAATCATTAATATTACTTTTTAATTCAATGTCATAATTAGTAGAATCATATACAGGTAAATCAATTTGTCGAGATTTTGAGACACCCATATTTATTTTTATATAAATATATATAAAAATTATAAAAATTACATAGGTGGTAAACTTCGTCCACCTTCTCCGTAATCAACTAAATCATCTTCATCAAGAATTACAATTTCACCTGAAGCTATATCATCCTGCATTGTCCTTAACCGATATCCTGTCCATTTAATTCCAGGATCAGGATCACCCCATAGTTTTGAAAAATATTCTTTTACTTCATTTTTAATAGGAACTGTATTATGAGGTAAAGAATCTTTGAACCATTCTTTGAAATTTGTATAAATATCAACAAGACTAATAGCCTTCTTCTTTTCTTCAACAATGCATTCATCAACAAATTGTCTATAAATATCATTCTGTTTTCTATATTCTGCTGTTGCCATTCTAACTTTTTCTGGTTCAATGCGTATGCTTATTTTCTTTCTATGTTCAAGAAGAACCCATGCAAATGCTTCCAACATTTCAGGTATTTTCTTACTAAATTCTTTATCCATTGGAAATCTCTTTTGAAGAACTTGTTCTTCGTATGTTTCTGGAGCAGGATCATCAGGTCTGCAAAAAGTAGACTCAAACGGAATTACTCTAATACGATTCCATGTAGCCTTATCACTATACTTCATTTTTGGGAGACGGTTACAAATAAAAATCAATTTGAACAAGGGGCAAATCTCTTTTGCATCAGAACCTTTTTCAAATAAATCTCTTGCCCAATAACTATCATTTCCAGATAAAGACTTGAGAGTACCAATATTAATTTGTTCATCTCCATCTGGTTCTTCTAATACAGCCCATCTTACACCACCTCCTGCTCTTGCAAGTTCAGGATTAGCACTTCCAGTTGATGTCTTTTTTCCAGTAATTAGAGTAGTACTAAATTTTATTGCAAGATCACCCATCATTTTTTCAAATATACCTTGAGTTACGGATTTTCCATTGTCTCCTTCACCTGTCCAAAAAAGCACTACCTTTTGATGATTTCCTCCGACGAATACATCAGATGACATATCCATAAAATATGTTCTTACAGATTTGTCTGGAAATATTTTTTCTAAAAATGAATATACATCATGTACTTTTTCATCTCCTTCATCAAACTCTTTGTAATTAATTGGTAAACATTTTGATAAATAATCATCTGGAATACCATTTCTAAATTTATTATCCTTCAAATCATATACACCATTTTTAAATGCTATTAAGTATGCATTAGTATCAAGTTTTTTTCTAAAATTTCTATCATAAAATACTTCAACTGCTTCTCTCATAATGTTATTTTTATAAGGTGCTGATTTCAAATTCTGGACTAGCTTTTGAATTTGTTTTGAACGAGCTTGGTACATTGTCCCTTCCGACTTATCTGCTGGATTAACACTTTTTGCATATGCATCTTTTCCAATATTAGCAAATTTTTCAAGAATTTCATCAGATATTTTTTCTCTTAAAAAAACGCCATCGTCAATTAATTCCCATTTATGATTTACAAATTGATACCAAATTTTTCCTGATATACTTGCGCACTTAAAATGAGTGCCATACTCTTCATACAACATTTTTGCTATATCATTATGAGATCCATTTATAGCATCTTTTGCTAATTCTTCTTGTTTTTCTAATTTAAATTGTCTATATAAAACTGGATTGTCATGTTCTGCCCACCATCTTAATGTTCCTAAAGACGCACAATCGTCTCGTTTTGTCATTTTGTCCCATATATCTATACAATTCTGTTCATCATACTTATCACTCTTTGATGAAAATTCTAACCATAAATCCATTGCATCGTTACAACCATTACATTCATTAAATAAAATCCATCCTGTCTTTATCCAATCACCATAATCATGAGCTCTGAAATCTGATAACATTGGTAGTAATTTTTTAGCAGTATTTAATTTTTCAATGATCGTTGATGTTTCAAAACCGGTGTTATCTCTATTTTTTCTCTCTTTCTTAATTCGTTCCTTTAATGGAGAAATTATTCCATGTTTTAACTCCTTTTCATTTCTACCAAATGGTAGAATACTAAAAATACGAGGAAAATAATACGTTATATTTGTATTAATAGATGATAACGGATCTCTGGCTGTCATACTTATTACTTTTTCTTTCATATCAAATATTTGATAATTTGAAAAAGCCTTTTTTAGACTTATTTTTATACATTCATGGTTATATACTTGACTAAATATATAAGGTTCCATATCTTCGCTCTTTCTACTTCCATATAATAACCATGGAACAGTACAGCAATTCTTATCAACTAAAGATCCAGAATTTTCTATTCCTATATCACTAAAAATATTCATATCATTAATTGCGTTTATTACTCTTGGAATTAAATGAACTTCTTGTACACTTTTATTTAAAAATAAATTTGGAAAATGCAAATGAAATCCATTTTTTACATATGTAGTTTCACCTACATTAATTCTATATATTTTTTTCTCCATTAGAACACACAATAAATTATCATCAGTGCAATTATCAACAATATTTCTCAATATATTTTGATACACTTGTATAACACTTTGAACATGTTCTTCTGTATAAATTTTATTATCTCTATTTATAATCAAGTCATCCGTCTCTTTTAATTTTATATCTATATCAACCAAAACAGGTAAACACTCTTGAGGTTTTTCAGCAACTCCTGCAATAGTGTCAGTACTATTATGTATAGAATCACAATAAATTTCCCAAAAATCTTCTAACTTTTCTCGGGATAAATAAAATTTACCTTTTGGTTGAACCATAGAAACATGTGTATGATATAACCCGTCGGCGTAGTTTAATTTAAGTATTTTTACAATGGATGAACTCATTTTGTATTAGTCAATAATATTATTTTTATAATCATTTTTTTTAATTTAATATTTAAAAATATTTTAAAACATGATTTAAAACTTAAACATATATTATAAAAATGTCAGAACTTTACGAAAATTTAGATGATGATAAAAATATAAATTTACCAGAAACTACAATACAACAAATATCTACTAATATTTCAAAGCAAGAAGCTAAAAAAATATCTACTAGTGTTATATTAGTAAATAAGGAGGAAGAAGATGAAGAGGAAACACAAGAGGACGAAGATGAAGAGGACGAAGATGAAGAGGACCAGGAGAAAGACGAAGAGGACGAAGAGGACGAAGAAGAGCAAGAGGACGAGGAAGAGGACGAAGAAGAGCAAGAGGACGAAGAGGACGAAGAGGAAGAGGAAGAGGAACAGCAAGATGAAAATACAGATACTAATCAAAATAAAGGATTCGTATATTTAATTAGTATCGATGATGATCCAATTACTTATACATATAATCGTGCTGATGCAGAAAAGATTATGTGGAAATATGCAAAAGATTTGTATCAAGATTATATGCCAACTCATAAAGTATTTTATATTACACAAAAAACATTGAATTCTATATCTATTGTCGGAAGTTATAAGTTTAGTATAATTTCTTATGAATCTACTTATAATGTAATAAAATATACCAAAGTTTATAAAAATTAAATTTATATTTTTATTTTAAAAATATAAATCCTTTTTAAAGAAACAAATTAATAATAAAAAATGACAACACGCGAACATCCTGAATGGGAAAAAGAAAACACACTAACTGCTCCAACCGATAGAGATCCTGTAAATAAATTTAAGGGTGATCAAGGATCAGCTCAGCTTTCAGAGACAGAAGTTCAGTCTGCAATGAATTCATTAAATAACACATCATTTGTAGACAAGTTTCCAAAATTAGAAAGAAGATATGCAGATCCTTTATTATCTCTTCAAACTATTGGATTAATTTCTTGGGTTCCGGCAAAAGGAGCTACTCCAAATGAACAAGGAATTTATGGGTTTGCAAAGTTAAGAGGAAATTTTGCAACAGAGATTGAAGCAAATGAGAGAGCAGAATATATTATTCGAAATGTAGATTCTTATCATCAAATATACCATGGTTATGTAGGAAGACCATTTCCTCTAACAAATAACCCAAAGTTTGTTGCAGAAGTTTCAGAGGTTGATATTCGTAAAAATACTACAGATTCTATTTCAAACAATATCAAGAATAAGAAAGATGAGGAGCAAAGAGTTGCTGATGAAATCAAAGATCGAGAAAAGATGTTGTTAAGTGATACTACAGATAAAGATGGTGATGATCCATACGAATTATATACAACTCTTAAAGTCAAAAAGGCTCAAATTAGTTGGACATATATTGAGACGAAGAAGAAGCTTGATGAAATGAAGGAAATTATTATTAAGACAACTTCCGAACTTAATGAATTAGATGCACAAAGTGACGATTACAAAAAGAAGTATTTTGATAAGTATATGGAAGCTCGCAGAGAGTCTGGATTATCAGATAAACAAAATGAAGATAATTTTATCAAGTTTATGGTAGAAGATGCAGATCTTGGGTTTTAAAAAAATATAATTGATTTTATATATTAAAAATTAATATATAAAAATGTCTAAAAAATGTACTAATTTTTTATTATGCGGTAGTACTATTTATCTAGAGCCGATTTGTCTAATAAGACCGGCAGAGCCGATTTGCACAAAATGTAATATAATGTTTAAAAATTGTAAGACTACTATATTATTATTTGATTTCACACTGTGTCCTGTATGTTTAACTAACGACACAATGTGTATTTCTCATCCAAATTGTGATCATTACAGTTGTATTAAATGTTTTTCAAAATATTGGAATGAGTCAAGAAAAATATACGAGCCTATTTTTCCATATTCTTCAGATATGGAAGAAGAATATATGGAAAATCCAAATGATATACATTGGAAAAAAGATAAAAGTATTATAAAATACATTGAAGAAACTAAAAAAATGCTAATAAATTGCCCTCTATGTTAAATTCAATGACGACCATACATTTTTGTATGGTATTTTCCAATTTCTGCAAAATTGGTTGGGGTAGGTTTATAAGTAATCATAAAATATAATAATAATAATGCTAAAATACTTCCAACTACAATAAGTCCGATTGATAATCCACTTAACTTATCACAATTATCTCCTGTTTTTAAAGGATTTTTGCATGTTGGTTTGTTATTAGAATTATCTGTTGTTCTAAATCTCATTTGATATTGAGTACAGTCTCCTCTTGGTTGATATCCAGCACATTGTTTTACTTTAGTACAATCTCCCTGAACACAACTATCTTGGCATCCTGGATGTTCATTTGCTAACATACATCTTGCATAAACACTTGATATATCATCGTCATCATCATCAGCACCGTGACCTAAATATTTGCTGTCACAGTTGGTTGGTTGAGTGTCAAACTGGCTGTATGGTTTACAAGTTGACGTCATTTTTATTTTAAACAATATAAAATAATTAATTATTTTTTCTAATACACCAAATAATAATTGCAAGTATTATTACTAGTAATAATACTCCACCTACAATAAGACCTATTGATAACCCACTTAATTTATCACAATCGTCTCCAGTCCACCATGTATTGCATACACATTTATTAGATGAATCACAAGTTTCATGAGATGTACAATCAGTGCATGTATTATTTGAAATATTATCCATTAAACATTGAGATTGTGTGTTATTTACGTTTAATTTTTGTGTAAATTGCTGTAAAACAGTCATATCAGATTGAGACCATTTAGGTTGAGGAGCTGGCTGAGGAGCTTTTTTACAAGAATCAATAACAGATTGTAATTTAGAATCTATATCATTATATGTATATTTTTTTATAAAAGTACTCATTACACATCTTTCTATAGAACTATCATCTATAGTTCTTTCTACTTCAATTTGTAATGCTTGTATTTCATCATTAGGCCATCCTGAAGCTGATGGAGTAGAAACGCAGAATTCTTGATATGAATCTGGATCAGAATTTGCTCTTTTTTGTGTACAACAATCGGTTATAGCTGATTGTGAATAAGGTTGAGAGCAATTTTCAAAACATCCTTGTAAATCAAAAGATGATGTATTTGCACAAGAACTCATTTTTTATTTTAAACAATATAAAATTTATTTACATTCTTGACAATTTTTTTTCCACATATAAATAGCAATTGCTATAGAAAAAATAAAACTCAATATTCCAACCCATATTAAAATTTTCTTTGTTGTCTTATGTAATTTCTTAGAACTTGCTCCAGCTCCAGCAGTTGCTGTTCCTAACACAGCAACTGCTCCTGCTACACATGAACTACAAAATTCTTCTTTTACTTCTTTTTTATCTTGATTCATATTATATATTTTATAATATGAATAGATTTATTTTATTTTTTAGATTTTGTTGTCTTTTCTGTTTTATCTATTGATTTTAGCCAAATATTATAGGCTTTAGTAAAAGTATCAAGATCGTTAATCCACATTTGTTTTTCTGATGTAGTCTGTATATTTTTTATTTGTTTCTTTATATTATTAATCTCTGTTTCCAAATCTTTAATTTTTTGTGTTGTAAAACTACGAACTTGTAATCTCAATAAATAATCAAATGAATCATCTTCTTTATCATAATTTTTCTTTTCCATTTCAGTTGAAATATCAGCTTCATCTCGTTTGAAAATTACTAACTCATCATTCATAACTTCTTTCAAAAATCTTGCTTTATTTTCAGATGTTTTTAATTCTTTATTTAGATCTTTCAAAATATATTCTTTTCTCTTAATATAATATTCATATCTTACCAAGCAAAATGACTCAATAATATCGTCAATTGTATCAAATTTATTAAGTTGTTCTTTTTCTGTAAATAATACCATATTTGAAGTATATATATAAGATTTTAGTTTTAAATTTTCTTCATTACATTTAATACCGTCATTATTCTCTGTAATTACGAAATTAACCTTTGTTGGAGTTGAATAATTTTTCATAGATTTAATATTTTTTGTCTCAAGTTGTTCTTCTAAAAACTCTTTAAACTTATCAATACTCATACTAATTGGTAATTCATCAACCAATACTTTATCTTTACCTTGTCCTTCAGATATAATTCTTCCATAAGTTGTATATTTTTTATCTGAATCTTTCTCAATCCTTCCTTCAAAACCACGATACCAAGGTTTTAATTCTGGAAGCAAACTTATTTTTGTAAGATTTTCTGTATCACTTTGTTCAAATACCGTTCTATTTTTTAACCATATTTTAATACATTCAATTATATCTAATGGATTGTATGATGGAAGATTACAAGAAAACCCGGTCCCAATCCCAGCTATTATACCATTTACTAATACCATTGGAATAATTGGAACATAAAATTTAGGTTCTACAATATCTCCATCATCTACAACTCTCTCAAGTAAACAATCATCTTCAGGTCTGAAAATAAGACGTGTTAGAATATCTAATTTTGTAAAGATATAACGAGCATTAGCAGCATCTTTTCCCAATGAATTTCTACTACCAAATTGACCATCTCTAAATAATAGTGGAATGTTATTGCTTCCAGGAAAATCATGTGCCATTTTTGTGATAGTATCAAAGAGATTTTGTTCTCCATGATGATAATTTGTCTTTTCGGCGACAAATCCTGCTAATTGTGCAACTTTTAAAGTCTGTCCGCCATAATTTAATTTTTTAAGGAAGCATGCGTGTAAAGTTTTACGATGCGATTCTTTAAAACCATCCATCATATTTGGAATACTTCTTGCACAATCTGCTATACTAAATTTAATCATCTCCTTATCGATGAAATCTGTGATATTTACTTGGGTAATAGGAGATTCATCGATTTCAATACCTAAATCTGCATTTGGGTTATAATTACCTATCCAAACTTTTCTATCATCAGCATGTGATTTGTGGAAAACTTTGTTCATATTAACAAGAGCATCTTTATCATTTAATAATTCAACAACTCTTTTTCCAAATGTTTCTAATACTTCAGCATCAGAAGATGTACCAAGACCCTTGTAGTATTTAACAGTTAGTTTTTTATCAGAATTTGTTTTAGAATATTCTTTAAATTTCCTTTCATCGTAAAATAAGATACTTTTCGTCTTTAAAAAAACTTTTACAATTGGAGTTTGCATACTAACGACAAATGGTTGATCTCTTTCTAAAAGACTTGGAAATAATGAATGTATAAAATTAAGGATAAGTCCTTTTATATGGATACCATCACAGTTATGAACAACAATTCCACCAACACCTGCATTTAAATGATGATTTTCAGTTTGTAAATCATATACATATTTATCTTTATATTCAACTTCTTTAATATCGTAAACTATATTCTTATTATACTTATTATATGAACTAATATTAAGTATAAATACATTTGTATTGTTAATTTTTTCTATTATATTTATATTATAACCTAATAAACTTGCTATATAACACAGTCCTTGAGCTCCTAATTGACCAATAATAGTTATTTCATCATAATCAGTTAATTTTAAATTATTATTATTCATAATACCATCAAAAAATGATTGTTTGATTTCAATTGAACTGTTTAATATATCAATATCAACTATTTGATCATTTGAAAAATTCAAACCTAGGTTAAATGCATCATTTATATTAATTGACGATGAACACGTGTTAGAATTAGAAAATGTTTTTATTCTCATCAGTTTATCTCCTATTTTAATATCCTTTGCTAAAATTTCTTGATCATCTTCTAAAAGCATTTTGTGATCCTCTGTGCATCTTATCATTCCACAATGAGTATTAATCTGAATAATCTTTTTTGCTGTATAAAGACGTCTTAAACCTTCTATTTTAGTCCAACCATTATCACTCCACACTTCTGTATTAACACATATATTTGTATTATCAATCCATTCTTTATCACCTAATCTTTCCATAGATATAATATCAATTATATTATTTTTTCTTATAACTACTGGAGTGTCATGTGTAAAACAATCAGCATCAGCTAAAATCATAAGCCTTCCATAATTTAAAGTTTCAAAATTTTTATCATCTTTATAATCTACTCCATATCTAACACCGAGAGCTTGAATAACATCAGTGATTTCTTTATTTTTTGCTATAGCTGATATAACAGCATTTCTTGTATTTAGAACTTTTCCCCGAAGTCCAAATACACCGAAGAAATCACGACCTTTAAATCCATTCCACCCTTCTTGAATTCCAGTAACTGCATATGTTTTTGCAGATAAACCTTCAGTCAATATAAGAGTACAATCTTTAGAGAGTTTAGTCCCTGCATTGTTTGCATGATCAAGACCTTCAATTTTCTTAAATCCTCGGGTTTTCTTTTCAGTTTTCTTCAAAGCTAAAAATTCTTTACCCCGAATAATATCTTCAATTTGTTCAACAAAATTCCATTTCATGATAGCATTGATATTTTTAACAGGAACATTAGATGATACTTCAGGTGAAACTAAACAAGTTTTACTCTGACTTGAAAACTCAGGATTTACAACTGAAACATTTAAAAAAATTCTAAAAAACTTTTTAATGTCAGTAATATTTATTTGAGGTTTTTTGGGTTTATTGAATTTTTGAACAAGTGGTCTAAAAATAGATTCGCTCCAAGAATCTACATGTTTTCCACCATCAAAAGTATATACACCATTTACAAATGATATAGCTTCATAATCACCATTACTTGGGGTGATTACTACATCTGCAGTATCTGTTTTAATAACCGAAACTTCAGATGTTTTCTCTTCATTATATAATTTACTATAATCTGTAAGATTTTTTACAGGAATAAGATTTTCATTAAAATATACACTTATTTTTGTAAGCATTGCTGCATCACATACATATTTTCTATATAAATTAATTGTATCATCTGTATAAAATTTCATACCAAATCTTTCAAAATCTGGCACATATTTTATCTCAGTAAATCCATGTTTTGCTTTATGAGAAGTAAGTTTAGGTTTAGAAATATCACGCATATTATTTTTCCAAGTCTGTTCAAAAATTTTACCAACTTCTGGATCAAATCCTCTAACTTGAAAACTCTTTGAATAAATATTTGTTGCTTTAATACCAATTCCATTTCTTCCAGAAACAAGTCGTTCTTCATCATCATCGTAATTTGAAGATGTCATAAGTTGACCAAAAATCATTGTATGATTATAATCACCTTCGTCATTTAATTCAATAGGAACGACTTGACCGTCATTCCATATAATTGTTTCTCCTGTATCTTTATCAATATTTACTTTAATTTTATTACATTTTGTAGCGGTTGTTTCACTTCTTTTTACATTATCAATTGCATTTGATAATGCTTCAACAAAAATACGGAGTAATCCAGGATTTATGTCAATATCATCTTTAATAATTCTATATTCTCCGTTTTCAACTTCGAGTGCAACATAATCTTGCATTTTTCTGTTTCTAATAGAACCAATATACATATCTGCACGGGTAAGGATATGTTCTATATGGTCTTTTTTAACATATTTAGGTTTAGGAGGCATATTTTATTTTAATTTTAAAATACATATTTTAAAATCATTTTTATAAAATAACATTTTTATTTTTTATGACCATGTTTTTAACTATATTAGAGAACCCACCACCAGATGGTAAAAAATATTTAGCGTTTGACATAAATATAAAGTCTTCGTCAGGGTTTTTACCCAATCTTGTAGAAACATTATAACCTAATTCTTCTAAGAATATTTGAATACATTTAATATATAAATAACTTTTTTCATATGATGAATAAAGAACATGGCATCCTGCAACTAATACAATCTCATTTATTCCATTTATTTTATGTATTTTATTATAAAAATATGATAAAGGTTTAACATATGATACGCTATTATTAATTGTATTTTCATTAATATTACATACTACATTACCATAATTTTTATCACAAATTAAACTAGAATCAATTGATTTATTATCTATTAAAAAATCTTTTACTGATAGTTTTGACATCTCGATTACATCTCCGAGTCTTAAATGAATTATTAAAGTATTATTTTTTGGCAAATCTATTTCATTAAACTGTTTTGTGTGTTTTTTAAGTATAGAAAATAATAGTTCATAATTTTCTTCAGTTTTAGTCTGTTTCATATATTCACTTGCTATAGAATTAGGAAAAAACTCTAGATGATATTTTTCCCCATTTTCTTTACTTCTCCATTCTCTATATAATATCATATCAGCTAATCTATATTCATTATTGTTGGTATATAAATTATTGTATATAACCTCTTTATGTCTTGATATTTTTAACAAATAATCTGCCCGAATATTCCAGTCTATTTTTAACAAATAACCACGACTCCAGTATATATAACTAGTATATAATATAGTTATAAGTATCATTATAATTAATGATATTATATATTTTCTTGGATTAATAGACTTAATTATATAAATTATTAAAAAGATGATAACAATAAAAAATAAAATCATATATATATAATTGTTATTAATGTTATTATATTCTGGAATAGATAATGAAGAAGAATGTTTATTACCTAATGTCGTATTATCTTGGTGTCCATCTTTTTGTCTAAAAATTCTTGGATGAACTTCTACCATTTGAAATGGGTAATTAGTTCCATACATAGGTAAACATGTGTCTAATGTATGACATTTATTTGATAACGGTAATCTATTTATTAAATAAGCGGCTCCTTTTTGTGAAATAAAATATGCATTCATACAGTATCCAATTGCACCGGTATATAAATTTTCTGTTATTTGAGTAATAAATTGTCTATTAGTATTACATGGAGAAAGATTGCAAAAATACCAACTATTTAAAGTTGATAATTGTTCAATAGTATCATTGAGTCTATTTTTTATTTCTATTGTTTCTAAATGACTTGGAATATGATTGTCATCTTCAAAAATTAATGCTGCTCTTTTTCCACTTTCTAAAAAAAGTTTTAATGCATTTATATGACTTAAACTACATGCTATTTTACCATAGTATGATTTATCTTTTATTTTGTAAGAATCTTCAATTATATTATTTGATATTAAATCAACTATATTATGTTTTAAATTTTCAATAGTTTCTATTTTTGTGTATATAGGTGTCATATCTAAAGTTTTAAAGAAAAGTTCACTGTGTTCTTTTCTTTCTGGTAAACATATACAATATACTTCCATTTATTATATATACAATATATAATAAAATCTTATAATTTTAATATAACTGAAAAAATAGTTTTTATTTGATTATCGTCAATAGGTATTTTTGCTGCAATTATTCTTATATCATACGTATTCTCTTTTCCTTCAACTTTTATTTTTTCTATTTCATTTTCGGACCTATAGTTATATAGAGTAAATTCATAATCTGTTTCAGAACTTAAAACTATAGTATCACCGTTATTAATATTTTTAGTATACCATTCTATTGCAATAGATAATGCTTTATCTATATCATCTGTGTTTTGTAAGAGAACAATATTTTTATCTATTAAATTGTTCTTAAAAAAATAGGGTTCATTAGTATCTTGAATATAGACACTATTTCTTAGTACATTTTTTTTATCTTGTTCTTGAATCCATTTTTCAATAGAATTATTTCCTTCAAGAATTACTTCATTAATATTTTGAATAAAATCTGAAGTATTGTTATAAAAATTATTTATACTATAAGTATTCTTATAATTTATCAGCTTTTTCAAATTAAATTTTATTTGTAATTTTAACATAAAAATTACTCTTTTTATCATTTCTTTTGAAGTAGCTACAAATTTATTATCATAAATCACTCCACTATTATTGTCAATAGTAAATTTATTAGATACTGCATTATATTTAAATCCTTCTTTAATATCAACTTGTTCTTCTACAAATTTTAATATTATTTCATCTTGATTATTTATGATATCGTTATATTCATATTTATTATCAATATATAGAGAAAACATCCAGAAAAAATATTCACTGACATATAAGGCTGCTTTTTTATTTTTGTTATATAAATTTAATACAGATTCTTCTTCAGAATATGTTACGATTCCTTCTTTTATTGTAGGCATATCTTGTATAGGAAATGTATCTATTATAGGAATTATTATATCTACGTTTCCTATTTTTCCAGTTATATTTGTAATTTTATCTTCTGGAACAAACTGAAATACGTCTTTTATACCCAATATATTTATATATTTTAATGCAGTCTCTATAGTATTTTTACCGATATTTGAGTCAAATTTTATTTCAGGAACATCAAATGGTGGTATTGGAGATGTAATTAAAATTAGTTTTTCATCTTTAACAGAATCTGTTTTTATATTTAATAATCGTGTTTTCCCATAAGAATCTATTACTTGTGATTTTATCTCTATATTCTCTGGTAATGGAAAAACAACTTGTTTTATTTTTTTATCGAGAGAATATGATAATGTTAATTTATTAAAAGTATCTGATAATATCTCTGAAAATTCGCTATCATATTTAAATGTATATTTTATCGACCGATCTGGTTTATATCTACATATTAGCTCACATTGAGGAAAAGGTGATAAATCAGTTTCACTTCCTTTATGTATCAGTATACATAAAGATTGTGCTTTTTTAGATAGTCTATAATAGCCATGTGTATATCTTGGTATAATCATACTTGTTTTATTATCATCTCGTTCAAATAGATATATGTTTATTCCATACACTTGTTCTATTAACGATATAAATATTTTTGGGTCAAAATATTGATTTTCATCTATAGCTATATTTTTTATCATATCTACTGTCATATCATATGCCTGTTGTCTACAAATCGAAAAATCAGATAATTCTAAACGAGCTGTTGATATCACATCTATTCTTGATTCAGAATCAGTAATTGGTAAATTATCAGATGTTGTTTTTATTAAACACTCTATAAAACTTGAAGTTGTTATATCCATTCCCATTCTAACATATTCCCAGCTATTATCTATATTTTTAAAAAAGGTTAGAATTTCTTCTGGTAATTTTCCCAAGTTATTGTACTTTAATATTTTTTTAGTAGAAGTTAGCAAAGACTGAGTTTTTGCTTGTATTGTTTTTTCTTCTTCTGGATTAAAATATTTTTTATAATTTGTTTTTTCCGTTTGATCTTTCATATAACAACAAGGAATATATGGATATTTTTTTCTATTAGATTGTTCCAAATTGTTAATTTTTAATCCAGGATATTTATACACTGGGTGATCACATCTATACCAATATTGTTTAGATATAGTTTCAGATTTTGGAAATCTCATTAATTGAATTCCCTGCTTTTGTAATTTATCAACATCTTTATCTTCAATAATACTTACTTTATTAGGACATCTCCTTGTATAATTTCTGGCAAATAATTCTGGATTTACACTAAATAAATCTTCTTGTGTTTTATCAGCATCTCTATCAGCTACAAGTTTATTTGCAAAATCTATTCCATATTTTTCGTATAATTCTACTGTTTCATCATATAACTCATTATATTTTTGAAACAATTTAGACATTATATTTATAAACGAATTAATACAGTCGATATTATAAGACTTTTTCACTTTTACCCTAATACTATCAACACCTTCTATTTTTTTAGGTGTTATATTTACTCTCGTTTCTCCATAATACGGATCTGAAAATATTATAAAAAGATCGGATCTATTTTTACTGGCTTTTAAACTCTCATTTACAACTAACATCGAAGAAAATAATTTATTATTCATAACTAAATCAGAGTATATATATAAGTTTAATGATTGGTTTAAAAACATAAATTCACCTCCAATATTAGTATATATCTTTTTAGTAATCTTTGGTTCATAATCTACGTCTAAAGTTTCTAATATATTATTTATTATAATATCTTGATTAAGATATTGTTTATCTATTTCAATATCAAATTCAATTATAAAGTTGTTGTCTTGTTGTTTTATAATAACCGTATTATATTCTTGGGTATTTGTATCTGATTCACCAATCTTAAAGGACATCTCTATTGTTGAAATAATTTTAAGAATTATAATATCCTGAGAACGAAAAATATCCCAACCATTATAAATAGAATTTGTAGAATTAAATTTCTTATAAATTTTTGTAAAATTATTATAGATTACAACAGGGACTTTATCAGTTGTTACTATAATATTAAACATATCATACAAAGAATAAATATTTTTATTATTAAAAGTAAGCTCTATATTTAGCTTTTGTATAATAAAGCTTGAGCTGTCTATACTTTTAATATTTTGAAATTCTTTACATTTTTCTACATACTCTGATGCTAATCTTTTATTATCTTGTATTTCATCGTCAATTTTCTCTTTTGTTTCGCGTGCAAATTTATATAATATATCATTAGGTATTTTTGTCTTATTTGAAAGTTTGTCTATACTTTCTGGAGAAATATTTGTATTTTTTATCTTTTTTAATATATCTTTTACTTTTACTATCAAGTCATCTTTAGTTTTCCAATCAGGTTTTGTTTTAATATATAATAGTATTGGAATAGTATTTAATTCTGAAGCTATTCTTGACAAAATACTAGTCTCAGAATCAAGATCATATATTTGAAAAGGTTTTCCATTAATATTTATCATCCCTTTATTATATTTCAAAGAATTTAAAATAGGATTTTGTATTTTTAAAATAGGATTTTGTATTTTAAAAATTACAATGTCGCAGAAAACTTTTCATGATCAGCTAAAGATCTACCTAAATTATGTGCTGCAATTTTTCCGTTTCTTGTAATACCATAAAATGTTGGGACTCCTTTATAATTTGGTATAACCTTTGATAATACACCGTTAAGTTTCTTCTCACTTTCATTTCCATCTATAAGAACTGTTGCGCAAAATACTTCTGGATGTTTCACAGCAAATTCGGCAAACGCTGGTTTGGATTTTGTGCAATAACCACAAAATGTTCCCTGTATCATTACAATTACAGGCTTATTAATCTTTAGATTATTCATTTTTAAAGTTCCATCCTGATTTACATCTTCTAATTCTAAAAAATAGACAGGTTTATTATTAAATTCACTCATTTATTTATACAAAATAAAAAAAATATTATTTAAAGTTTATATTTCAAATATAAAATGACAATTATTTTCAAAGCAAAAACCACTGAAGGGTATTCTATTAAGATATGCACAGAATTGCTACAAAATAATATTAAAACTGCCTGCTTTGAAATAGATAAAAATGGCATAAAATTACGAATGATGGATCATCATAGAAGAGTATTAATAGACATTGATCTACAAAGTGAAAATTTTACACTATATAAATTTAAAGCAAATCCTGCTGAAAAAATGTTCATTGGTGTTAACATGACACATTTTCACAAGATGGTCAAGGCAATAAAGAAAAAAGACTCTATGGTTTTATTTATTGATGATACAAGACCAACTGACTTAGGAATTAAAGTAGTCCCTAAAGAAAATAACCGTATAACCACCTCTTATATAAAAATTCAAGAAATTCAAAATCTTGACATTGATCTTCCAACAAACTATGGAAAACCCGTTATCGTTCCTTCTGGTGAATTCCAAAAATTATGCAAAGACATGAATAACATTGGAACAACTATAAATATTCTTTCTAAAGGTTTCTATGTTAAATTTCTATGCAATGCTGGCAGTGTTTACTCGCGAGAAGTTGTATTTGGAGAAGTTGATGACGAAGATGACGACGATCCAGACCCTAATGTCATAGAAAATGAATACAATGAAGACTTTGATACCGAACAGCTTATAAGAATTGCAAAAATATCCGGATTAAGCACAAATATGCAAATGTTTCCTAAACAAGGGCAACCATTACTTTTTAGATCAAATATAGGAAATATAGGAAAAATTTCTATATTTATTAAAAGTAAAAATCAAATTGACAAAGAAAATCTTACAATTGAACCTGAAACAGAATAAATTCTATATTTATATTTAAAATTTAATATAAATTATATTTAAACATATATTTTAATATCTAAAAATGAGCATTCCTACACAAAATTTAAAAATAAAAGAACTTTCAATCGATAAAATTCCACCTTCTACATCAAATTATACTGATAGTTCACAAGGCGGTTCTAAAATTGTTGTTATTGGGAAGCCAGGGTGTTTTACAAAAGGGACTGGTATTTTAATGTATGATGGAACAATAAAAAATGTTGAAAATGTAAATGTTGGTGATAAAATTATGGGTGATGATTCAACCGCAAGAAATGTATTAGAATTATGTTATAATAATGATATGATGTATAAAATTACTCCTATTGATGGGGGTGAATCTTATACTGTAAATGAAACACATATTTTATCTTTAAAAAATATTGTATTAGATCAAACTGTTGATATAGTATTAAAAGACTTTTTACAAGAATCAGATTCTTTTAAAAATGATCATCTATGGTATAGAACAAGTGCACAATTTACAGAACAACAATATTCAATTGATCCATATTTTATTGGATATTGGCTTGTTTTTAATGATACAATAAATAATATTTCTAACATTATTCCCAATGATATGCAATATCATTTTTTTAATTATTTACGTGATAATTCGTTAATGAAAAATAATGAAAAATATATACCGGATTTATACAAGATAAATTCGTCTAATGTAAGATTAAGATTACTATCTGGTATTGTAGACTCAAGTGGATTGTATAATTACGAAGAAAATACAATCAATGTTTCTTTAAATTCAGAAAAATTATGCAATGATATTATATTTTTAGCAAAATCTTTAGGATTATTTGCTTATAAAAAACTATATATTTCTAAAAAAATAAACACTGATAAAGAACATGAAATAACATATAGTTGCTTTATAACCGGAAATTTATATATTATAAATTCTGCTATATTAAAAGATGTTTTTCAAAAACGTGCTAAAACACCATACAATTCTTACATTACAACTAAATTTACAATTGAGAAATTAGAACACGATATTTATTATGGTTTTGTTCTCGATAATAATCATCGATTCTTACTGCATGATTTCTCAGTAGCACATAATACCGGAAAAACGACCCTGATATCATCCCTATTATACGAAAAAAGCCATATTTTTCCTGTAGGTGTAGTTATGAGCGGCACTGAAGACAGTAATGGACATTATAGAAAAATGTTTCCAAGCACTTTCGTCTACAATAAGCTCGATGAATCTAAAATTGAAGATTTTGTCAAAAGACAAAAAATAGCCAAAAAACACCTTAAAAATCCTTGGGCTGTCCTTTTACTTGATGACTGCACAGATGATCCAAAGATTTTTAATAAACCTCTCTTTCAAGGATTATACAAAAACGGACGCCACTGGAAATGTTGGTATATCCTCAGTCTACAATACTGCATGGATATTAAACCAGTTATTAGAACCAACATCGACGGTACTTTTATACTTCGTGAAACTAACCTCAAAAACCGAAAATCTCTATGGGAAAATTATGCAGGTATTATACCAGATTTTACAATGTTTTGCGATATAATGGATCAACTAACCGACGACTATACCGCTCTATACATTCATAACACTACTCAAAGTAATAATATAGAAGACTGCGTCTTCTACTACAAAGCCCGCCCTATACCAAGGGACTTTAAGTTTGGCTCAACAGAATTCTGGGACTTTCACAATGCACGTTTCAACCCAGACTATATTGACCCTGTAATTTAAAGTTTTTTAGATTTTATTTTTAAAATTTTTAATTGTTTTTCAATTAAAAACTGTATTTTAATCATCAACTTCAAAAATATCTTTATTATAGTCTTCAATATTTTCATCTATAGTATATTCAATACCTAAAAATTTAATAAAAGTATCAACATTTCCTATAATATGCTTAATATCAATATCATAGATCCATTCATGGTTTAGATAAAATTTTTTATTTTCTTTATATAATTCCAACATTGCTTCTTCTATTAATGGTGCTTTATGAGTATACAACAAATATTCTAACTTTATTGCCGGGGTAGTAGATCTATGTTGCTGAAGTCTAACATTTACATCTACTAAATCTATTCCTACTTTATACTTCATACTTTTTCCATCGCCATCACTTATAATATAAAAAACAGGTCCTTGTTTAAACTTGTGATAATTACGCTTTTTCAATAACTTTATATGCTTAATTTCTAAATTTTTTATTACTTTTTTATTTTCTATTATTTCTTGTTGTAATTTTAATAATTGTTCACTATTCTTTTCATCACCAAGAGACACTTTTCCTGTCATTGCCAACTCTCGTATCCATCTACTAACTTGCAATGCAAAAACTGGTGATATCCACTGTGCTAATTGGACAGCTAAATCGGGGTGAATCCAAGAACCAGAATGGTTTCCACCTACTTTCACATCAATTAATTTCAATGGGAGATTTCTCCCATTGGAAATATTATCAATTAATTGTGCTGCGCTATTCCTCGTTTCACTTTCTAAAGCCTGTATCAGCTCTTTAGTTGATTCTAATCGTTTCCAATCTTTAAATAATTTCTTTCCAGCTTTGCAAAGTTGTGTAGCGTTTATATATCCATCTTCTAGTCGTGATAGAACCATAATACCATTTAGTTCAATTTCTGCTTTTTTAGGAACTATTTCTAATAGCTTGGCTTTTTCTTCTTTTAGCCTCTTTAATTCATTGTTAATCATAGTAATAACATCTTCTTTTTTTTATTGATTGTTTAGGATCTAATCCAAGTTGTCTTGCAATCATTACGATTTGTTTTTTATTATAAATATCTTCTTCTTTTTTGAGTATTTCAAGTGTTGAAACGAATTTTTCTATATTATTTTCAAAGTCCAAGTTAGAAATTTCATTATTTGTTATCTTTTTTTCTTCTATTCTTTCACATTTTTTACATGTTGAAAATTGTTGTTCTAGCATAGATCCACAACCACCTAAGCAACTATTTGGATTTGCTAATTTTTTAAAGTGTTCTACCATATTGAAGACCATCTTTTCTTTAGTATCTGTTGATTTACGCCCAACTTCAAAGTGTGATATTAATAATACTAATTTATCTTTGGGAATATGATTAATAAATGTTTTTAGGTCATTTATATTGTTTTTTAATTTTTCAATATCGGCAATATGAGTCTCATGGTCTTTATTATTTCTATTAATTGTTTGAATTGATCTACAAGCTTTGCAAATTCTTCTTTTTGGTTCAAAAGAAGACATAGAGTGTTCTTGTTTACATGTTTTACAGACTTGTTTTGTTTCAATCATTATATCAAGACCATTTACTATCTGAGGATTTTCTTTGAATTGGTCTAAGGTTATTTTATTATCATCTATTTGTTTTTTTGCAAGACCAAGTAAGTTTCTGCATTCTTTGCATATATTTTTATGGACTGAAAATTTAGATTCAGCTCTAAAGTCTTGGCATAAACCATTGCAGAATCTCAAGCCTTTTGGTGAGTTTCTACTTTTTTCTGTTAATTCATAATGTGCCAAACTGGTTTTTAAATATATACGATACATTTTATTATAAGAAGTGCTTACTTTCAATAAGAATTAAAATGATTCTCATTTTATAAGTATAAGTTATTGAACATTAAAAACACCGGAAAAAAATTGATTTTTAAAATTAATTCTTTAAATTATTTTTAAAATATTATTATAAAATGAGTGGAGACCCAAGAGTGAACGCTGTTACAGGAGGATATAATTATGCACAGTCTATTACTAAAGTAAAGCAAGATTTAATGAAAGAACATAAATGTACTGATGATCAAGCATGTATTATTATGAATATAGCATCTCTTAATAGTTACAATTATGATCTTGCGATAAATGCAGTTATTAATGAAGGTGCAACGCCAATTCTCTATAACGAGCGTCATAGTGGAGATGGAACATACATATATACGAGAGCGTATGTCACGAAAACTGGTAAATTAATCGGTAACATACTAGATAATTGCATGTTTGCTCATACACAAAACTGTTATAAATACGGCGGTTTTAAATAAAAAATAATAATACACTTTAATTATATTTATAACAATTATTTTGTTATAAATATTGGCAAAAATTATCATTTATCTTCAATCTTATTTATTAAACTCATATGTTGTACGATCTTCTATATTACACTGAAACTCATAATCACGATCATAACTACGATCGTGGTTATGACTATCAATTATAGAGTTCGTCTCTTCTCTACTATATGTTGTATGATCTTTATTAAACTCAAACGTATAATCACGATTAAACTTAAAAGCAGGATTCACACATATTTCTTTTTCTTTACTCAAACATCTTTGTGTTTTTATTGCATTGACAATATTGCAAATAGATTTTCCAGTACTATCCACGGTCCAAATTTTTTCACACATATAATCTTCATTTTTATGCCTTTCTTCACAAGACATTTTTTCTGTATGTTGTCGTGAAGCATCTTCAAAATAGGATCTATTACTAATTTCACGTAAAGCTTCAACATAAGAATGCTCATTGGTATAAAAATATTTATCACTTGACATATTATTTTATAGTTAAATATAAAAAATCTTTAAAATAAAATCATTTTTTAAAGCATTAAATACTCAAAAAAGAAGACGATATTCATAATAAGTCATTTTTAAACGTCATTTAAAATATTCTAAATTTTAAAATAAATATTATTTTAAAATAATCTAAAGATCTAATAAATGGCTGAATCAAAAGAGGAGGCATTTAATTTATTCTATCCTTGGTTTTATCAAGGAGAAATGATGTCAGATATTGAAAATTACATCACTGCTTTAAAAAAAGGAGACGATACGTTAAAATCTAATAAACAAGAATTAATTAGACTTTATAAAGATTTTAGTAATATAGATTTAACAGATAAGGCTTTTTTATTGCATATAGGTGCGAATTGCAATAATTATAAAGATGGTGAACCAGGCAAACTTTATGATTGCAAATCGAGACTAATTCCAGATTTTTTTAATCAATCTTCAATAAATCAAAATAGTATAATATTTATAGTGGATAATTTTGGTGATGATAGTGATATAAGCAAACTATCTACAGACTATATACGAATTGAAAAAACACGTGAAGAAAACAAATATATTGTAGATAATGACGGAATTAATATTACTATTTATGTATATAATACATATTTTCCAACATATTTAGATGAAAATAAGTATTATACAAAGAGTAAAGAAACTACGCAATTTATACGAGAAAAAACACATAGAAGTGATGATAAAAGATTTGTAACAGAATTTTATAACAAACTATCAGTTTTTTTATCAAAATCACTTTTTTCAGTGATATTATCTACGGCTTCATTTCGGGTTGCTGAAGCAACCCAGAAATATGTGTTAAACGAGTATGGTGTAATAGACGGAGGTTTTAAACGTGAAATGGGCACTGGAAATGTAGATTTAGAATTATATCCTGAACTTATAGAAATTATAAAAGATCCAAAGATAATATTTATAACATGGCCGTTTGAAAGTGAATATTTTTATATATTAAAACATTTAGCCAAGTTTAAGTATAGAGAACAGGGAATACTCTACATTGATAAAAATCCTGATACCAACCAGTTTGAAATATACGGGCTTAGAGATCACGAAGTCAAAGATAAAATTGTCGATTTTACATTTATTGAGAACATTCTTTATTCTAAGCTTTTTAAGGAATATTTTCGAGAAGAAATGGACAAAAACAGAGGTAGATCAAAAAGAGTATCGAAAATAATAGATATGTTCCGCTAAGTATAAATAACTAATTATATTTTTATTTATAAAAATAAATAAAATTTGATAATATAAAATGGATTTAACATCTATTCTTATTGATGTAAAGAATATAAATTTAGAACAACATTCTTTATTATTAAAATTACTTCACAAAGAATCACTAAAAAAATCAGGAATTATTCTAATTTTACCTAAAGATGTTTTAAATACACTTGAGTCAAAAAATAAAGGATTAGATAGAATTTCTTACATAAATACAGTACATTTTATTAATAGTATTAGAGGTTTTTGTTATATAAACTATGATTATACAAAGAAAAAATGTGAAATTTTTAATGTTTCAACATGTCTTAATAAAGATACCTCATCTTTATCTCATAAAACATGTTTGGATTATATCACAAAAAATATATATGAAAATTTTAAAGAGGTTGATATGATTTGGATTCATATAGATTCTACTAACATTAAAGATAATATAATAAAAGATGTTGTTAAAGCTAAATTTAAACATCCTTATATATGTAAAGACTCTTTAGTGTTAAAAAATGAAAATCCTTCTAAAAATGGTTTATGTATGTCAAGAGTCAGAGAATCTGATATGTCATTTAAGAGTAGTCATGATCATGTAATGGAAGAAACTAATTATGTACTGGAACAGTCTAAAAAGAGTGTATGTAAATTATGTATTAAATTTACTCGAGATACTATAGATTTTTTGAAGAATCTATGTTTTACTGGAAAAACACCTAATAAAGACGGAACTTTATCACAAAAGGAGATGGCTGGTATGTTTGATATAAAATATATAAAAAATAATATATTTACAGTAGAAGTTGACAAAAATAAATTAATATATGGAGAAGAAGAAGGAGTTGATATAACAAGATCAAGATATAATTTTCATTCACATCCAAAAGAAGCTTATGACAGAAATAAAGTTAAAGTTGGTTGGCCATCTGGAAATGATTATTTAGGGTTTTTAAATGCAAATAAACAATATAATACATCATTTCATGTAGTAGTTAGTCTTGAAGGATTATATATAATATCTTTTGCAAAAGATGTTTTACAGGATACTAAAAAGTTAAAGTATAATAAATTATTATATAATTTTATTTTAGATAAATATGATCATTTTAAGAAAAATATGACTATAAATACATATATGAAAACGGTAAATAACACGCGATATAAGGACACAAAGTTATTTTGTGTGGATTTTATGACATGGGAAAAACTAAAGGGAGAAAATAATGGATTTGATATATACTATGCAAAAACAATTGATAATATAGGTGAAAATTGTTTTGCAAAAAATGAAAACATAGAAGCATATTATTCAATACATAGTTAAATTTTTAATATAATTTATATTAAAAAATAAATTTCTAATGATTCTTACGTAAATAACTTAATATATCCCATAAAACTTTGCAGTCAAATTCATTGTATTTGATTATATCTTTCATTATTTCAGAGCGTATAGGTTCTGGGTGTTCTTGATACACATTCCATGCATTTACAGATGCGACAAGACCATTAGAACATTCACTATCTAATTTAGTTGAGATAAGTTTATGTTTATACATAGCATTAGCTATGTTTTTAAGACCAAAATTGAAACAGTCTTTGATAACGATTGGTTCTGATTTAAATATATTGCATATATCAATCCAATTATTAAAGTTAAGTTTCCATTGATCAGATATGATATCTAATTGATCAGAATCACGAGAAATATTGGTTAATCTATCAAATTGTCTTCTTTCAGCTACATCCCAAAATCTTCTTTCAGCACACCAGTAGAACTTTTTTTCAAAGTTCTGTATGAATGTCATAAATTCATTCATTATGCGAAATTCTTCGTCCAAATCGGCTTTATTACAAATAAATTTTTTATATTTCCATCCATCTGTAGGACTTTCCCATCCAACTCCAATCATAAAGATCATATCGGTGTTTTTTTGTTTTGGTAGTTCAGAAAATGGTGCAAAAATATCTGAGATTGTTTCAAAATCAATATATGCTTCTTTTCCTAAAAGAGGAGTTTTCCAGTCAGATGTATCATTTTTGATAATTTTAGGTAATATCTTTATTTTGTTTTGTTGATTAATTTTTATTATTGAATTTAAAATTTTTGCTCTATTTCCTTTAATACCCAACTTTTTACTATTACATCTTTTATCTCTCCAACTACTTATTCCATTTTTTAGAGCAATTTCTCTGTTTTTAGGTCCGCAAAACCATAATGTAGTAATATCCCCAATATTATCTGCAATTAAAGATTTTTCCTTATTATATTCATTAGAATTAACACACATATTAGGTTGTAAATCTGTATCTTCAACAGTCCATTTATTAAAGTTTGCATTAACATTTTTAACCCATGATACAGCAGATTTAGTTTTTATCACGTAACTTTTATCTACCCCTTGATAATCAATAACACCTAATTTATCAAGACAATCAAATGAACTAAAGTTTCCATTCTTGTTATTACATTTCCACCGTCTTCCAAGTATATATGAATATCTTGGTTTATATCCCTGAATATAAGATAGTGCATCATTATAAATTAATGTTTGAGATTTATATGCTGGAAACATTCCTGAATTAAGTATATGTCTTCCATCGCTTTTAAAAGGGATAGTTGTAAATTTAATATCAATGACAACATAATGAAAAGGAAATCCTAATTTTGGAGATTCAATTTTTTGTTCTTCTTCTGTTAATGGTGATTCATTGACTATTCTGTGTAAGTAATCACTTCTTACTAATAAATCTGCAGTTCCTCCAGTATTATTATATCTATTCGACAATGGTGCTGAATGAATTATAGGAATACCTTGTTTCATAAGTTTAATAGTATCGGATTGTTCATTTGAATTTATAGAAACTACAGGATGTTTGTGAATATTTATATATTTTATTAATTCAGTTTCAAATTCGCATCCTTTTTTCATAATAAATGAAGTGAAATTATTTTTACATTTTTTAATAGGATTTTTTAGTTTTAAAAAATCGACTAAGGGATCTTTGATCATATAATTTTTTAGATCAGTAGCACGAATTTTTTGTTTTTTATTGGTATTTTCAACAGACTTTAATACTAAATCTATTTTGCGTTTCATTTGTATAAGTGAATGTATTCTTTTAGATATTTATAATTTAAAGTTTAAAAATCGTTTTTAAAATGAGTAATCATGTTGATTATTATTCAGAATTGGGTGTAAGTAAGACCGCATCTTCTACCGAAATAAAAAAGGCATATAGAACTCTTGCTATGCAACATCATCCAGATAAAGGCGGTGATGCAGAAAAGTTTAAAAAATTATCTCAATCTTATGAAATTCTTTCAGATCCTGAAAAACGAAGACAATATGATACTTTTGGTAATACAGATTCAGGTATTCCAGGAGCTAATAATTTACCAAAAGATATATTTTCTATGTTTTTTAATGGAGGCTTTAGAGATATGTTTAATGGATCTAAAACACAAACAAAAGGTCAATCAATTTTTCACAATCTTGACTTAACTTTAGAAGAATTATATAATGGAAAAACTATTATATTGTCTTGTAATAAGAAAATTATATGTAATAAATGTGATGGAAAAGGTGCTAATAATATTATAACATGCCAAACCTGCAATGGTTCTGGTCAGTTATATAAACAAGTTCAATTAGGTAATTTTATTATGCAACAAATTATAACTAAATGTGGAGATTGTGAAAAAGGTAATAAAATAGACCCGGCAAGTATATGTAATAAATGTAATGGGAATAAAGTAGTGTCAGAACCAGAAGTTATAAATATTGTGGTAAAACCAGGAAGTGTAGATTGTGGTAGAATAGTATTAGAACGTAAAGCAGATGAATATCCAGACACAATCCCTGGAGATATTATATTAAATATAAAAGAAAAGAGGCACTCTGTATTTACAAGAGATGGGGTAAATTTAAAGGCTGAAAAAATTATAAATATTAAAGAAGCATTATGTGGTTTTAATTTTAACATAACACATCTTGACGGTAGATCTGTTTTCATAAAGAAGGATGGTGTTACATCAAATAATTATACACAAGTAATAGAAAAACATGGTATGAATGAATTTGGGAACTTAATAATAAAGTATAAAATACAATTTCCAGAGACATTGACTGAAAAACAAATAGAATGTATTAATGAACATTTTTAAATGTTAATTTAAAATTTTATATATATCTATATAAAATATGCAAGAATTAGAAAAAGATAAAGATGTTTATATATTTAAATGTCCGAATTGTTCTGATTATATAATTGTAGCTGAAAAAGAATTAAATTGTAAGATTTTTAGACACGGTGTATATAAAGATACTAATAATCTTGATCAAATGGATCCACATTCTTCAAAAAAATTATGCGATGATGTTGTAGAAAATAATAAAATATATGGATGTGGTAAACCATTTTGTGTAAAGACTATCGAGGGTAAACTTTTTGCTGACGTGTGCGGATATATTTAATTATTTTCACGATTATAAAAATAATTAAAGCTAATAAAATAGCAATAACTACAAATGCAAGTAATAATGATTGCCATGATTGTGAAAATGATAATTTTTTAGGTAAAAATGGGTCTATCGACTTTATTCCTGATAATTCTTTCATATGATTTAAATCATCTTGTATTTCATGTAATTTATTTCCTTCTATAAACCCAACTCCTCCAGCAATAATATTATCGTTTGAGTCATAAAGAAAACATGGTGTTTCTGTATTAACAGACCCATCAATTAATGTAATTCGTCCATCTCCTATAGAATTTAATATAAATGATTTATTATCTATATTAACTTTTATTTTATATGGTAGATTCTCATCAACTTTAGACATTTCAAGTAATTCTACAGTAGCAGGAATATTTCTTGTTATATTTATTTTATTATTAGAATCTATTTCATATTTATTATTGTTAGTATTGTTGCTGAATGTATCACCTTTTTTTACTACTGAAGTTGGAAACATTGTAACAATATATTGAACAGACTCAGACTCTTGAATAGTAATCCAAAACCATCTTACATATTTAGGAGGTTTAAAAAATCCTGATAAGTTCCCTAAAAATCTTGTAAACCAACTTCTTGGGGCAAATGCTAACGCCCCCCATTGGTTATCAAACCAACCAATAACTGGTATTTTATTTAAAAATCCATTCATATGCGTAAAACTCCAGTAATTTGTACCAACACCATCAATACATGGAGAACATCCTGTATTATCTCCTTGCATTGCAGCTTCATTTTTAGTACTTAGATTTAATGAATAAGATTCGTTATTTTTAAAAGTAAAACTAGTAATACTATTTTGTAAATACGAAGATCCAGAAAATGTTAGAGTTTCTAAGAAAACGTTGTTATCATTTTTATAAGAATCAAGATGTAATGTTATAGATACATCTCCAGCATCCGTATTAGTATAATCACCAGTACATACAATTGGGGTTCCTATAGTTGAAAAAGGTTTGGATACACCATTCTCAATTACATAACCACTTACTGAATAATATGTGTCTTTATCAGTACTCATTGATTTTGTTGGATATCTGAAAATAACTGCTAAAATACCAGTTTTATTATTTGGATCTGGTGAAACCGCATAAACAAAATACCATCCAAATGTCCCTTCATTAAATCTCATGGATATAGAGTTTTTATATGTATCAAGAGGTAAAATTGGGTTTTGTAAATAAGCAAATCTATCAGATCTTAAAAACCCAAGAATCCCTACTTGAGATAAATCTGTTGCATTATCTAATGCATCTAAAATCATTTTATCTTTATCATCATAATTTGGAGAAAAAGACATGGATAAATTTCTATATTGGTTTATAGAATCTTTTATATTATTTTTAAATGTTTGAAGTTCCATTTTTTTATAATAATAAAATATTTTATAATAAAATATTAATCATGTGCATACCAAACTCGATTTTTATATATATTTACCTAATACATCTACTGCCCAATTAAGATGACAAAGTTCTCCATTACCAACTGTACTTTTTAATGATATATTTATCGGAATAAATAACGATAAATTATAAATATAAGTCTTAGCTAAATCATAAATATAATCATCAGATACTACTAACTTATTATTTTTAAAATCTATAACATCGCGTCCCGTATTATTTAATATTTTTTCCATACATCGTCTATTTATAGCATAAGCAACTGTCCCAAAACCATAATTATTTTTTATAAGCGTATATTTTTTATCTGTTTCTATCTTTCCATTATGATATAATGCAGCAATTTCCCAGTCGCTTGGTAATTCAGATAAAATATCTTTTAAATTATCTTTCTCCCAACAAGGCATTAAACCAAAATAACAGTCATCTTCTACTATTAGAGCTTCATTATAATTATTATCATAAGCATGTTTTATTGCTTTTATATGAGATAATAAACATCCAAGTTCTGTAAATTTATTTCCAGAATAATTTTTATATTCAATTCCATCAATATTTCCTTCTTTTATGTTATCATTCAATTTTTTTCTTCCATCAATACCAGATATTCTAGTTATATTTTGTAAATTATAAAAATCAATTTGAGCTTGAATATATCTATTTCTTTCAAGAGAAGTATCTAAATTTATGTACAATATAGGGATATTAATCTTATTTGTAGGATTTTTTAGATATAATTCTGCTAATATTTTAGTCTTTTGTTTAATTATTTCTTCTAATTTATTTTGAGATAGTTGTATAGTTTTATACATAGAATGTGTCTTTGTTTTTCTAATACTAAATGACATATTTATTTATTTAAATAATTAATAATCTTTAAATAAATATGAAAACCCTTACTGTTAAATTTATACGAAATTATTATCTGAACACCGGGCAATATTTTTCTTTTATATCATTTAATCAATTTGTTAAATATTTTCTTCCATATGAATATACTTATGAGATAACAACATCTGAAAATCCAGATATTGTGATATACGATGCAAACGACCAAGGTAATGCTTCAAAATATAATAACAGTATAAATTTATTTATTAGTGTGGAAAATATGAATAAATGGAAATGGTATAATCATCAAAATATATTTGGAGAATATGGAGATGCCAATATAAATATTTATTATTACAACCACATCCAAGATTTAATTAAAACACCATCTTATTTATCTATACCCACATTACATGCTTATATAAATTATTATTTAAGTGAATCTACTAATATAACTGTATCTTTAACACCTTTTTTGAATAAAAAGGATTTTTTACTTATTAATAAAAGCGCCCTTAATTCTGATATAATAAAATACACAAACATAATATCTAAACTTGGATATAATTTTGATCATATATCTATATACAATAATCAAATACTGAATAAATCTTGTTATCATAGTAAAGAACTATTAGAAGTATTTAATAAATATAAATTTATATTATGTATTGAGAATAGTTATAATCCAGGATATATAACAGAAAAGATATTCAATTGTTTCTTTTCAAATGCTATTCCTGTATATTTAGGTGATCCAGATGTATGCAACTATATTAATTCCGACAGCTTCATCGACTTAAGATCTGAAAATTGGCTTGAAAAACTTAATGATCTTAGTTCTAATCAAGAAAAATATATGAATGTTATTAATACCCCAAAAATATCAAAACAATATAATAACCATAATTATAAAGAGATGTTATATAAAGAAATTAAAGATAAACTTGAAAATAGATAAACTCATTTTATCGATAAAATACAAATTACTATTATAGTGTAAATAATATTTAATAAATATAAATTTTAAATTATACACATTTTTATAAATTTAACTTATAAAAATGATTTGTAAATACAAATTTTAAATTACATAAAACTATGGCACTACAAATTTTCACATACTCTTGGTACATCGATGAAGAAGAAACCCAAGAAACTTATATTAGAATATATGGATTAACTCCTGAAAATGAAAATATCTGCATCCGCGTCAACAACTTCACCCCATATGTTTACCTTGAATTACCAGAAACAAATATCTCTGATATTCCTATCATATGGAATACTACAAACTCTCAACAAGTATGCACCAAACTCGACGAACTCCTAGGTGAACATAAACCTCTTTCTAAAATTCTTCAATTAAAAAAACACTTATACTACGCCGATATTGACTCAAATAAAAATCGTAAATTATACCCATTCTTGTTCCTACAATTTTCTTCTCAAGCTTCTATCAAACAATTATGTTATAAAACTAAAAGAGATATGAACATATTAGGTGTAGGTAAAATAAAGCTTAAAGTTCATGAACAAGACGCTTCACCTATTCTTCAATTAACCTGTATTAGAGATATCCCTACTGCCGGTTGGATAGATTTAATAGGAAAGAAAATTAAACCAGAAGATAAACTAACAACATGCCAACACGAATACATCGTTCCTTGGAAAAATCTTTCAAAAAATATAGACAAAAATGATATGGTTGCAAGACCTTTAATTATGGGATTTGATACTGAAGTTAACTCTACAAATCCAACCGCAATGCCAAAAGCCGAAAAAATAGGCGATGTTGTCTTTCAAATTTCATGCGTATTAGGTCGCCAAGGAGATTCTGATGATAAATGGAAAACTTATCTACTATCTCTTGGCGACCCTGACCAACATATAGTCGGCGATGATGTTGAAATACGTAGATTTGACACTGAAGCAGAACTCCTTTTAGGTTATACAAAATTCATTCAAGAATTTAATCCTAATATCATAGTTGGATATAATATTCTTGGATTTGATATTCCTTATATGATAGCTCGTGCAAAAAGAAGTCTCGTTATCTATGAGTTTGACAAACAAGGATTCTACAAAGATGCTCACGCTAAAGAAAAAACTATTAAATGGTCAAGTTCTGCATACAAAAATCAAGAATTCCAATTTCTTGATGCTGAAGGTCGTCTATATGTAGATCTTTTACCACTAGTTAAACGCGATTATAAAATGGACAATTATAAATTAAAAACTATAACCACTTTTTTTCTGGGTAAAGAAAACACGAAAGATCCTCTTGATGCTAAAGGTATTTTTAAATGTTATAGAATTGGTATGAAAGGCGGTGAACAAGGAAGAAAAGCTATGGGAATAGTTGGAAAATATTGCGTAAAAGATAGCATCATTACAATTAAACTTATGGAAAAACTACAAACTTGGGTAGGATTAACAGAAATGGCAAGAGTTTGTAATACTAATATTTTTTCTCTTTATACGGCTGGACAACAAATCAAAGTTTATTCACAAGTTTATAAAAAATGCATGCATGATAACTTTGTTGTTGAAAAAGATGGATATATTACCGCTGAAAATGAACATTATACAGGTGCACATGTTTTTGATCCTATTACAGGAGTTCATGATAATGTAGTTCCTTTTGATTTTTCTAGCCTTTATCCTACATGTATTATAGCTTACAATATTGATTATTCAACATTAGTAAGAGATGATTCAATTTCTAATAGATTATGCCATGTTATATCTTGGGGTGATCACGTTTATTGCGAACATGATCCCAAGGTCATAGAGAAGGAGAGATTAACAAAAATTATTAATGTTATTGAAAATGATATTAAAATTTTGAGGAACAAAAAAGATAAATCTATGAGTAAGATTAGAAAATTAGAGATAAAAGAAGAAATAGATAAAAAAACTCTTGAAAAGAAGCCTTTTGTTAAACAAAGAAGTGAAATTTTTAAAATAAAACCTAAACATATTATGTGTGTTGAAAGAAAATATAGATTTCTTAAAGAACCTAAAGGTGTTATGCCAACTATTCTACAAAATTTATTAGATGCTCGTGCAAACACTCGTAAACAAATGAAAGAATACTCCAAAAAATTAGCATCTCTTCAAGGTTCTGAAAAAACAGATCTTGAAACTCTCATCAATGTTTTAGATAAAAGACAATTAGCCTATAAAATTAGCTCAAACTCAATGTATGGAGCTATGGGTGTTGTCCGCGGTTATTTACCTTTTATGCCTGGTGCTATGGCAACTACTGCTATGGGTAGAAAAAACATTGAAATAGCTGCAAAAGCCATTCAAGAAAAACATCAAGGACGACTCATATACGGAGACACTGACTCTAACTATGTTATGTTTCCACATCTTGATGGCAAACCTGCATCAGAACTTTGGGATTACTGCGAATATGTCGCAAAAGAAGTTTCTAAATTATTTCCAGAACCTATTAATTTAGCATATGAAGAAGTAATTTATAAACGTTTCCTAATTCTTACAAAGAAGAGATACATGTATCTTGCATGTGACAGAAATGGCGTTGTTTCAAATAAAGTTGGTAAAAAAGGTGTTCTTCTTGCTCGTCGTGATAACAGTCAATTCATTAGAACTTTATATGGCGATATTATCATGAAATTATTCAATAAATACGATAAAGATCAACTTTTATACGATCTTTTACAAGATATGAATAAATTATGTGGTGCAGCTTACCCTTCAAAAGATTTTGTTGTTACTAAAGCAGTCGGTGCAATTGAAGATTATAAAATTAAACCATTACCAGATGATCCAGAAAAACGTCAAAAAAGACTTGATGATCTAAATTGCACAGAAGCAGAATATGCAACAAAATGCTTACCGGCTCAAGTCCAACTTGCAGAAAAAATGAGATCGAGAGGTATGCGTGTTGATGCTGGTTCTCGTCTTGAGTATGTAATCACAGTTGGAGAAGGTCATAAAGCAAAACAATCTGGAAAAGTTGAAGATATAGATTATTATAAAAATTATGCTGAATCTGGAATATTAAGACTTGATTATATGTATTATCTAAAATTATTAGCTGTTCCGCTAGATCAAGTATTTAGAGTTGTATATGGTATGAATGACTACGTCTTAAACCAGTATAAATATCGATTAAAAATAATGAAAGTTCATGAAGAACTATTAAGTCTATTCAGACCTAAAATTCAAATGTCTGAAATAAACTTTGTAATTGAAGAATAAATATTTACATAAATCTATCATTTAATAATTTTATATTATTAAATCTTCTTATTTATCTAACTTTAAACTTATTATAAAATCGATCGACGCGTGCATCGATCGATTGGGGGGGGGGGAGGGGGGTAAAGAAAAACTATCGATGAAGGCGTCGATCGATTTTTATTATAAAATATAATAAAAAATAAATTTTTATTTCAATTTCATTATATCAATACAA